GTATAATTTTTGGATTTGCAAATACTAAAAATTTTGGTGTTGTGCGATAAGCAGTATAATTTTTGGATTTGCAAATACTAAAAATTTTGGTGTTGTGCGATAAGCAGTATAATTTTTGGATTTGCAATTCACAAAATATTTACAAAATAATTTTCTCAAGCCTATTGACAAATCACTTAAAATATGGTATAATATAAGTACAGTAAGGGAAAGGACAAACCCTTAAATATTAAAAAAGTAAGAGGTATATATTATGACAAACTTTATTAAAACAACAGATTTCACAGGAATGGACTTTGACACAGTTCTTGCAACACTTAAAGCAAATCACATTGACATTCTCAAAGCGTTAGCACCTTATACAGACAACGACGGCGACTATATTCTCGGCTATATCATCACAACAGATAACAATGAGAATACAGCAACATTTGACTTTGACGACAACGGTATCTACTGGGACGTTGACATTGCAACAGATTATGAGACTACTATGGGATGGGATTTATAAAAAATCCCATTCTTTTTTAATATCTACTATTCCTATTAAGTTAGTAGGTATTAAGTCGCCGCCAGCCAGTTCACAAAATGGACATATTTGTTCCTGCTCAATTCCTACTAAGTCGATAGGTTTAGTAGGTATTGATACCGCAGGCCAGTTCACAAAATGGACATATTTGTTCCTGCTCAATACCCAGTAAGTCTATAGGTATTATGGAATACGCAGCCGAACAATTCATAAAATATTTACAAAATAATTTTCTCAAGCCTATTGACAAATCACTTAAAATATGGTATAATATAAGTACAGTAAGGGAAAGGACTTGATACAATGACAAAGGCTATTAAAATTAATGTTGGTAAATATGCATATCTCTCAAAAAAAGACCGTGCAAAGAAAATCCGCAATGCAAACAAAAAAGCTTGCAAGGCTTTTTAAGCTCAACAAGCTCAACAAGCTCAACAAGCTCAACAAGCTGAAAAAATTCTAAAAAGTTGTGAAAAAACCCTTGACAAATCACGCAAAATATGGTATAATATAAGTACAGTAAGAGAGATGATAAACTCTTTAAAACATAGAAAAGGATAAAAATATGAAATATAATGTTGCTTTAAAAGTATGGAATGTAAACAAAAAACAGTGGGATAGCGAAGTACTTGTTTTAAAAACAAGCCACTATATCAACAACGATAAAGAAACTATAAAAATTAATCGTATTCTTAATGGCGAAATCTTTAAACTTAATGAGAATACAGATGAAGAAACTATGAAAAGCTTTGTAGAATTCTTAGATTCTTACTTATTCATTCTTTGCGGAGATGAATATTATAAGTATGAAAATTTAGAAAACTATGAACTTAAGATTGATAAATCATATTCATTCTTTAATTATAAATTAAGAACTACCGAAGATATTAAAAAAGAATTAAATTGCTACTTAAATTTTTACAACTCAGAAACAAAATAGTAATAAATAAAGAGTGGAATTTCCACTCTTTATCTTTATTTTTATAACAGTTTGTTAATAGTTTGTTCATATTTTCCTGCTCATCGCCGCCGTTCCATTTACAATTTATTCATATTCTACAGTGCCCAAGTGTTCACAGATTGGACATATTTTTCCAGTGCCGAGTTGTTTACAAAAAGTTCATTTTTATTTTCGTTGCTTTCTAAAATTTTTGACCCCTATTTTTAGTACCCCTCTTAAGAATATTGATACCCCTCTTAAAATTTTAATACCCCTTATTTTTTAACCCCTCTTTAAAGATTGATACCCCTCTTAAAATAATCGACCCCTTATAAATATTGATACCCCTTATAAATATTGATACCCCTCTTAAAAATAATCAACCCCTATATAAAATGCTTGACCGCCTAAAATATTCCACCCCTCTTTTTTTTCTTAAGTGCCCAACAATTAATTTCTTATTCATAAATCTAATACCACCCCTATTTAATTCATAGTAAAATAGTAGGAATTAAGGTGCCCATCAGTTCACACTATCTTAATAATTCTGCGCCGCAAAGCATAGTAATATAGTAGGTTTAGTAGGTATTGAGGAGTGCCCATCAGTTCACAAAATCGTAATATTTAAATCGTGCCGACTCATTAACAAAATCATAACAAATTAAACCGTTCAAATTATGAACGGCTTGTTAAAATTATAAATTATTTGTTTCGCAAAATTGTTTTATTGCATTCCACGGGGCACCTTTTTGAACCATTTTCTTTTTTGTTCTTTTTGCGGCTAAATAAATTTCATATTCTATTAAACAATCATTCAAAGCCGTATGTTCCTCAACAAAATCTACACTATTTTTTAAATAATTGTACACAGTTTGTGCATTAGTCATACAATTTCCTGCTTGACTTATGAAATTATTTTTTCTACAAAATTTTATATATTTTTTATTAATTAGTCGTGTATAAACTATTGCACTCCATATGTCATAAAATGTCGCTTTATGTTCTATTAGTGAATAATCTTCTAATAATAGTCTTTGTAATGCTCTTTTATCAAAATTGCAATTATACGCCCATATTTCTTTAATATCATTCATAATTAAGTCATTAATAAATATCTTTTTGAAATCTTCAATTGATATTTTATTATATTTTTGTTCATTTTCATCTTTGAGAATTTCCTCTATGTTTTTGTGTGTCATTTCTTCAGCGTGTAGGCAATTCTGTAAATTTTCAAAAATGCACGCAGTAAAGGCAAATGATTTTTTGTCGATTATTTCGCCTTTAGTAGTTGCTATTAAATAACCGATGTTATACGGTCTTACTGTAGAGTTTCCCTCAACGTCAAGTATTATGATTTTTTTCATCTTTTCAAGTCCTTTGTAGTTTATTCTGTACTCCCTTAAGTACAATACTATTATACCATATTCTTACTCATTTGTCAATAGTCATTTTGCACAAAGTTTTATGTTGAAAATTCCGTTATTTTGTGCAATTTGCACAAGACTAAGCCGCCCGCCTATTCACAGAATCGTAATATTTAAGGGTCGCCGCTTGTGCAAATTGCACAAAAACAACGGTAAAAAGTTGATAGATTTTGTTGCTTAAAACTCTTGACTTTTTTCTTATTATATGGTATAATATAATTACAGTAAGGGAAAGGAAAGAGAATAAACCGAACGGAGACTGTACAAAGTCCCGAACGAAAAAATTCTAAAGTTCTTTTTTCAAACTGAAATTCACAAAAACTTAATAAAAAGTTAAATCCAAGTTAATTGACTTTTTTAAGTAAATGTGGTATAATATAAGAGTAGTAAGGGGAAAGACCTTACAGAATATCAAAAAGAATTGTTGCCAACTACAAAGTGTTGGAGAATTGGAGAAATACTATGATGAACTTTACAAAGAACTTTGACTGCACAAAGGAAATGACAGCAACAAAAATTAAGACAAGTGCAAAAAACGAAATGGTTAACGGCTTAATTGAAGTTTTAGGCGAAATCTTTGGAACTGAAAACGTTGCAATGGTTCGCACTGGTTCAAGTAGTCAGGTTAACGAAATTGGTGTTAAAATTTCAACAGTCAACAAAGATGGTTTTGAGTATGATTTGTGCATGACTTTAAACCCACAGATTAAGGATTTTGAAGACAGACAGACAAAAACAAAAACATTTTCAGCGTTTGACTTTGAGGAAAGTAAGTCCGAATATTTAAGATATGTTGAAGATAAAAAGAACAAAGAGAAAACAAAAAAAGAATTAAAAGAAAAGAAAATAGCAAAAGACACAGCAAGAAGAAATAAAGAATCCGAAGAAAATTCATAAGTTATTAATATGTGAGGGGATTTTCCCCTCACACTTTTTATTAAGAAATTATTACGAAATTATTAAAAAATTGTGAACGCCAGTGCCGCCCCCCTTAGTTCACAGTTTAGACATATTTTCATTTAATGTGCCGTCTGGTTAATAATTTCTTAATAACTATTCCTATCGACTTAGTAGGTATTGAGAGTGCCGAAGAGTTCACAAAATCGTAATATTTGTTCCTGCTTAATACCCAGTAAGTCTATAGGTATTAAGGTTAATTCCGTGCCGTTGCGTTAATAAAATGTTTACAAAGAAAATTTCAATTTCCTATTGACATTTACGGTAAAATATGGTATAATATAATTACAGTAAGAGAGATGATAAACTCTTTAAAACATAGAAAAGGAAATACTATGGATAGAACAGTTGAAGAACTCAAAAGAGAATTCGCAGAATTCAAAGCCGAAATCAAAGCACTTAATGACGGTTATGTTAAACTTGAAAAAGAAATGAAAGACTGTATCGCAGAAGGCGAAGCCGCTTGCAAAGAAGCCGAAAAAACAATTGCAAAAATGGACGAACTGATTACATACTATAAAGAAGAACTCAACGACTAAAAGAGGGGCGGAAAATTCCGCCCTTTAATTTCATCTCAATTCCTATTAAAAGAGTAGGTATTGAGTCGCCGCCCGTCAGTTTACAAATTGGACATATTTACTTGCTCAATTCCTATAGGTTTAGTAGGTATTGAGAAGTGCCGTTGAGTTCATAAAATCGTAATATTTTAAAAATGCCCAACGATTCACAGAATGTTTACAATTAAAATTTCATTTTCCTATTGACAAATAACCGAAAATGTGGTATAATATAAGTACAGTAAGGGAGATGATAAACCCTAAAAAACATAGAAAAGGAAATGATTATTATGAAAAAAACTATTCTTACTATTGCTATTATTGTTATCACTATTGTTCTTGCCGTAGCCTTACAGTTTGGACTTGCTTATATTTTAGTTAAACTTGCGGCTTGGTGTTTTGGCTTTACTATAAAACTCCGTTATGTTTGGCTTGTATTTGCTGTAATTTCAGTAGTACATTTAATTACAAGAAAAGAGGGAAAAAATTAATGAGAAAACAGAAGTACACCGAAAGACGCTTTAAATGTATTACTTGCAATTTCTTAACAGTTGCATATAAGAAAACAAGTCATCAGACAAAAGTAGGACACTTGAAAGATATGTATTGCCCGATATGCAAAACAGATTCAAAGTTTATACAGTTGAGTAAATGGGATTAAATTAAGGCGGATATTTTCCGCCTTTACTATTCATCTTAATGCATAGTAAAATAGTAGGAATTGAGAGGTGCCGTTGAGTTCACAGAATTGTAATAATTTCCTGCTCAATTCCTATAGGTTTAGTAGGTATTGAAGTGCCGAGTTATTCACAAAATGTTTACAAAATAATTTTCTTAAACCTATTGACATTTACGGCAAAATATGGTATAATATAATTACAGTAAAGGAAATAAAGAAGTTGTCAACTACTTAGTGTTGAAGATAGGAGTAAATAATGAAAAAATATATAGACTTTGAATCATGGGTTAACATAATGTATAATAAAGCTTGTAAGCAAAAAGAAAAAAATAATATTGTGATTGGTTATATAAGAAATGCTATTATTATAACAAGAAAAAATGACTTTAAAATGGGCATAGCAAAAAAACACCCCGACGATAAATTTGATAATAAAATAGGAATTGCAATTGCATATGCAAGACTTAATAATATAACTGTTCCGCCAATGAATAAAATAATTTATATGGAAAAAGTCGCATATAATCAGAAAAATGCATATATAAAAATTAATAATAATTATTATTTAATGCATAAAATTTGTTTTGATAATACTTTAAGACAATATATATGCGTTGTTGAATTTCCACAAACAGAAGGTATACAATATCAAGTTATGGCTAAAGGCGGTTTAGAACAAGTTTTGATAAAAGAAGAATAAAGGCGAAATTTCGCCTTTATTCTTTCTAATTCCTATCAAAAGAGTAGGTATTGAGTCGCCGCCGCTTAGTTCATAAAATCGTAATAATTAATCATCAGTGCCCGATAGTTCATTAAATATTTACAATTAAAATTTCAATTTCCTATTGACAAATTGCTTAAAATATGATATAATATATATAGTAAAAGAAAGGTGGTTGTTAGTATGATAACTTTTTATGTGATTTGTGGTATTCTTTGTAGTATTGTTTTGGGTGGTTTTATTAGTATGTTAATTACTCGAACAATTACAAAATGGTATTTTCGCTTGCCGATTGTAGTAGTACTAAGTCTTTTAATTGGTTTTGGTTTTACGGCTCTTGTTAAAATGAATAACGATAAAGACATAGAAAATTATAATGGTGGTACTTGTGCACAATGTGGAACAAATTTTGAATTAGTTAGTATAACACATGAGAGATATGATGGTGATAAATATTTTTATCAATGCGAAAATGGGCACACCATTAAAACAGATGGAAACATGATAAATTATAAAGAGAGTAAATAAAACAAAAGAAAAATAAGGGCGAAATTTCGCCCTTATTTTAATTCCTATCAAAAGAGTAGGTATTGAGTCGCCGCCAACCAGTTCACAAAATCGACATAATTTTATATACTGTGCCGACGAGTTCATTAAATATTTACAAATAAAATTCTCAAAAAGGGTTGACAAAAATCAAAAAGTGTGGTATAATATATATAGTAAAAGAAAAGGAGTAGATAAAATGAAAAAAGTAATCCCTTGCTTAATCAGTATCTTATTTATTGTATGGATAATTGCAAGTGTAGTTGACGTGAATTTACACAATCAGGTATTTTCCGAAACATATCAGAATTTTGCCACTTGGAATTTATTCACAATTTTGCACGACTTTGTTAACTTTCTTAAAGAGTTCCATTAAGGGACTCTTTATTTTTTAGCAATAATTTTATAATAATTTCCTGCTCAATTCCTATAGGTTTAGTAGGAATTAAGACCGCCCCGACATTCACAAAATGGACATATATTTTGAAGTGCCGCCGAGTTCACAGAATATTTACAATTAAAATTTCAATTTCCTATTGACAAAACACTAAAAATATGATATAATATATATAGTAAATAAAGGAGGTCATAAAATATGACGGTAAAAGAATTAATAAGTAAAGTGTCTACAAAAGAAATCATGAGACATCAAACAAATGAAACCATGACTGATGTGCCTATTAGCAATATGTCAGGTACAGAAAATTTAAATATAATTTTAATTAATCCATTAACGAAATCAGTTTATTTATTATCAAATAATGAACTAAGCACTTATAATCCTATAACAATAAATGAATTAAAACATAGCCTTACTGAACTTGTTATATTTAATTGTGGCAATTATAAAGTTTATATACAAAGTAGTCCTTCAATATATAATGATATGCGCTCATATATGCCAGCAAGATTAATATGTTATGACAAAATAATGGATACAGTAAAAATTCTTTATTAAGGAGAAATTTCATTTCTCCTTTTATTTCAATACCTATTAAAAGAGTAGGTATTGAGTTGCCGCCAAGTTCATAAATTAGACACATCTCAATTCATAGTAAAGTAGTAGGAATTAAGTAGTGCCCATTAGTTCACAATTTCGTAATATTTTTCTTCCTGCTCAATACCCAGTGAGTTAGTAGGTATTAAGGAGTGCCGCAAAGTTCACAATTTCGTAATATTTTTGAAGTGCCGAAGAGTTCACGATTTCGTAATATTTTTAAGGTAAAAAAATAAACCCCATATTAGGGGTTTATTAAGATTTTATTAATCAAGTATTTCTGAAAGATTATCTAATAATGAATCTATTTTGTCAAGTTTTTTTACTAAAGACTCAGAATCATTAATTTTTTTACTAATTTGTGAAATTTTTAATTCCATCTCATTAATTTTTTTTGCTATTTTATAATTGTTTGTTGCACCTTCAAGATAATTTTCATATTCCTTATAAGTGGCATAACTTAAATACTGGCGAGTTGAAACTTTAACCGAACAAATAACATCTGAAGTATCAATACCGTTTCCATCTGCTACTTTTACATTAAATTTTTTTGAATCTTTTGAGTCTATAAAATAATCATAATCACTATTTTTTAAAGTATTTTCAATTAATTCATAGAAAGTCTTAATTTCCTCTTTATAAAATCTTTTGCTATATGTACTCTCTTTTAAGAGTTCTTCATAAGTTTTTGTTTCATTATGTATCTTTTTAACAAGTTCGTCGTGTTCATCTCTTTTATCAATTCTTTCCTTTGAAAGTCTTACTACTGCATTTTTTGCTGTATCTGTAATAGTTTCTGTAAAATCATTACCATTAAGAAGTCTTTCCATTAATTCTAATTTTGTCATAATAAATACTCACTTTCTGCCGTTAAGGCTTTACATTATTTTTTGTAATCCCTCTTGACTACTCTTATATTATACCATATTTTCAATCTTTTGTCAAGAGTTATTTTATGAACTTTTTGTTAAAGTTTTCTGTAAGAGGTTTTTGTTGTCTCCCTTACTACTCTTATATTATACCATATTTTCAATCTTTTGTCAACTAAATCTAAGTAAAACTTTTGTAAGTTCTATGTAAAATTTTTAGTTGCTATCTGATTAGTAGTAGTAAGTAAATCTCTTATATCTCCCTCCCACTATATATATTATATCACATTTTAACTAAAATGTCAAGCAAAAAATTTTCAACATTTACAACTCTTTTTTGTGCATATTGACTGTTGAAAGAAGTAAACCTATCGACTTAGTAGGCATTGAGTCGCCGCTGCCCACCAGTTCATAAAATCGTAATAATTTTCAACTCACCCGATATAGTGAGAAGTAAACCTATCAACTTAGTAGGCATTGAGAAGTGCCCATTCATTCACACTTTCTTAATAATTTCCTGCTGTGCCGACCAGTTCATAGAATTTTAATAAATAAAAAATCCCCATTTTAGGGGATTTCTTTTATGAATTTTCTTTTAAAATTGTTTCCAAAGCATTTACAACTGTAAAATCTGAGTCAACATTTATTGCTATTCTTTGACTATTTGTTGCCCAAGTATTACAAACATCTGAATTATCATCTATTAAATACATTTTTTGGCAACGTTTTTTTATTGCATTTTGTTTAGGAATTCCATAAGATAAACAAGATATTTCATTAACAAATGGTAAATTCTCTTTTACCCAATTAATTTTTTCTTGTGAACAAACTGTTTCGTATTCATTGCTTGCTTGCATAGGTAGCCAAGTTATAACGGCAAATTCTACACCGATATTTAAAAGTTTATTAATAGTTTCGTCAAATTTTGGTTTATCAATTTCTTCTAAAAAATCACCAGTAGCAAACAATCCCGAAATTTCCAACTTAATATAATCTAACCAATCTTCCTTACCGTAAAGGTCAAATATAGTGCCGTCCAAATCAAAGTAAACTTTAATACTCATTTTAAATTACCAACTTTCTAATTTTATTATACTATTATTATACCACATTTTGTGGCAATTGTCAAGGGATATTTTGTAAACATTTTTTGAATATTGTCTTTGTTCTTTCTCCCTTCCACTATATATATTATACCACATTCGCAGATAAAAGTCAATGAAATTTTTGTAAACATTCTATTAAATTTAATGGGTCAATACCAAGTAAGTCTATAGGTTTAGTAGGTATTAAGAGTGCCCACCAGTTCACACTTTCGCAACAATTTAACCCTTAATTCCTATAGAAGTAGTAGGTATTGAGAGTGCCGACTCGTTTACACTTTCGTAATATTTTAATTCCTATTGAGTTAGTAGGTTTTAATTCCTACTATTGCAATAGACTTTAATTCCTATTATTATAGTAGGCGTTAATTCCTATTGAGTAAGTAGGTATTAAGCCGCCGACCAGTTCACACTTCTGTAATATTTTAATTCCTACCAAGTTAATAGGTATGCTTTAATTCCTACTACCGCAGTAGGTTTTAACACCCACTACTCCGATAGGTATTGTAGAAATTAAGCCGCCCAGTAGTTTACAATTTCGTAATAATTCAATTCCTACCAAGTTAGTAGGTGGGGATTAATTCCTATAGGTCTACTGGGTATTAAGTCGCCGCCCAGTAGTTTACAATTTCGTAATAATTAAACCTATGGGAGTAGTAGGTATTGAGTACTGCCCACCAGTTCACACTTTCGCAACATCTCAATTCCTACTAATCCTATAGGTATTGAGGACTTTAATACCCACTAATCCGATAGGCAATAAGGATTTTACCGTGCCCATCAGTTCACAAAATCGTAATAATTCCACTCAATACCCAGTAAGTCGATAGGTTTAGTAGGCGGCGGAGCAGCGCCGAACCGTTTACAATTTCGTAATAATTGCTCGGCGGCAAATATGTCCAAACTGTTAAGATTCTGTAGTTAAAAAAAGAACCAGAGATGAATTTCATCTCCGATTCTGTGAATAATTTTATTCTTTTGTGTAAGAAGTAGGTAAATCTATATCGTTTGTTTCGCAAAATTGACGTAAAATTTTCCATGCTTGGCAAGGTTCTGTGTTTACCTCTTTTTTACGTGCCATTGCTTTTTGTAAAATCTTTGCTTCAATTTTGCAATCTTCAAGTCCAGTATGTGCTTCAACAAAGTCTAAATTGTTAAATAGGTATTTATAAACTGTTTCTGCTTTTGTCTGAATATTGCCTTTTTCTGTTAAATACCCATTTTTTATACAGAACTTTACATATTTTTTAGTTAGTAGTCTTGTATGTAAAATTGCTGGGATTATATCATAAAATGTGATTAGTTTGTCAAGCGTTGCGTTTTGTTCGTCTGAAAAAAGTCTATGTATAGCCGATTTATCAAATGCACTATTATACGCCCATATTTCAGATATATTATATTCTATGATAGAATTTACAAGGATTTTAAATACTTCATCTATACTATAGATTTTCTCATACTTGTTGTTAGTGTCTTGTAAAATTTCCGTAATGTTTTTGTGTGCCATTTCGTTGGCGGCTTTGAGTGCTTCCGTGTCGTGGTACTTGCACATAGTTATAATATTCTCTTGAATTGCTGGCATAATTGCAAGGCTTTTTTCTCCCAGTATTTCGCCTTTTTTGTTAGTAATGATATAGCCTATATCATACGGTTTGCAAGTGCTATATCCTTCAACATCTAAAACAATAAAATTTTTCATTTTTTACTTATCCTTTACTATTGTATTTTAGGGACTCAAATTTACATTAATGTAAAATTTTCCTAAAATTTATTATCGACTTTTGAGTAGTTAAATTCCCCTTAAGGGGAGGGAGGTTTTACTCTCCCTTATTTTTGGCTTCGTCAAGGGCTTTTTTTGCTCTTGCTTTTTCATCACTTGCAATTTTTTTTGCTTTTGCCTCTTTTGCTTTTTCCGCCTTCTCCGCTTTTTCACTTATGTATCTCTCATACTCCGCCTTGCTCTCTTCAAAGTCGAACGGTTCAAAAGTTTTTGTCGCAGTCTTTCTTTCTTTGAAGTCCTTTATCTGTGGGTTTAAGGTCATGCAAAGGTCATAAGGGAAGCCGTCTTCATCTTCCACAGTGCCGACTTTAACGGCAATCTCATTGACTTGACTGCTTGCTCCAGTGCGGACTATAGCAACGTTGTTTTCTCCGAAAGTCGCTTTGAGTAAGTCCATAGTTGTGGTGATAGCATCCGCTTTTGCAAGTGCTTTGATTTTAGTCATAGTCATAGCCTTTTCAGTCATTGAGTAGTTGAAGTTTGTCATAAAAAATCTCACTTTCTGCCACTAAGGGCGTTAAAAATAGGTGTATTCAGTAAGTGGTTGAGTCGTTCTCTCTCCCTCTCACTATATATATTATACCATATTTCCGAACTTTTGTCAACTAAATCTAAGTAAAACTTTTGTAAAACCTTTGTAAGTTCTTGTAAAGTTCTTGTAAAGTTGCAACCGTTCCGAAACGGTACTTGCAAGGGGAGTGAGTCGTTCTCTCTCCCTCTCACTATATATATTATACCATATTTCCGCCAAAATGTCAAGTAGAAAAACTTCAACTTTTTCAGTAGTTTTTTGTGCAATTTGACGGTTGAAAGAAGTAAACCTATCGACTTAGTAGGTATTGTGCCGCTGCCGTCCAGTTCACAAAATCGCAACAATTTAATTCCTACTATTCCTACTATTCCTATAGGTATTCAGTATTTTAATTCCTATTAAGTCTATAGGTATTCAGTATTTTAATTCCTACTATTCCTATAGGTAATAGGGGAATAGTACTGCCTATTAGTTCACAAAATCGACATAATTTAATTCCTACTATTCCTATAGGCAATAGGGGAAATGCTACTGCCGACCCGTTCACAAAATAGACATATATGTCAAGGCGTTCACAAACTTTAGAATTTATCCAAATTTCCGTAGCAGAATTTCTTTAGTTCGTTAATAAATTATCAATAAATTATCAACAATTTGTTCATAAAGTTCATAGTCTATTCATAATTTATTAATAAAAAATTCATAGAAAATTCATAGAAAATTCATAGAAAATTCATAGAATGTTCATAAGTTGTTCGTGCCGAACCGTTCACAATCTGTTCACAAATGCGGCGACTCATTGGAGCTGTCAAGCTGTGTGAGCTGGACGGCGCCCTGTAAAATTTGTCAAGTTTCGTGTGAGCTGGACGGCGCCCTGTGAAATTTGTCAAGTTCCGTGTGAGCTGCCAAATCAGCTGTGAAATTGTCAAGTACTGTGTGAGCTTAGGAAGCTGTGTCTAAGCTGTCCCATGCGGCCGCTAATCTATAGAAATAAGCTCTGAGCTTAGCGGTGCTCATGTAGCATTGTCAAGTACTATGTGAGCTGTCAAATCAGCCATAGAATTACTAAGCCCTAAAATTGGAAATCCTTCTGCCGCAAGTAAGCTTAGAAAGAGGACAGCGGAAGTCCTCTTATTTTCCAAGCCATTCATCTGATGCTCGTCCTTCGTCTGCAATATAGTAGACATACATAAGCGGCGGCATTCCTTGCTAATCGTTATAATTAATAGTCTTGAATTTAATAATTCCTGCTCCTTGGAGTACTGTTAAATTTAAACGAATTCTTTCATAAGATTGCTTATTACCTAAAGAATGTCCAAACTCTTCAAGAATTTCTTTAGAAGAAACAGTAAAATCACTAACATTTTCTTTTTCTTTCTAATGTTTCTTTTCAAGTAGGTATGCTAATGTTTTAATTAGTTCTTCTTTTTGGTCTTTTAGTGGCAAATTCAATAGTTTAATTACTGTTTGACCATGTAAATACTGGAAAGGATTAGAATAGTGAAGTAAATATGCTGTCTTTCCAAAAACTTTTGTCTCTTGTATAATGCCGTCGGCACAGAGTTCTTTAAAACGTCTGGCTACAGTATTCTTATGTCTGTGGATGTCTATTCCTATCTGTTTGAAAGTAAAAGAATCCTTATAGATATAGCTATGGAATTCATTTTTATCCTCATAGGAATGAACTAATAACCAAGCATAGACACAATCGTTATATGCTAACTTCTGTAGGATTGGCGTTGATGTTCTAAATGGAATTTTATTCTGCATGGCTTTTCACCTCCTGCTATGCTTTGCTATATATTAAGTAAAAATATTAGCTAAAGATTACAACTTTTTAGTTTTAGTACTGCTGGTACTACAAATAATATATAGGAAATACTACAAATAATATACAGGTACTACAAATAATATACAGGAATACTACAAATAATATACAGGAATACTACGGTTAATAGACAGGAAATACTACGTTTAATAGACAGGAAATACTACGGTTAATATATTATTTATAGTTATTGTTGGCTTAGTAGGGAAGAGCAATAGTAAGAAGATAGAATTACTGGGGTCGCCGCCAGCAGGAAAATAATAAAGAATATTTCCTGCTTAATATTTCATTTTAAGAAACCCTAAAGTCCCAAAGAATTTTAAAGCCTCTAATTTTCTAATCCCCCTCCTAAAATTCCAATCCCCTCCTAAAATTCTAATCCCCTCTAACTAAACTAACCCCTCCTAAATTTCAAGTCCCCTCTTAAACTACCTAACCCCTCTTAAAATATCCAACCCCTCATAGCAGGACTACCCCTCTTTAAAAATCCTAACCCCTTTAAAAGTCCTAACCCCTCTTTTAAAATTAAAGCCTCTCCAAAATTCTGCCGCCCTCTTAAAAAATTAAACCCCTCCAGTTTTACAAAGTTTTGTCAAGTCTTTTTGACATCTTCTTTTAGAAAATTACGCCGATTCATTCATAATTTATTCAAAAAAATGAAGCCCTCGGATTAAAATCAAGGGCACTTTATTTTTTTATTGTTTCATTAATTTCGTTCATCAGTAGGGTTTTTCCATGTAAATTCCTTTCTAAATCAATGGCAGAGGTATTAAATTTAACTAATCCTGCTTTTTGTAGAATAGAAAAGTTGTTTTTATATCTATCATAGACTTGCTTATTCCCCTTAGTATGTCCAAAAGCCGTAATTATATCTCCATAACTAATTGCTTTTTCTTCTTTTTTATATTTTTTTAACAACCATACATAAGTTTTAATCAATTCTTCATTACAAGAGTTCTTACTAAAATTAAGCAATCTTAAAACAAGTTCTTTATCTAAAATCTGAGAGCCCTTAAAGTAAGGCAAAAGATAACACTTATCACTTTCTACTATGAGATTTTCTTCTCCCCTCCTGTCTGAAGATGATAATAATTTCTTTAACCTTTTTGAAACGGTTTGTCTTGTTCTTCCAATATCTTTTCCAATTGCTTCATATGTAAAATCCGCTTTATAAATACAATTACAATTCTTATTTATATTATAGTGAGAATGTAATAAAAGCCACGTATAAATGGCATCGCCATATTCCATATTTTTTAATTCTCTTTTAGACGCAGGAAAATAAATTTGCGTTGCTGATTTAGAATTAATTGCTTGTTGCTCGTCTTCTTTTAATTTTTTTAGAATTCTATTTCTAACTTCTTCTTTACAATTAAATCTTTTATTATATCCATTAGGAAATAAGGTTTTATATTTTATAATATAATAATCTTCCCAATAACTTAAATTGTCCATAGAAACTTCTTTTAAAATTTCAAAAGAAAAATTCTCAATTCCTTCTATTTGAATTATCTAATCAATTAACTAATTTCCTTTATAATGTTCATCAAATCTTTTTCCACAATGAATACTTTGACCAATATAACTTTTTTGATTTTGCTGATTTGTGATTTTATAAATGCCGACCATTTCTATTTTCCATCTCCTTATTTTTAGGGAACCCCTCATAGTAGTACTCTTGGGATTCTCCCCTTATTTTATTATTCTTATTTTATTATTCTTATTTTGCTACTCTTATTTTATTACTCTCGTTTTTATTATTTTATTTTATTCTTCTCTTTTTACTTTCTTCTCTCTCTTCTCTTTCTTCCTAAATCTCCTCTCCCCTTCTCATAACTCTCTTTACTCTTCTCTTCTCTCTTTCTTTTATTTCTCTTTCTTTTCTTCTTTCTTTTCTTTCTCTTCTCACTATTTCTCTTTCTCTCTCTTCTCTTACTTCTCTCTTATTCTTCATTGCTTCTACTCTCATAGTAATTTTCCTTTCTTCTCTTATTATTACTATTATAATACTATTATAATATTACTACTATTATTACTACTATATATTAATAATGCTCTCCCTAATTCAATCTCTAAGTGCTGAGCCTCCCCATTTTCTCTAAACTTTTCCATTCACCGCAGAAAAAATTTTTTAATTCCCTTACTGGCGGCGAGGGCATTTTCAAGTTTTATCACCATCTATAATTTTCTGAAGTCGTTCAATTTCTGCTTTAAGAGCTTCGTTTTCGTCTCGAAGATTAAAGAGTTCAACCAAGTCTAACTGGAGTTCGTTGAAGAGACTCAAGCAATTCTCACTGGAGATTATGCCGTCTGCTAATTGTCCTAAGTAGGTTATTTTATTAATTAAATCCATAGTGATGTTCCTTTCTTTAATCAATGAAATTGTCTATTGAGTCTGCTAAAGAGTCTAAAGCCAATCGAATGTTTTCACTTTGGACTTTGAAGTGTTTTTTAAATTTGAATTTTTCTGATTTAAGACGGCTAAGTTCAATTAGGTCTTGCTGGAGTTCGTTAAAGAGTTTTGAGATGTCTTCATCGTCTGTTCGTTTTGCTAACTGTCCTAAGTAAGCAACTTTTGTAATTACGTCCATTTAATCTAATCTCCTTTCAGGCGGCGAGTTGAAATATCGCCGCATCATATCCACATATCATCGTCAATTTCGCCATAGTCGAACAAGCAAGGACGACCGCTACGAGTATAACCGTAGTTATTTCCATGAATGTCCATTATCTGGAGGTCTTTTATTTCTTTGAGAATTCTAATTGCTTTTGCTTCTCCATATTCAACGCCAAGGTCTTTAATGAAGATTGGTTTGAAGAGGTCAGTGTTTGAGGCTTCTTGGATTCGATAGATAATGCGAGCATCTTCTGGCTTTAACTTGCAAGTTTGTTTGAAGTTTTCTTCGATTGAATAGAAGTCGCAGAATGAACCAGCAATTTTTTCTTGGATATAGATTGGAACTTCTCCTTCTGAGCAAATGTAGATATTTGGAAGAAGAAAGGATTGAAGGTCTTCTGAAGCATCGTCATAGTAGCCAATTTCATTTGAAAACGCATCGCAAGTTTCTTCGTTAAGGACTCTTTGGATTGTTTTGTTGTCGTAGATTCCTGTGATTGGGAGCTTTATTACGTAAGGTTTATCGTTTGGAATTATTACAACTCTTGTGCAGCCGCTTTTGATTGTGTAGTTTGGTGATTCTTTTAGTTCGTTTTTGAGGTTGAAGTCTGTGTAGAATGGAGAATCAATTCCATCAGTAATCCAAGCTTCTGCGGCGAAGATTCCTTTTGGATTTTCCCCTAAACATTCTTTTACTATTTCAAGTACTTCGTTGGTATTATATGTCATAAGATTTTATCTCCTTTTCTCATTTACTATAATAATTATAACACAAATTACTTGAAATGTAAAATAGATTTTAGAGGTTAATTTGTGCTTTTGCTGGCGGTGAGAGGAAAGATGAGTTAATCCTCATCTTCCAACAATACAAGGTTATAGCCTTTAAAGTAATTGTCATCATAAGTTCTCAGAGAGTAGATAAGGTCTTCATAAATCATTTCAACATAATCTTCTCTTACGAATTCATAATCCATTGGGGACAACATTTTTATCATGATATCCCCGACTTCAGTTGAACCAAAGAATGGGAGGTCAACTGGAGCATAGCATTCGTTGAAGAAATCTACTATCTCTTCTTCTGTTGTTTCTTTATAGATTAATTCTCTGAGGTCGTCTTCAGTTAAAGTTTTTCCAGTTCCTATAATTCCTATTAACATAAGCTTTTCTCCTTTACTATTTAAGGGTTTCTTAAGGTTTCTATTTTTCGTTTGGCGGCTGAGTGATTAATCTTTCTCAGCTAACTCTAAAGTATAATACTTAAAGTAAGCATAATTTGCACCAACGAAATTTTTGAGTTCATAAATAATGTTGTCGTAATAATAACGAACATATTTCTCAACAAAAATTTCGTAATCATCTGGATAATCCGGAAGAAACTTCATTAATACGTCTCCTGCTGGAGTTGCTCCATATAAAGGAAGTTCAACAGGTGGATAAGTATTATTGAGATATTCCTGAATGTCTTCTTCTTGTGTCTCTTCATAAAGGAACTCACGAAGTTCTTTTTCATTTAATACTTTTCCAGTTTCAACTACTCTTATTAACATAAGTTTTTCTCCTTTTTATTTAAGTGCTTTTCTTATTTACTATAATAATTATACCATAATCTATAAGAAAAGTAAAATCTTTTTATTGGCTTCATTTGGGGAAATTTTATTTATTTCCTTTTCTCATTTACTATAATAATTATACCATAGTTTAGGAGAAAAGTAAAATCTTTTTAGGAAAGAAAATCTTCAAAATAATCTTTATTTTTAATTCCAATTTCTTTAAGCTCTCCCTCCGCCCATTGAGGAAAGACCATTTCTGCTTTCTTGGTAATGACTTTGCCGCCTTTGAAGAAATTTTCTTCATATTCAAATTGAAGATAGCTTTTACGAATTACGAAAAAGTCATATTCTGGAAATTTTAGAGAAAGATAGAGGAATGCTACTCGATATTCGTTTAAATCTCTTTTTAAGTCGTTTAGGTTAAAATAAACGTAGTCAAGAGAAGATTCATAAATTACATTTGTAAAAGAAGAACAAAGACTAAGACTATCACAAAAGGCAGCGTCCATTTCATCTAATAAAGAAGTCCATTCTCCCTTACTCAGTATTTGATTTGTTTGAATACGAATTATAAATTCTGGATAATAAGCTCCCATTTTATTTTCTCTCCTTATTTACTTAAGATTAACGGCATTATAAAACCAATTGTTTCCTCTTTTAATTTTACTACGATGGCGGAATAAGCATTTTTAATGTAGTAAGAGCAATCATCTTCAAAGTATTCTAAAAATTTTGGGTCAACGTTTACTTCCTTCTCGCCGCTATAGAATGTAATAGGCTTAATTTTGCGGCGACCCATCTTTATTTCTGACTTCTGTTCTTGTCTCTCTACAAGAGAATAGTCATTAACAAAATCATTTGAAGGTGTATTGCTTTTGAAGAAAGTTTCATTAAGATATAATGTAGGAACTTTTCTTACAAAGTACTTACTACCATAGAAATTTTCTCCATTAACAATATATTTTAAGCAAACCTCATCTTTATTTAAGAGGTCTATTATAAATTTCTGGAGTTTTAAATCTTTATTACTTCTCATAATTTTCTCCTTTTTGCTTACGAATTTATCTTCCTCTCTCATTTACTATAATAATTATACCATAACTTATTTAGAAAGTAAAATCTTTTCTTAGTCTTCCTTTATTAAGTAGAGTACATCAAGAGTATATTTTTTATAAGAAAACTGGTAGCAGATTAAAGACTTATTAAGGTCAGGGTCATAGAACGTTGTTTTATATTCATTTTTCTTTTTATTAATTTCTTTTATAATAGTATCCGCAACCATTAGCGGCAGCCCCTCTTCTAAAAGATAAGGGAAGATATTCTTTTTAAATATCTTTGTTGTTAAGTGGAGATACTTTTTATCTTCAATTGTAATGATTTCTTCTACTAATTTCTTCATAATAGTTTTCCTTTCCTTTTCTCACTTACTATAATAATTATACCACAATCTACTTAGAAAGTAAAATCTTATTTAGTCCCCAATCTTTTCTTCTCCTTTAATTCTTAATGACGGCATCTTAACATCTTCATATTCTTCGTCTAAAAATCTTAGCTGACAAAGAACACTCCATCTTAATCTAATAGCTGGGTCTAAGCAATAATCTCTAAAATCCTTTATATTAACGTCTTCTGCCGAACGAACATCTGGAAAAAGTAATTTTAAATAGGCGGTCGCAAGCTTCTTAATTGCCTCAAGATTTCTTGTATCACAATTTCCATCAACTTCAATTAACTCATCAACAATTGCTCTATAGTAGAATTCGTCTCTCATCATATTAAAAATTTCAGTAAGGTAATTTGTTGAAATTGCCCAGCCTTCCATCTTTCTGTCTTCTGTAAATCTGCCAATTTTCCAACCCTCAATTATTCCTGCGAAACGGTCAATTAAGGCAGATTCTTTAAGAAACTTTGGTAATGTCTTAAACATATTTGATTTGTCTATTGAGAATTGAGAGCAAGGAATATTGCCAATAAGGGTTAATCCTGCGTCCGCTGTGCCGCAATAGCTTCCAATTCTAATTTCTCCGTTTTCAAGATAAGACTTTAATGCCCCTCCCATTTCTTCTGGAGAATTGCATTTAATTGTTTGAACTTCGTCCCAAATTACCTGAGAGCTTGTTGAGAAATAGCCTGCTTTCTTTGTTGTGTTATTGTAGAATGCTGTTGCTCTTGAAACAGAGCCGCCGCCTACAAGCCAATTGTGCTGAGATAGCTGAGAATAGCAATAACTTTTTCCTGAACCTTTTATAGCCAATTCAATTGTGTTCAAACGTTTCTCAACAAAAGGAAGAAATCTTTGGAGAAGAGTTAATTTTGCTTCTTCGTCCATATGGTCTGGATTAAAGTTTAATCCTGCGAGAAGAACATCAATCCATTCTTTTGTTGAGAAATTCTTTCTTGCGTTTCTATAATCGTTAAGGTCAAAAGAATATGGGCAAAGTGGAGTAAAGTCTTCGAGATTGATAATTCCACAATCGTAGGTTAAAGTAATTTCTCCCCAAGCTCCTTCTGGTGTTAGAAGAAATTTCTTATTCTCTGACACAACACTCCAATCAACTTGTGCTTCTGCCTTTTTCTTAGGAAAACCATATTCAGGAAGTGAGAAACAAATTAGGTCATGAGCATAATCAAATTCAATTATTACTTTAGTAAGAAGTTTAATTGAGCCTTTTGAAGAGTGGCGTGCTTCTAATAAACGAATGTTCCACTCATCAGGCTTTAATCTCATTTCCTTTACATATTCACTTAGAGCAAAAGCATCGAGCTTGCCGCTTCCATCAGTAAATTTATGGAGAAGCCAACTCTTACAATCTGCTGGCATTTCTAAGAAATTCATTAATGTTGTACTTGATGTTGATTTATAAACTGCGGCTGATGGAAATGCTGATTTTATTTTATTCATATAATAAATTGTCCTTTCAGGATTAGTTTCTTTTCTCATTTACTATAATAATTATACCATAGATTGCTTAGAAAGTAAAATCTTTTTTCTTATTTACTTTTATTATATAATCATAAAGTTCTTCATAAGAATTTACTGGGACACAATCTGTTTTATTTTTAATTAAGCGGAAGTAGTTGAATCTGTTAAAATCAAAAAGACTATCATAAACAAAGAATTCAGTTATGTTAAATTTGTCTTCAAGTAAATCATTAAGCAAATTAAAAATAACACCATCAAAACCAATATTTAAAATCTGGTCGGCGGCAGAAGGAAAAACAGAATCTAATTTATCAAGAAATTCATCTCTTCTTTTATAACACACTTTAAATTCCCTCATTGTCTTACAAAATAATTCTTTACTAATCATATTTTTCTCCTTTTTATTTTTAGGGTCTTTTCTTATTTACTATAATAATTATACCATAACTTGTTAGAAAAGTAAAATAAAAATAAAAGAGCGATACTATTGCATCGCTCCAGCTAAATCTTATATTCCGTGGTAAAAGTAAAACTTATAGTCATAATAATTTTTCAATAAACTTTCATAGTCTAAAGAACAATAAAAGAAACCATTCACATCAAAATTCTTTGCCGCCCCACTTAATATAGGTTTAATGTAGTAATCATACTGTGCATCGTTCATTATCTTAACTGGGTGCTTATAAACTGTTTGGTCTTTATACCAATAAGAGTAGCAATCCTCTGATATTTCATTATCAGAGATAAACTTATTATAGGTTAAAACAAAACTAATAAATATTGCATCTTCCACCTCATAATTTAAATTAATAAGGTCAAAGTAGCGGCATCTCCATTCTTTTAAAGATTCTTCTGAAAGAAATGTCTTAGAATCTGTCTTATCGAGATTCTCTTTCTTCGGTTTGTCTTTTGCTTTTCTAACAATAACTGGTTTATTTTCTCTTTTTCTAAGAGCAACCGTTTTTTCATTTGGAAATTTATGTGCTGTTCTCACATTCACGTGTCGAGTTCCATTTGGGTCGACGAGAAGTAATAAATTTCCTTCACTATCTTCAAAATATAAACTGCAACTTTCTTGGTCAACAATTTCTTTATACTTGGCGGCGAGTTCAGTTTCAGAATCTGCCGTTATAGAACAAAGAAAATTATATTTAATGAGAATGTTTTTAATTACATCATTAGTTATGATTTTGTCTTGCTTATTAAACTCATTCTCATAAGTATCTTCATCAACTGAAATTAAATAATGAGTTTTTGAATGTTCTAAATACTTCATTACTTTATAAATATAACGTTCCAAATTAATTTCACCTCTTTATTTGGAAAATTTCTTATTTAAAAAGTAGCGATTAGAATAGAGATTTCAAATAACATCATTCTAAAAAAGAAAGGCGGAATTTGAATCCCGCCCTTGATTATTCTGCTGCGGGAGTTTCTTTTGTTTTCTTTGATTTCTTCTTTGCGGCTTTAGCTTTTACAGTGTCTTCATAAACTCTGGCTTCTTCCTCGACATCATATTTAACAATTGTTCTTCCGTTAGCACTTGTAGGTTCTTTATCATAAAAAGATGGACACGAGACTTTAATTAATGCTGGAACATCAACTTCAAATCCATCTGGGTCTTTTCCAATGCCAGCATAGATAGCAATTACATTAGATTCAACCTTAACTGCAACATCGTATTTTGACTGGAGGAATTCAAGAATTTCCTGTGTAATGTCTTCTCTAACGGCTTTCTTTGTTCCTGAAATGTTAAGTTCTCTATAATCTCTCATAATCGTTTTCCTTTCTAAATAGGGGTTTTAGAAAAGGAGATAATTCCTTTTCTTAGAATTAATTGGCGGCTAAGAAGTTTAAATTAAGCCTCTTCAAAGCCCTCTTTCTTTCTCTTCTTGCTTTCTGCTTTCTCAGCAAGCTTGTTCTGATAAGCGGCTGCCTCTGCGGCTCTGTCATAAGTTGTGAATACCTTTGACTTTGTTTTTCTATCATAAAAATCCTTAGCAGAAATACTTACAACGCAGTTCACTTCTGTGTTATTAGGAGAAATTCCTGTATTGATAGCAATATCGCCGCTACCCACCATTGAAACATTATCTGCACCAAGAGCGTCAACAAGAGCCTTATAAACAAGGTCTACTGTTGTTGCACGAGCAGTTGATTTGATTGATGTGCTGTTAATTGTAGCATAAAGAGTTGTGTTCATATAATCCTCATTTCTCCTACACTTAGCAGTAGGTGCTTTATTTTTTTTCTTTTATCTCATTTACTATAATAATTATACCATAATCTGAAAGAAAAGTAAAATCTTTTCTTTATTATGAATTTTATTCTAATTCTGAACCACAAATAGGACAAATTAAAACTCCACCTGAAACTTCAAGTTTTGGATAATCATCTCTATAAATTGGGTCTGTACATTCTGGACAGCAAAAATAAAGACAATCTGGGTCATCTTTATTATAGTTAGAATCAAAGTCCTGTCCAAGAAAAATTCTCATTGCCTTTTCAAAACTAATGTATTTGCTCATTTATTTTACTCCTTTTCTCATTTACTATAATAATTATATCATAATCCGTAGAAAAAGTAAAATCTTTTTAGGGGTAGAGATTTTAATTTATTATACAGTTCTCCTCATTTAATTTCGATAGAACTATGTAGAACGAATCCCCCTTTAGATTTTAAAGGTCAAAGTCTGGAGAAGGATATTCCTTATTGGCTGATGTTAAAATATAGTCATAAAGGTCTCCATAAGAAGAAAATTCAACTGGAACTATGCTCTTTTCTTTAAGAACATAACCCTTGTTTATAGAATTAGCAAATTTACTTAAATCGCATTCAGGCATTGTAGCAAAATATTCTAATATTGAAAGATTATTTATACAAGGATAATTTGCTTCAAGCAATCTATTTACAATATTAATGAAGAACATATTAAAATTATGTCCAAACACTTCATTCTCAACGTCTTTAATAATGTCTTCCGATTCTGGATACTTTAATTTTAATTTATCAATAAAGGAATGTCTTCTATCAACTTCTTCCTTGAATTCTTTCATCGCAATATTAAAAGAATGTTTTGATATTTTAACCATAATTCTACTTCCTTTCTTAACTTTCTATAATAATTAGAGCATAATTTGAATAGAAAGTAAAATCTTTTCTTAGCGGCGGCTTAGCCAATTAATGTACAATTTATAGAATCAACTAAATAAACGGTTCCATCTGCCGCAACAATCTCAATTGATTCTCCATACATAGTCCAAGAATTAATATCAACTGTTTTTTCTTCGCCGCCGACAGTAATAATAGCTGTCTTAAAATTGTAATGTCTTGCAATTACCTTGTTGTTGCCAAAGCCTGTTGCCACATACAACAATGCAGCAACAAAGATAGCAATAATAACAGCTATAAAAATAGTAGCAATTTTATTTGTTCTTTTCTTTTCCATTCTAATTTCTCCTTTTTAACTTACTATAATAATTATACCACAATTTATTTTAATTGTAAAATATTATATAGCAATATCAAAATCTACATCGAGAAGATTAGCAAGCATACTATCTGAATAAGTATTAGCGAGAATTTCTAAACCCTGTTCAATCGCTTCTTCAGTAGTAAGCATTTCGTCATTATCTGTGAAATAGTATGCCTCATCTTTTTCTCTTAACTGGAATTCTATTCCTTCAATAGAATTAACAAGACACTTAATTATAACAATCTGGTCAGCAATCGAGTTAGTAGCAGTAAAATCTTCTATAATTTTATCTGCTACACATGAATCGCAATACTGCTTATCGTTATCATTGCCAACTATATAAGCATTGCCAACTATAAGCTCGCCGCAACAATCACACTGATAGGTAAAGTAGTCTTTACCACGCTTACAATTTGTACAAACTTCACAGCCACAGCAATCATTTACCTTTACAATCATAGTATTTTCTCCTTTTCTTATTTACTATAATAATTATACCATAGTCTGTTTAAAAAGTAAAACTTCTTTTAATCCTCAATACTGGAAATTGCAATCTTCATTGTGCCAGCACTCCAATCGAATTCTGAGAATTGACTTGTAATTAAATTAACTACAAACATATCTTTCTCAGTAAGCCCAACCAATCTCTTTACCAATGTATTAAAGTCTATTTTATGGTCTACCCAGTCTAATATAAGTGCTAAATTTCTTACATTGCGGCTAAGCATTCTGAAATAGCTATTACTATTCCAAGTTATACTATCTTCACCAATAGGGTCTAACTGTCTGTCTTTCACTATCTGATGAATTAATTCTGCAAGGAACGTTCTATCTACAAAAGTGTAGTAATCATCTTTCTTCTTAAGCTTTTTCTACTTACATAAATTTTCTATTTTCTCTGATAATCGTGAGCAATGAAAAAAATAAGCTATAATAAATTCGCCCTTAAAATCTGGTCGATCGATTCTAAGGGCAATTTTCATATCATCTTTCATTTTTAAATCACCTCTTCTTTATTAAGGCTGCCGCCCTCATCAAAGAAGTAGTGATTTTGAGAATTTTTCTTTAAATATCCCCTTTTTATTAATCCGTCTCTGCCATTGTAGAAGCTATTCTTCGGCATTCCTAAACTAATAAAGTCAGAAGTTCTTAAATCAAATTCAGTTTTGTTTTGCTTTAGTAAATAAATATATAAAATTAACTCGTTCTTCGTAAACGAAAAGTAATCATATTTCAAACTCCAATGCTCCCTCCGTTCTAATTCGCCAACATTCTAAACGATAGAAATCATAATCCCCTTTTGATTCCCAATTCTTTTGTGCGGCGGCTCCTAATCTTTCAGAATCATAGACTCCAAGGATATAGCGAAAATCCTTAGGAGCACCAGATTCTTCTACCTCGTTAGAATACCTACAACCTCTTAATATCCAACAATTCTGGTTCATAGTAATTCCTCTTAAACATTAAGCATTATACAGAATAAGAATAGTCCAATTAAAAATGCAGTACAGGAACTTTGAAGTAAAATCAACTTTTCAAGACCACTATCTACTTCAAAATAGACACCAAGAGTTATTATAAAAAATAACATTACAACTATAAAACAAATTAAAAGAAACATTCTTATTCTCCTTTTCTTACTTCTTCAACAGACTATTTGCATAATACTGGAGTATCTGCACAGCATCTATTGAATTAACTTTCTTGTCGCTATTCATATCATAAGCTTCATCGTAAAAAGTAGTTCCATTAACAAGGTCGGCGGCATACTGCTTCAACACAAGAACAGCATCAATTGAATTAATTGAACCATCTCTATTTGCATCGCCTTTAGTTATTGGAATAATTCCTGATGTTGCAGAGATTGAAGTTGAAGTAGTTGTCGTTGTAGTAGTAGTAATTGGAGCTGTAGTGATTACTGGGTCAGTTGTTGGCTCAGTTGTATCTTCTATACCGCCAGCTATTGTAATTACTGCTTTCTTTAATCCTGCAATACTATAATCGTCTCCAACTATATCCATTATATAGCTTTTTGTGTAGCTAAGAATGTCATATCTATTAGCATAGATAATTGGCTTATCATAGCCTGTATGTTCTGCGGCAAGTGCAATTGTAAAATAACCAATATCCTTCTCATTAACAAACTCATCGTTATTAATATCATACTCATTAAACTGCTCTTCTGTAAGGTCAATGAATTCTGAATACTGTTCATAATCATAATAAGCATCACTTTTATAGGTCTGGTAGATTGAACTATACCCGTCTATCAAAGCGACAATCTCTTCTGATGATATTGTCTGATTTTCTGTTTCTGCGGCTGTGGCTGTGTTAGATATCATTGCCATTGAGCCAATTAATGTTATTGCTGTGATTACTCCACAAAATTTCTTCATAGTTAGTTTACCTCTCTTATTTATTTCTATTAAATTCCATTCCCTCTAAGAATATTAAAAAATCATTAGCACTATTAATCCCAAAATACTGTTCCATAAAATCAGACATTTCTTCACTTGCATTTTCAAAAGCTTCTTCTGCGGCGGCTCTGTATTCGCTTATAGAACTAATCTTTCTATAGGCAAGTAAAGACTTACACTTATCCTTAAAATTACTCTCTATTTCAAGAAAGTAATCACTAACTGAAAAGTAATCGCCGCAGTCCTCAACCTGATAATTAATTGAAAAGTTATCCATCATATTTTTCTCCTTTTTTAAATGTCTAAAGCACGATTAATCACGAAACAAAACAAGCTCATAATTTTTCCATTTTGCTTTTCCACATTCCTTAATGTCATCTTCAAGAACCTCTGTGATTGCATTAATATAATCCTGTCTAAGAGATTCCCAACCTGAAGCTGGAACAATAGCTTCTGCAATTTCTCCCATTGGAGTTTTTCCAACAATTGGAACTTCGGTACAATCATAAGAACTTGAAATAAAGTCCTTAACATCTTCATCAGTAATCTTATCCTTAACGAAATCTCTTACTGAGTTATAGAATTTATCCCTTGTTGTAATTGTTTTTCTGCTTTCATAAGTAGTCATAAATCTTTTCTCCTTCTTAATATTTAACAATAAATTCTTTTACCATTTTATTTCTGAATGAATCCCAGTCATAACGAACGGAAATTTTTCCCTTGCGGTCGGCGGCAAAGTTTACCGCTTTTCTCTCTGAATCAAACACTTTTATTAATGTCATCTTGTCCATAGAAATTTCTCCTTTTTGAAATGAAATGGCTTTTCTTAACTTACTATAATAATTATATCATAGTTTTTCTAAAAAGTAAAATCTTTTTTAGATAATGAATGTGTAGTTTTCAAAATCGAAAGTTGATATCAATTGAGAAGAACTTCTTATATAGTATGATTTTTCTACTAAGAACTCATACTTACTAATTAATTCTTCTTTTCGTCTTTCTTTTGGAATGTCTTTTGTTGAACAGTAGTACATTATGAAATGTTCTAAGTCCATAATTCCAAGTATTTCACTTTTATCATTATCAAAAATAAGATATTTCATTTTTTAATTCTCCTCTCTTGCTATTATCCCCACATAGCTAAATAAATAACGATAAGAATCTCTTGTGTATGAAAAATTAACCATACCCTGTGGAGCATTCATTAAACAGTCCTCAATATCATTATAAATTACGTTTCTATTAGAAAGTGATAAATCTTTAAATTCATGATTTATAAATTCTGGTAAACTTACATAGAAATTATCAGATAATTTCTTAGGATTACCAAATTTATAAACTTCAACTCTAATCATTGCGGCGACCCCTCATATTATCTCAATGCCAACTCGCAAGTCAGTATTTAAAGAAGAATCTCTAAATTCAAAAATCATTGAATCTGTTCTTAGAGCCTCTAAATCAATGAAATTCTGCATATCATCTTCAATCATTGTGATATAATCATGATACTGTCTTACGAGCAACTCAGTATCAGGTGTAATAGCAACATCAATATTATTATGGATATCAATATCTTCATATTTAACCTCTGGCTTTGCGGCGAGAAAATTTTTAAAAGAGTAAACATAATTTGTAAGTACGTCTCCTAAATTTTCGGTTGTCATATATTCTTTTCCTGTTTCTGGGTCTGAAAATCTAAGCATATTTTCTCCTTTTCTTAACTTACTATAATAATTATAGCATAATTTTTTCTGAAAGTAAAATCTTATGAAGGCTGGAAATCTTCAATCTCTACTTCTGAAATGTCAAATTCAAATCCGCCCATAGAAAAAGAGTCTCCGTCTGTTGCGGCAATCTCTTCCATTAATTTGTTGATGTCAGTTGAATCAATGACTGTTCCAAAAACGTCTCTGGGTGAAGCTGAAACAATATCAAAAAGCTGTTCTCCAATTAGTTCATAAAATTTTTTCTTTGCATTTTTTTCGCTTACATAAGCAAATTTTTCAAACGTCGGTCCTTCAACAATAAATACTTTCATTTTACTTTCTCCTTTTAAAATATTTCTTTTTCTTCTACAAAACAAATATCTTGGGAATAAATACCCTCTCCATCTTTATAACGCTGAATCATTTCATCAATAAGCTTTTGATTTTCTGTAAGGTCGATATTACCATTTTCATCAGGTATTCCACCAGAATTAATAATATCAATACAGGCATTTAATGCCTTTTCTTTAGAATCAACAAGCATGAAATCATTATTAACATCAAAAACAGCATAAACTTTAGTCATAATAGAACTCCTTTTCTTAACTTACTATAATAATTATACCATAATTCCCTCAAAAAGTAAAATCTTTTTTCTCCTGATTGCTGTGAATAGCAATCAAAACCATAACTGTTGCCGCACAAGCACAACCATAAACCATTAAATCTTTCTCATTCTGATGCTTTTCTTCCTGAGCAACTCTAAGTTCTTCTTCTGAAAATTCTTTAACCGTAAAAATTTTTTCTGTACTGGCTGCGGCGGCTTTGCTTTGATAGCATAAAACCAGAATCATCAGCAAAATCAAGCATCCAACTCCTATATTATTAACAATAAAACTTAAAATTTTTCTCATAGTACTCCTTAATTTATAAAAAGAAGGGCTACATTAAGCCCCTCTTATGCAGACAAACAAATCAAATCATATAAATTCTCATAAGAGTGTATATTAACTACTTGCTCATTAACTACAATATCGCTATCATTAAACAAATCAAAATTACAATTGCAATTTTTACAAAAGAATTTTAAAATGCCTGATGAATCTTTTAAAGAAGAAGCTATTGCCTCTACGGCAACATCAGAAAAGCTGCTTTTCTTGCATTCTGCGGCAATATCCTCTCTACAAAATTTATTAATCTTATTGTAAAAATTATCAAATTCATAACTCTGCTTAGAATACTCATTCATAATCCTGCAAAAATTTTCCTTATCCATAAGCTTTACTCTCCATAGTAATCTCCTACTTCGTACTTGTCGTAAACGTCCTTATCGACAACGATTGTATATGTTTTGCCTTTATTCTTTACGGTAAAATAATAATTATTACCACTCTGCAATATATGGTCGCCGCTATCCGAATCGTAGACATAAGCTACGACAGGGATAAACAATGACTCCTTTTTGGTTATCCTTCCATCAAAAGTAAACAATTTAAATAGCTGAAATATATAAATAAACAATACCATAAAACTTACAAATATATTAAACCAGTCTATATGTTTTGACTTCCACCAAAGGATAACCTGTATTATTGCACAGAAAAGACAAATAACTGAACCGACTGATAGAATCACCAATGATAACATAAAATTTTCTCCTTAATTATTATCTAATCTTGTTGTTTTTTTTCTTTCTTCTAATCTTTCTACTTAAAAATTAATCTGCTTTATAAGGTTCTGGCATTTCAGTCCAAGCAATTATTGTTAAGTCAACATCATCTACCATATGCTGCGACAGAACAATATCGTCAAATTCCCAGCCTTTATCATCACCTTTATAAGTTGCAAACGTAGGGTCTGGAAGTTCCTTGCACTGAACAATTACCTGTTCTGCTATGTTTGGGGTTTCAATTTCTGCGATATGCCATGTTATATTTTTCATTTTATATTTCCTCCTTATTGTAGATAATTTTCTGTTATCATATACGAAAGTTTCCATCAATCAAAAAGAGTGTTAATGAAATTAAAAAGATAATCGTCCGAGTCTTTGTCTAATTTTACTCCTTTCTTATTAATAAATTTTTCAAGTTCTTTTGGGGAAGTATTGCTAAGTTCATCTACTGCTTTTTCTACTTCCTTAGTAATATCTTTGCCATTAAAATAGCATTTAAAAGTTGAAGAATTTTTAGATGATGAATCCTCAGATGATGCGGACTTTCTTGGCTCATTTTTTACTTCTGATTTTGTTTCTGTTTTTGGGCTCGCCGCCGTGTCAAAAGATTTAACAATATTCTGCTCAGATTCCTTAGAACCGATTTTAGAAAGAGAAACAGAATAAATTTCCTTACCTACCGCCTCATTATATTCTTCTATGTATCTTATAAGCTCTTTATAAGCTTCATCAATACAGCATTCAATATTAGTGAGTTCTTCTTCTCTCTCAATCTCTTCGATTTCATGTCTCTGCACGCACTCACTAAGCGAATAAATAGATGGGTGGCTCTTTTTGCAAATTGGGCATTCATAGTTAGTAATTTTTTCCATAGTTAAAATCCTCTCCATTAATCAAAATTATAATCATAATCACTCAAATCGTCTTCTCGCTCTTTCTGTTTGCGGCGACGATAATCGTTCTTATTACCTTGAATTTTAGTGATGGGGTTTGTATTGCCCCAATCTCCTCTTTTCTGTTTATCCATTTCTCGTCTTTTCTTTTTTGAAGCCTTATCATAATTTGGAAGATTTCCATTCTTCCTATTCTTTCGACTCATTGTTCTAATCTCTCCTTTAATTTATTTATTAATAAACCGCCCACCTATCTTCACGGTAGCCGCCAATATCAATTAAGCATGGTTTACCTTCAAGAGTGTAGCCATAATTACCACGATGTAAATCAACAATTTCATAATCCAAAAGTTCTCCAATTAATTCTTTTGTCTCTATCTGTCCAAAATATCTTACCATATCTTTTACAAAAGCAACAGAAAAGCTATAGAAGTCTGTTTCTTCTCTAATAGAGCTGACTATTTGGTCTGAGACTAAGACTTTTTCTGACAGCGGAGTTGCTATATCAAATTCAGCTTTTTCTTGAACAAAAACTGGTATGCCCTGATACTCCCCGATATAATAGTTTGGAAGAATGAAGTTCTGAAGTGTTTCAGTACTGCTATCATATAAAGCTTTTTCTTCTGCAAAAATATCTTCTTCTTGGTCTAACTGCATTGTAATCTCTTCGTCCTCATAAATATGAGTAATAGGTAATTTAATTACATAGTCCTTATCTCTTGGAATAATCACAAGCTTAGTGCAGCCGCAGCTAATCTTACAGCAATAGGTTTCTTGAATTTCATAGGCTGTAGTCCAGTTAGAATAAATTGGCATTTCATCATCATTGTCATCTAATAATTCCTGTGCTACAAAAATTCCTTCAACATCATCTCCAAGCATTATTTCTAAAATTGCTTTAATTTCTTCTGGATTATATTTTTCATTACTTAATTCCATATATTCTCCATTTCTTAGGCAGACTGAACATCTGCCTTATGTAAAAGTAATAAGTCTTCAATAAATTCTTTTGGATAAATCGACATTCTCTTTGGTGGGAAGTTCGAGTTAAAAGGTGTCATGTGCTCGTAAATTAAGTTAGCTCTATAGATTACGTCTTCCTGACGAGAGAAACGCTCTGCAGTTAAGTATAAGTAAGCAGACACGTTGGCATGATAGTAGTAATGAGCAATTCCTTTGTCATCAAATTCCTTTACCAAGTATTTCCCAATATCATGATAACGTGCGGCGGTCATTAAATTGTTTTTTCTTTTGTCGTAAGAATCTCCCTCCAACCACTCTTTAATTAAGTTAGAAGTCGCCAACATATGTTCAGCAACATCAAGCTTGTGATGAGGGTTATCATGAGGAATTAAATTTAATTCTAAGTAATTTTCTAAAGAATGAAAAGGGCGATTTAATTCGATATTAATTAAGTCAAAGCCCTCTCCTTCAGTCGGCGGCTGAAATTGTTTCAGCATTCTCATAACGACTTCTTTAGAAACTCTTCTTTCTCTCTTCTCCATACGCTCAAAAATTAACTCTAAAGGTGTTGCCATCATAACTCCAACTTTAAAAGTTCCTTTTGGCATTGAGCCCAAGAAAGCCATTCTCTTCTTACGATTTAAATTAGTTGCATCTGCAAAAACATTATATCCCATTTTCAAACCATTGACAACTCGTGTATGGAATTCTTTAAAAACAAGCTCGTTATTAGACTGGTCGCCTGCGTCTCCGAATAATTCCTTACGAATTTCATCAGAAGAAATTACCATTGTTCTATTATAATTTTTGTAGGATTCTGCGAGTGTTGATTTTCCTGAGTAAGGCAATCCTATCATTAAAAATAATGTAGCCATAAATAAACCTCTCTTTCTCATTTACTATAATAATTATATCATAATCCGAGATAAAAGTCAAATATTGTTCAATGCTCAATTGCATATAATTCTGCTAATTTTTTATTAGATAGTGAAGTCATATACTCATAAGCTCTATTATCATATGCTTTAAACATTAAAAACTGCTCATGAGGTGCGTAGGAATTGAGCACTTTTTCTGCATAATCTTTTCTATCAGGATAATTTTCTTTCAAGTCTATCATATCAAGAGATAAGGCATAAGACATTGATGTCTGCTTCCAAAATAGAATTCTATTAACAAAGTCTTTTTTCTCTGGGAAATAGGCTAAATATTCGTCCATCTCACCCATATCAACTAAGTTAAGAGCTGCCTCTACAGTTAAATTTCCATTATTATGTAGTTTATGAAGCTTTAACCACTTTAAGTTCTTAACCTTAACTCTATTATTATAATTATCCTGAAGCACAACGCCCTCAAATTCTTTTCCATCAAAAGTAGAAACATAGTTAATAATCTGCTCATAAGAAGAAACTTCAATGCGGCGAGGTCTTAACCAGTCAGTTTTAACGTCGACTTCTTTATAAGTATTATTATTTCTTGCCATTAAGAAATAAAGCTTGGTATCCTCATAATTAACAACGTGCTGATATTCTGGAGATACTAACTCAAAAACATAAGTGTTCTGCGGCAAAAGCTGAGAAGGAATAATCCCCTGAGATTTCATTGCTTCAATAGCTAAATCTCCAAAAGTTCTTTCTGAATTTCCAAGTGGAGCATCGAAAGCATCGAAAGTATTACGAGTTGAAATATACCAGTTTCCTTTATAATAATAAAGCATTATAACTGACCCATCTATTTTCTCTGTTGCAAAGACTTTCTTCATGTTTAAAGCCGCCGCCCCTTCTTCAACATAGTTATAGAAGCGATAAAAGCCATAACGAATTACATTAATCTTATTTCCAATTTCAAGAATTAAACCCCTTGCTTCGTTAACGATTTCAGAAGGAATAGAATCAACAGTATAATTAAACATAATTAATGAGCCTTTTTCTTTTATAGACAAAGAATATGGCGGCTTCTGTAATTCATTTTTCCAATCCTTATGATTTACTATATACTCAATAAGTTTCATAACTTTTTTTCTCCTCTCTTAACTTACTATAATAATTATATCATAACCCAAGTTAAAAGTCAAATATCGTCCGCCCCATAATCTAAAATAAAAAAAAGAGTCAAGAATTTTTAGCTCAATTCTTGACTTCTTCTCCTTTCTCAACCTTCAAGGCTTCTAATTTTTCTTTCTAACTTCTTAATAATTCTCGCATTACTAACTGGGTCTTTAGCTCTTAAAATATCAATTCTAATCTGTAAATCCTTAATTGCTCTTTCTTTTTCCATTTGTATTATACCTTCCTTTACTTTAATTTCTAAGTTCCCTATTTTAAAAGGGTTTGGAAACTCATACGGGGAACGAACCCGTGATTCTATCATAAATGATAGCGTCTTAACCACTTGACCAATGAGTCATGAGGCGAAGAAGTTTTATAGTGCCCTTTCGCCACGACACTAAAAGTTCTAAAGATTAGATAGGGCTTCTGCAGAAGCTAAACCTGAATCTTTAGAGAAAATTATAGTACTATAACCCTGAGCGTCCTCAGTAGTTTCCCTCCGAGTTGAAACTAAACTCACGCATTTGATACAGAATACGCACCGTAGTACTGTTTTTTATTTTTTTAAGGAACCTGCAAAGGTGAACCAGTACTAATCACCAAAAAACCAAAAGCTTTGTGTTTTTCTTTGAAGCAAAATAAAAACTTCCTAAATTTTGCCGCCGAATATTTTTAACTTTTATCTACAGGGTAAGGAATTTCTGCGACTCCGACCTAAGTTTGCCATTAGCCAGAATCGAACTGGCACAATAGAAATATTTCCCGTGCTTTCCACTACACTATAATGGCATTTAAACCGTATATTTATTAGTCGCCAACGGTGAGCGAACAATATTTACAACAAACTACTATTGTTCTATTTATATAAAGAGTAGTTAGTACGATGGTGTCATGTATATATCTTGGAGGAATACAAATGTAGACTAACAAAGGAATGCGTAATCAAAGGAAATCACACTAACTACTCTTTTTAGCTTAGTTAATCCTCATCTTTAAAATGAGAAGTGTTAAAAATTTTAGACTTAAATTTTTCGCCAGTAAACAAAGCTATCAACACATTCGACAAATATTTCATGCCAAATATAATAATCAATGCTTTTGCGGCGAAGTAAAGAAATTCAATCATTTTGCTTTCCTCACTTACTATAATAATTATACCACAATTTTGTTATAAAGTAAAGCTTGGCTCTTCTAATGAAGATTCCAAATAACGAATTTCTTCAAGCCCGCTATCTTCAATTGATTCTTTACGAACATTTTCAACTCTAACTCTTGTTCCATTACAGCGGAAAGAATAGTCATTGTTCATCATTCGTATTATTGAACCAACTTTTGGAATTCGTTCATCACTATTAAGCTTATAATCGTATGAACGACCTTTAAAGATTTTATTTTTATCTTTAAATTTTACGGAAATAATCATTTTTAAGTCCTTTCTTTTAACTTTCTATAATAATTATATCATAATTTACTATAGAAGTCAAACAATTGGATTGTTTGACTTATGTTTTTGAAAACTATAAATTGGATATATTAAATCGTCTTCTTTCCAAGACTTACCTCTATTTATATCATCAATTGCATAAACTGATACGCCAAATTGTTCAGCTAATTCTCTTTTTGGAGTGCCTATTATTAGCTGCTGTTTAATTTGATGAACCATGTCCCAGTTTAATTTAGCCATTCCATCACTTTCTGGGTGATAATTTCGACCTTTCTGTCCACCTTCATCAATGTTATATCCATTTTGAGATACTAAACTTTGATATTGAATTATATATTCTCTTTCTTTTTTATCTAAAGAATCTTTATCACATAATTCAATAATTTCAAATGAGAAATTTTCAACACCATACTTTCTAATATCACAATATAACGGCATTTCACCTCCGCTTTTTGCCATACTTTGGTGTTTAGCAATTCTTTTTTCAATATTAATTGACTGTCCAATATAAACTTTGTGATTAATATTGTTGACTATTTTGTAAATTCCACATGAGCCGCCTTTCTTATTTTTCTTAGACCTACCTCTGTTATGGCATTCTTTACAATTTTTTCGGTATGTGTTTAAATCTTTGCGAAAATAAAAATCTTCAATTGGTTTAACTTCTCCACAAATATTACACTTCTATGTTCTCATTATAATTCTCCTTTCAAAAAAGTACTATGGCTGGCAGGAGGAGCTTCGAACTCCTATGGAAGGTCTCCCTTCCGTCTTCGGTTTTAGATGGTGGCTTATGCAGGTACTGCCCCTGCCAAAACTTTTTATAAGCCGACCGAGGACTTTACCAATTCGTCTACCTGCCAATATATTAAGTATACGCTAATTTAATTTAGCTTCTTTCTTTAAGAAAAATTTTTAGTGGCTTGGGATGTATGCTACGCTCACACCATTCAAGATCCAAAGTCTTGCGTTTTACTGACTAAACTAATCCCAAATCTAAAGTAAAGATAAAACTCTTTTTTATCTTTACTATAATAATTATATCATATTTTTCTTAAAAAGTAAAGTAGTTTACTTTCCTTCATCTTCAATTATTTTTTCCCAGCAATCATTACAAAGCACACAATTCTCATCATGAGCTTCAAAAACTTTGCCACACTTTTCACAAACCACTTCATATGTTGTTTCTTTTCCCATTTGCTTTCCCTCCTTTAACTTTTCTATAATTATTATACCATAACTTTCTTAAAAAGTAAAGTAGTTTACTTTTTAATCTTCTTTCTTAATATAAGTCCAAGCTTTCTTTCCAAGAGCGTGAATGTAGATATGATTGAACTGGAACTTATCTGGTTCATCTTTTACAATTGTAATCTGATGCTTGATTCCTCTGTCATAGTCTTCTTTCATCGACTCAGAAAATTCTTTACCCCTCATTGGAATCCATTTAGAATTGATTACTTTTAATTCTTTCGTAGTTTCACCATTCTCATCTTTAGCTTCAACTTCTTCAAGCTCAGTTATTTTCATCATGAATTTTGATTTTACAACACGAAAAACTTTTTCATCACCCATTTTTATTTCCTCCTTTCTTTAATTTACTATAATTATTATATCATAATTGAGAATAAAAGTAAAGTATTTTAGTCCCAAAGAGATTCATAATATTGCATTGTTAGCTGCTTTGTTTGTCTCCAAAGTTCAAAATCTTTTTCTTTCCAATCAAAATGTTCTTTTGTACAATATAAGTAATAACCATTTATCATCGTGTTCAATATTTTACGCCATTCTATATGGCATTCATTTTGATTTGGGCTTTTATCATTATTTACCAAAGAGCTTGGACAGCCTTGTCCCACATCTCGCAATTGGACTAAGCGAGGTAAGATAAAAGCGGCAATTGAAGCATCAAGATTCCAGCTATCTTCAAAATAGAAACCATTTTTCTTATAGAATTTTTTAGATTCTTTATAACGCTTTTTATCTTTTTTAGATATGCGGCAAGTCGCTTTCTTTGCGGCTTTACAAGCTTCTTTAAGAGTTATTTCTTTCATTTTAACCCTCCTTTTATTATACTATAATTATATCATGATTCTTTAGAAAAGTCAAGTATTTTAATTCCATATTCTTTAGCACAATCATACTCAATTCTACAGCCACGAGAATTATACCATTCCCCTATAAAATAAATAGCATCGGCGGCCGCCAATAAAGAGATGGAACGACCAAGATAGTAAAGCGGTCCAGCATTAGGGTCTACATTTGTGATAAAAGAATTGATTATGCTTATGTCAACTTTTTCTTTTTTGAACTTTTCTCGTAGGAAATTTTCTGTTTCTGCACGTTCTTTAAGGATTTGTTCATCTGTTCTGCCGTTCATTGGCTGACTTATAAAGATTTTCATTTTGGTTTTCCTCCGTTCATTTATAATTTTATTCAAGAAAATCTGGGATTAAAGACTCATGAAATTTAATTCGCTTCTTTAAAGATTCTTCTGTGTATTCAAGCTCTACAATACCTATAGTATTACCTGCTATTTCAATCTGATTAGAATCTTTTCCTATGTTATACTGGAAACCACTTGTTCTTAGAAAGCTAAGAAAAGCACTTGTGCAATTATTAATACGAATAGTCCTATATTCTAATTTTAGAAGTTTTAAAAACAAAAGTATTCTCTCTGTTTCTTCATATGGAACTGTTCTTTTTGTAAGCATACCGCAATCATTCCTTTTCTTTATTTTCTATAATAATTATACCATAATAAATAAAAAAAGTCAAGGGCTAATAAACCCCTGACTTATATCCTCATGACTGAGTTATTGTCTTTTCAGTTGTTTCAACGGTTGTTGATTCCCCAACCTCATCTTCGAGTTCACTTGTAAGTTCTACAAGCTTAGTCTTGATAGCTTCAAGCTCTTTTTTAAGGAGGTCTGTGAGAATTGTTTCGCCGTAAACAGATTCGTCCTCTGATTTAGAGCCATCATCTTCTACTGTAATCACAGAAAAACTTCCAAAATTATATGTCGAAGCTCCGATTTTCAGTATAGCATCTTTATTTTTATCTTCAAAATCTTCTATCATTTTCTTAATAACAGCAGATTTCTTTGATAACTTGCAAATCTGAGATTCAACAGAATTCTTTTTAATCTTTATTTCTGACTGTGGCGGCACTGGAGGGTATGGATAGCCAAATGGTGGGTATGGATATGGATACTCTGGAGGCTGACAGTTGCAATTTGTTGTTGTTGAACTTGCTGTTGAATCAGTTGATGTAGATGCCTTCTTTGTTGGAGGGCAGCAATAATATCCGTTAAGGTCTGATGGATATACAAGGTCTGCTATAGCCATAACTTAATCATCTCCTTTTAATTATTTTTCTTTATTTTTATATAAAAATAAAAGTAGGAGAAAATTCTCCTACTTTTTAAGTGAGTTTTATTATGAATTAAGTCTAAAGAAATCTTCCATCTTATCCCATTCTTTATTCAAAATCTTGCAAATCTCCAAAGCACTGCTTTTTTCTACAAAAGCCGCAGAGCTATAACCACATTTTCCTTTTAACTTAGCCCCTTTTGAACGCAGATAACGTAGGTAATCTGGATAGGTTAAGCCTAACAGGCGTGCTTGTAGAACCCAGTAAGAACTTGTATAGCAATAATTTTTATCTTCTCTGAAAGGACTTTCATCAATTCCAATCATATATTCATTGGTATAAGTCTCTTGAGGTATAAACTTCATAGACAAATCTCCTTTTGAAGTTCTAATAAATCTAATTTTTCTGCTTCTGTTAAATTACAAGCTTTACAAAAACCTATAGCTCCGCCGCCAAGTTCAGTTATAATAGCTTTAAAACTATCGCAATTACTAATTGATTTTGAAAAGCCAGCAATAGGCGTTGTGTTTTCTACATAGTCTTCAACAATATATCTTGAAACAGTAGATGGAGAACAACCTATTATCTTCGCTACTTGGCTTTTAACCCCAATTTCCCTATATAATTTATTAATTTGCTCTGCAATTTCAGGGGTAATTTTCATTTAGTTCTCCTTTATAATAGCCCTAATGCTTTAATTTGTTCTACAATTCGGGTTAATACTGTTAAATCTATAGAGTTCCCCATTAAAAATCCAACAGCCCTATAACTCATTTCACTATTCAGCTTAATAGAATCTTCTAAACTCCAGCCCATTATCCTCATCATTTCAATTCCACTTAGTTTATAAATTCCTGTTTCTCGTGCATATAAGCCGCCACTTGAGCCAGCTTTACCTCCTCCATTAGAAGTTAAAGTAATAGCTTGACCAAAAATTGAATAAATTCTGTTGCCCTGTCCTTCTTTGCCTTGAAGATTTCCAATACGAATTGAATTGCCATAGTTAGGTTCTATTTCATGATATAAAGAAGTATCACTATCAACTAAGAATTCTGGTTGTGGCGGCAAAAGAATATCTTTAACGATAGTTTTACTTGTAAAATTTTGTGGAAAAATTAATCCTCTGTCTCCCAAAACAGAAACCATATAGACCCTATTTCGTATAGATAGTCCTCCATAATCACAAGCTCTAACTTTAGTCCAAGAATTAGCATAGCCCAATGATGCTAAAAAAGAAACCCAATCAGAAAAGTCATCATAAAATTTAGGACTTAACAAATTAGCAACATTTTCCATTATTAGAATTTTAGGTTTATTAGAGTTTATTAACAATCTCTTAACCTGATAAAGCAGTGAGGAATTTTCTCCTTGAAAACCCTTCTGCTTTCCTGCAATGGACAAATCAGTGCAAGGAAATGAATAAGTCCAGACATCAGAAATTGGTAAGGATTCTATCTTTGTAATATCTCCAAAATTTTTCGTTTCAGAATTTAAAATATTATAGGCTTTAATAGCTCTCTTATCAATTTCACTAATCCCAATTGATTCAACGTCATCATAGACGTTCTTAAAAGCTCTTATTTGTGTGCCAACGCCTGAAAAGAGTTCAATAATTTTAATCAATAATTATTTCTCCTATTTACGTAATATTAGCTATGAATACTTACACTATCATCTGTAATAACCCATCTTTCAATTTTACTATAGATGTCCTCTTCTGAATAAACCCAAAGGTCATCAAACTCCAAACTCGCAATTGCACCAACGATTGATTTACCATTAACTCTATACCCATTTTTCTTAGATACAAGTTCAACTTTCCCTTCAACCGATTCACAAACTTTAACAAAGTCCTTAATATCAGTCATTCCACCAAGCTCAATTCTATTAAACATATATGTTTTCCTCCTTAGAAAAATAAATCAAATAAAAAATTATAAAAGTTATAAAGTAATAAGAATGCTATTACTATAACAATAATCGTCATCATTCTTTTAATCCTCTCTTTCTCATTTACTATAATAATTATATCATAGTTTATAGAAAAAGTAAAATCTTTTTAGCTTAGCCGCCTTGTCGAGAATTATATCCATAGCTTAATGTTCCATAGAAATTAATCCAATATTTTTCTTTTGCGGCTTGCTCACTTCTATCACAAACTTCTATTACTTCAAAAGAAAAATTTTCTATGCCCTCATTAAACATTACATCATAAATTCTACCATTAATTACGTCAAGCCCACAACCTCGTTTAACGTGTTCCTTGAAACGATTTTTGAAGTTAATAGTTCTACCAACATAGGCTTTTTCATTATTAATATTAGTAATCTTATAAATACCACCTTTATCTTTATTATCTCCTAATACCCTATCAAAAAGCTCTTCAACTTTACTTTTATAGTAAACATCATAGATAACTTTGTACAAGGCTTCTGGCTTAGAAAATTCAAGAGCCAAATCTTTTAATTTCTTAATATCTCGTTTTGCATTTTCAGTAATAGTAATATGGTAAAAATCTCTTTGTTGTCTAATTTCCTCATCTTTTTTAAAGCGAGCAATAACTTCTTTTTGCTGTTGCTGATATTGCCTAAGCTCTTCTTCAAGAGTCGCCCTTTGAGAATTTATTTGCTCGCTGAATTGAAAAAAATCATTTTCTATTTCATCTTTTTTATCTTTATAATCTTGCTGGATTTTTCCTAATTCTACAGTAGCCGCTGCTTGTTCATCGGCAATTTTCTTAGATAAATCATTATGTCTTTCTTTTGCGGCAGCTTCTTCTAAAGCATTAAGAGCATCTTGCTTTTTCTTATAATGAATTTCAAGCTCTTCAATAGCTCTATCGTGCTGAAATTGTTTTTCCTCGAAATGCTCTTTAAGATTTTTTTCTTCCTCTTTAATTTCTCTAATATTATTCTAAATTTCTGCGGTAATTTCTTTTTCATAAGAATCTTTTTTCTTAGTCAAGCCTTTAATTACTGCTTCCTATTCATCAGAAAAGTTCTATTTTGTCTTCTTAAAAGGCAATAACAGATAAGCAATTTCTAATAGCCCTGCACCGCCAATCGCACAAGCAAAGCAAATTAATATTAATATAGCTGTATTCATATAGCCTCCTTATTCATCTTTTACTATCTTTCCAGTTTCCTCATCATATCTAAGATGATAAACCGACCAATATTCATTCAGATGTTCTTTTCCATACTCGATAAGCTATTTTTGGTCTTCGGTTAATTTATTATTATCTTTCTGTATTTTATTAATATAACCACATGAAAACTTCTCATTACAATATCCTGCGTCTTCACATTTCGGCTTAAAAATTCTTTCCTCTTTAATTAAATATTCCCACTCATCTGAATAAATAGAAAGACTCTCCAAAATATCTTTCATAAGCTGACGATATTCCCAATAAGCTCGACTACATAATCTCACTCTACTCATATCTATTAAATTTCTTAGATTAGTTCTATGGACTATTTTCGTTTCCATTCCAAGAGGAAGCATCATGCTAATATCTTCTTTTGGAGTGCCATTTTTCTTTAGTTCCTCAATCCCATAAGCAATAGTATTCATTACATTATTATAAACTGTATTAGCCTCGTTATTGTTTTTAATGGACGGCGGCGTAATAAAACCAAAATTCTCATCAAGAACATAACGTGTTGATTCCTGAAGATAAGTAGGGCTGCCGCCTATGTGTCTTTCAAACTCTCTAATAACTCTTGCTGAATAGCCGCTAATCTCCATATAAATTTGAGCATACTCTAAAACTCGACCATGACCACTTTTTAAGCAATCAAGTCCTCTTTTAAAATTCTTTTCATGAGAAGCAGTATCAGCTGCCCAACATTTTCCTGCCATTTCACCAGCAAGAGTAATTGGTTCATCTGTAGTTTCACTTAAAATTATAACTTTTCCATTCTGATTCCATCTTTTTGCTAACATTATCTTCCTCCCCTCTTATTCAAAATTTTCCATTTCTTCTAATTCTCTCATGCTATTAATTAAGTTAGGTAAAGAATCGTAAGACAAAGGAGCATAACCCCATTTTTTAAGACTAATATTTAAGACCCCATTTTTATAAGGCTCATCAATATTAGAAATACTTTGCGGCACAGCAATAAAAATTTTATCAAGTCCTATATTTTTTATAGCTCTTTGATAATAAATTTTATCATTATAAATTCTGACAGATGTTTCCTCACCATCAATTATTCCCACTACAAAATTATTAAGATTTCCTATAAATTCACAACCAATTCTTTCCCATTTTTTAACAAAATCTTTATCATTATTCATACATTCATAGCTAATTGTTCCATTTAGCTGAGAAAAAATTTTGGTCATTTCTTCTTCGTCATCATTCTCAGTAATTTTTCCAAGAATTATAACTGTGTCATTTTCTTCTACAGCTTCATTCCAATTCCTAATTATAAAATTATTATATTCTTCAATAGAATAAGATAAATTATCTGCTTCTACCTTAGAAAAGAAATTTAAATCTGCGGCAATCCAAACCATTTTCAATTCCTCCTTTCTCAATTTTTCTATAATAATTATACCATAAATTCCCCAAAAAGTCAAATATAAAAGAAAAAGAGCAGTTAAAAACTGCTCTCCTTTGTGCGTGAATCCTCATAATAATATTTTCTGCTTTTGTCTTTTGTTTACCTTTTCTGCTAAAAGCATTGAAGTTTGCCAAATTTCAATTGCTTATCTTTTCATTATGAGTGCCAATCATAATTCCTTTTCCTTTTATCTCACTATATAGCAATCTACTGATACAACTCCCTGATTACGGAATTGACAATTACTGCCATAGTAGTAAAAGAAATCTATTACATTAGAATTTCCTGCATCAGAATCATCAACGTAATAATATCCATTCATACTTGGATAACCTTTTACTTCTAAGTAAACCATTGTGCGGCCGTTGTAATTATATCCATAAAGACTATAAAGATAAGAACTTGCAATAGAACCTTTAACAGTTCCATTACCCCAAGAGCAATCTATTAATGAGCGACCAGAGCCTCCACAACGACCGCCGCCATAAGCATAATAAGTTCCTCTTGTAAAAGTCTTTACAAATGATAAATTAGAAGTAATTGGTTCTTCATATAAAGTAATAATTTCAATGTTAGGATTACATTCATCACAAAGTCGAGCTTCTATACCCTCTGTCGTTGTAATCTCATAGCACTCTTCAGATGCCCACTGGCAAGTTGACCTGTGAACATAGTGAGTACTTGGTTTATAAACTATTTTTTCTACTATTTTTTCTGTTGTTGTAGTTGCAATTGTTTCTTTTTCTGTTTTAATAGTTGTTATTACTTTTTCTGTCGTTGAAGAATTAGTAGTAGTTAAGACCGTTGAAGTGGTGAGTGTAGATGATAAAGTTGTTGAAGTGGTGCCTATTGTAATTGTATTAGGGCTATTCTTTATCTTATTTGACTTAACTATTACTTTTATAGTACGTGTTTGTCCATATTCATTTTCTATTTGAATATCTCTTGTGCCAGCCGCCACGCCAAAAAGTTGGTTATCTTTCGTTATTGCGGCAACGTCATTATCTTTAATGCTGTAGGTATAATTTTCTGTTGATATTGTTGTTTTTTCTCCAACCTCAATTTCAATTGGAGATTCAATTTCATTCAACAACTCACTTGCTGCAGATAGATAATCATCTTTCTGCTTAAAGAAGTCCGTGGCTTCAAGGGTTGTGATTACTATACTACTGACAAATATTATAAAGCCAGCACAAATTAACATTATTTTTCTTTTCATTTAAAATTCCTCCTTAATTAAGTCTTTCGACTATTAAGGATTCACGCTTAAAAATGTTCAATTAAGAACACTAATTATAAAGTGCTAAAATTACACCTTTTTCATAATAAAATATCTTCATCATCATCTTCAAAATCTCCATCATCATCTTCAAATTCTTCATAAGCCCAAAAAAGAATTATAAATTGGTCTTCTTCTTCAGCAACCAAATAGCCTTTAATTTGATTAAAAGGCTTTTTAAAAACTTTACAATAAACCTTTTTATTTTGATGTTCCATATACATATCGCTTAAAGCTTGTTCTAAATCATCAATATTGCTATTAATATCTTCTTGCATAGCCAAAAAATTCAAGCCCGCATCAAAAACATTAAAAGGCTCTGATAAGCCAATTCCCTGACCATAAGAAATTACTGGGGAGTTTGAACAGCAAAGGAACTTTCTTCCTTTCTTCTCAATCCCTCTTTTTTTAAGCTCAGCAACTGCTAATGATAATAGTAAGTTAGTAGTATTCTTGTTTGGGTTAATAGTCTGAACATGACTTTCTTTTATCATTTTATGAAATAATCCGTCTAATTCTACTCTTAGTTCATCATCTTCATATAATACATAATTCTTCATTAAAATTCAATCACTCCTATTGCGGATTTATTAAAAATATTATTCTTTTGCTTAAAGCTTAAATCCTTTTTTCCCATAGACCTCTTAGCAATTGTAGGGCACCAATAGAGAACTCGCTCTGCTCTGGTGGCAGCGACATAGGCAATTCGTCTTTCTTCTTCGTTATAAGTTCTCTCCCCAACAGCAATCACGTTTGGAAAGCTAAGGCCCTTCGATGCGTGCACCGTCAGTACTTTAACTCTATTAGTAGCCATTAAACTTTTTAAAATAGTATTATCTAAATCTCCTTTTTTGAAAGTAATATTAGGTATTTCTCTCTCATTTAAAATTTCCTGTGCTCTTTCTAATTCATTATTAGTTCTTGTTAGAATTGCCCAATTGCCCCAATCTCCTGACCATTCTAATTCATCTACAGCATTATTAAAAGGACATTCTTCAATAGCCCCATTTTTGGTCTTAATTGGAACGGCCGCAGGACTAAGATTTTCAGAATTCTTAATAAAGTCTTCTGCAAATTTAATTATATTTGGAGCACTTCTATAGTTATTTACAAGAAAATACTTAGTATACCCATCATTTAAATACATTTCTCTAAGATAAACATCTGATGTTCCTCTGAAAGAATAAATCTGCTGTCTTTCATCTCCTACTAAAAATATATTATCTGTAGGAATTTCCATTAGAAAATTATATTCTAACTTACTAATATCCTGACATTCATCAACAAATAAATACCTAATATGGATATATTTTTCTTGCGGCAAAAGCAAAGCTTTCTCAATAATCTTATCAAAGTTCTGTTGCAATATATTTTCAGTATTATCAATTCCATTAGCCGAACAAATTTTGTTGGCATAGGAATGAATAGTACCAATAAACATATTATCAGCAATACCATCTAATCTCTCAACCATTTCCTGTGCCGCCTGATTGGTAAAAGTAATTGCAACAATATCCTCAGGATTAACTCTTTTTCGTGTAATTAAATATCTAATCTTCTCGACAATAACAGAGCTCTTGCCTGCTCCAGCAGTAGCCAAGCAAAGAATTTTATTATCTGTAGCCTTTACAACTCTTTCTTGTTTAGCATCTAATTTCATTTCAAAATCCTCCTTTTCAAATCTTCTATAACTATTATACCACAATTAGAAAAAGAAGTCAAGATTTCTCCTGACTTCTTTCTTTTATTATTCACAAATCCATTCTATATTAGAACAATTTAAAAAAGTATAGGTACTGTTTTCAATTTCGTCCTATGTTGTGTTTGGATAAGCATACTCACTTGTATAATCATAAGCATATAAAGCTGTAATTACTGTGTTGTTTGAAGAATCTGTTGTTTTTCTTGGAGCATAATTACCGCCTGTTCCACGGTCTGGCGGCAAGTACAAAAGTTGAGTTGAGCTTATATTGTCTGGTTCTACTTGAGATTCTAAGTATTTAACATATCTCAAATTAGAACAAGACGAGAAGGCTTCTTTTTCAACCGTTGTTAATTTCTCACAACTTGAAAAACTTATTTTATTTAATCCTGAACTTCTATAGAAAGCATATTCTTTAATTGTTTTTAAATTCTTTGGTAAAATACAATATCCATTGTCGTCAGCATTAATATTAAGCAATGATAAATTTGTCATATTAGCAAAAGCATAGCGTCCTATTTCTTCTAATTGCGGCGAGTTGATTGTTATCTGTCCGCTTATTGAGCTTCCATAAAAAGCATAGTCCCCTATTTTCTTAACGGAAGAAGAAATAATAATACCATCTGTTGCATTAACAATATCTGCAAAATATTCAATTGTTTCAATTGTATCAGAGATAACTAATTTCCTCATTGTTCCTGCTGTAAAACAAAGAGTCACGTTTTCGTCTGATGATATTGCTGGGAGTGGAGTTTTCGTCACCCCACTACCAACAGCAAGATAATATGCATGATTTTTATAAGTTTCTTGGTCTGTGAACATTTTAATATCTGATTCTGTTTCTCCATTTAACCAGAATCCAGTTTGAGTCGTGTTGTAATTGACAAGTCTTGCGGAAACGCAGTTAAATAAGTAAAGCTGATTTGCTATCGCATAGTAATAACCAGTACCTAATTCAAGATTGAAATCAGAGCCGCCGCTATTGTCTTGGAATCCAACTATTTCACAACTGCCGTCAATATAGACTTTATAACATAAAGTTCCATCTTCAAGGGTTATTAGGTCGTTATCATAAGATGTTGTATCGTCTTTTCTAACAAGCACGTAAATTCTTCCAGAGCTATCTTTTTGGTAGTAAATTGTATTTGAGTCTACTTCTTTGCCAATGTTTGCCATATAATCTAATGCCATCTTATTTAAAGAATCAATATCTAAGGTAGAAGAATAAGATTCATCGGTATTATAGATAATTACAAGGTCATCAGAAGTAAAGCCTTCTGGGAATGAGCCATTGATTACTGTTGGCGGTTCTGGAAGTTCTTCTTCAATTTCAATTTCACTTATTCCTTTGAGATAGATTGTTTTTGAATCGGAATAAGAAATGCTTGGGTCAGATTTGCTTGATAGAGTTGCTACTATTTTTAAGGTTTTTGTTTTAGTTATTTCGTAATCTTTATTATTTAGAGTGATTGTGAGAGATGGAGATTGGGCAGTTGCATCGGAGAGGTCAGATGGGAGAAAGGTTAGGGATGATGTATTTGTTATCATTTTAAATCACCCGTTAGACGATGTTTGTACAATATGGAAACTTTTGTGTTCTGCCTCATTATATTTCTGTCCAGAAGTATTATCTATTGTTTTTTCTGCAAAATCGCTTAATGAATAGTCATAAACATATCGAGAGTTATATGCTCCTCCTACCATATATTCTGGGTATTCTCCATTTAATGCCCCTGTAAAGCCTGGATAAATTTTTTTCCCATTATATGTCAGTGTTTCAAACAACATTTCTGAAGTATATGTTGCAGTAGGATTATTATTTTCGCCTTCTATTCGTGAAATTGTTTTTCCGTCTTCCGAATAAAGTGTTAGTTTATATTCGTTTATAGTATATTCCTAGTTAAAGGCTATTATATATGTTAAATCGGACAAATCAGATTTTGTACCACTAATTGTACACGCTTTTACCATATTTTGATTACTCAGAGAAAAATTCTTTTGATTGTTTTTAAAAGTCTTCCAGAAATTTTTATTAGATAAATGAGTATTTTGACTTAATACTTGTAATATGGTGACTGCAAGTCGAGAATCTGCTGTACTGATACCTTCTGTAGCCAATAGCATACAAACTAAAAGATATTTTTTATAAAGTTTTATACCAAGTTCATTTATACTGTCATTTTCTTTATAATAGTCTCCGTCTTGTAAAAATATAGCAACATCACATCCGCTTATTGATGTTCTTAATCTGGCACCGCCAATCCCTTTTACGTCGCTGGTTTTTCCAAAACATTCTGAATAAGTATTTTTAATACCAATTCCTTGCTCGGAATTTACTACAGACTCTTTTAATTCTTCTTCAGTACTGTCACTCGCAAATTGAACTATTAAGGCTCTTTCTCCTCGATAAATATCCTTATTAATATCATTTCCATCAAATTCTTCTTTTTGACCTGCTGGATAATAATTTATTCTATGAAGAGCTAAGCTGACATTATCAGAATACAAGGAAGAAACATTTCCAGCTATAGACGACAAGGCATAGTTTAGAATTCCTGTCCTGTCTGAACTTCCTTTGAAATAGGTGGCTATACCCTGCATCATTTTCAGTATTATTGCCGACATCACTTTGTAAGTATTTAATCCATCATATCTTTGATAATTTCTACCTCCAATATAATAAAATATGTACTTATCAGATTTATCTAATACATTATCACAATAGGCGGTTTGAGAAAAGCCTGAAAAATAACGATTATCCATTCCATAATGTTTTAATACGAAAGCAAATTTTTCTTTATCTGTAGCATTGTCATCTGTTCCGCCACAAGATAGATATGCGTTTCGTACATTAGAACAAATAGTAAGACCATTTTTTTCATCTTCTAATAAATATTTATTATTAAAACCAAAAAATGGCATTCCAGTGTCTGTATCGGTTAGGCCTCCCACACCGGTGAAAAGCTCCAATTCCTCATATGACATACCACTCTAGATATCTAAAGGATAGGCATAATTAGAAAAAATCTTTTGATAAAACCAAGTTCCAAGTAAAGTACCATCCTTTGTTGTAGTTTTTGTATCAAAATTCCATTTTATCATTAATGCTCTGTCTTTATATTCTCCTTCTTCTACATAATTTAAAGTAAGCCCCCATGTACTTTTTTTAGACCAATTTATAAAATCTTGATAACTCTTAAAGGTTTCTCCTTCTGTTACCTTAATAATATTTGGGAAAATTTTTTGCTCATATCCATTTAAATCTGTATATGTTATATCTTCATCGTTGTGATAAAGAATCCAACAGGCATAAAGTTTTAAAATCAAACAAGCATCATACCAAGAAACTGAATCATCTCCATCTAAATCTAACGCCCAGCCTGTCCACTCATCAGAATTAATATTAGAAGTATCTGTTGCCTTTGCTGTATATTGATAAACTTCTTTAGAAATCTCAAAAGCATCATCGCCTTCGTCAACATCTCCACTTAAAATTTCAAGCGACTTAGCTAAATTATCAATCATTCTTGCCTACATTTGGGTGACGTTCCATAAATATTTTACATTATTCCAAAGTTCCATTGTTTCCGCCATTTGTCCTTTCAGAATTCCCTGTAATCCATTATCATCGCCAAAAAGAACGCTTAATATAGCACTTAATAACTGAGAAATTACCCAGAAGTTTTTATCCAAATCTTCTACTTCAACTCTTCTTTTATATTCTGGCATTAATAAATTAACGACAGCCTTTAAAGTATCGGTGCTTACGTTTCCATTAGCAACCTCATCTGCAATAGCCTTTGTAAGATTAGTATAGTCCATATTATCTACATTCATCTTAATCTCATCAGCACGTGCCTGAGTATAAACTTGGTCAAAGACGTTCTTTAATGGCCTTGGGTCTAAATAGTAATTAGCTTCTGTACCTTTTGCATCTGCTCTTCTTAGTCCGTCTATCCAATCTTTAAAGGAATCATGATATAAATCACTTGTTAATCCATAGGTTAAGCACCATTCTTTAATTAAGTCATATAATTTGTTTATGGATTCGTTCCAACCTTCTTCGCTAATTTCTTCGTCCTCTGTTCCACCATTTTCATTCCAAATATTGCTGGTATCTTTTAATAAGTTTATATATTCGTCAGAATTCTGATATAAATAAGCCGCAAATTCAGCTACGGAAACATAAGGTGTTGATGAAGATTTCTTATTATGAATATTTATTTTTTTAATTGTTCTTAATAAGGATACTGCCCATCTGGAATTATAAGTTTTTCCTCCAGTAGGGAACGAGAGTCTTGTTAATGCAGAATATATGTTCTTATCTAAAGCCTTATTTGAATCTGATGTACCTGTTGTATACTCTTTAGCTTGAAGTTTTCTAAAGTCAGTTTCTTTCGCTTTAAGTTTTTCTGCAATTTTACTTGCAGAAGCTTCTGTATAATATGTTGAAGAATTATAAAAATAAACCTTTCCTTCTCCTTTCGAGATTACACAATAACTCTTTCCATCACTATTTTTTAAATCCTACCCATCACGACTTAAAGCTGGCCACTCATCGAAGCCTCCTGCTGACTGAATTGTAGAAACATCATAAGTATACGTTTTTATAGAAGAAGCTCTTTCTGCGTCTGTTAAGTCAATAGCAAAAAACTTGAGAGCAATTACGGCATCGTCTGTGCCTATTAAGTTATCTCCATTAAAGTCAAACATTTTTGCAACTGCGGTGTAAGCTTCATTTATTTCTGTTAATGCTGGAATATTAAAATAATTTTTTTCTTTACCTTCTTTTTCTGCACTTGTATCTTTCGCCGTTTTCATATCACTATAGCGGCTTTCCATATCTGAAAGAAGATATGACTTACCGTTATACTTTATTACTTTTCCACCATTAGTATCTGATACTTTTGTATCGCCAAAATCTTGTAAGTATTGTGCGGCATCGTCTGAATCAAAGAAAAGCCCTATTGCTGTTTGATATAATTTTAATAATTTTTCTGGCGAAATATTTCTATCGCTTCTAACGCCCTTCATAAAGTGGTCTACATCAAGTAGCCAATCTAAATATTCAGCATCTAAATTCGACTGTGAATCTGAATCAAAAAGACTATTATCACCAATTACACCAAGCATTTTTACACCCAACGCATTTGGATATAAATCAGAAAGTAGTTCTAAAAAAGCATAATAGCTTTGCTTAAATCTCAAGGAATTAATTTCATTCTTTTCTTTTTCAGAATTAATTTCATACTCTGTCGCACCAGAAATAGTTGTAATCTTATCTTTATTTTTATTCTGGTCCGCTTCATTTGTATTAATTGCCATTTGTCTTCACCTCATCTATTATAAATTTAAAAAGTATTACCTTTTCATTATATTATATCTCAAATTATTCTAAAAGTCAATACCTTGACTTTCAATATAAAGTAAGAAAATAAGGGGAACAATCTAATGCTCCCCTATTAATATTATTTCTTAATAATCTCAATCTGAACCTTATCGACAGGCTTTCCAAAAACTCCTGCATAATCAGAAATTCCTTCAACCCAATCATAGTAATTACTTGAAGCAGTAGAAGAAACTCTATATTTAACCTGATAGCCACTACAATTAAGAAGTTCTATCTGAATTGCATCAATCTGCTGAGTTTTTAATCCTGCACAACCCTTATTCCAGTCATTAATATTATAGGCAGTAATCCAACTTAACCAGCCGCCGCCGTTTAAATGAACACGATACTTTAATGAGCCTTTTGAAACTGTTGCGGCGAAGCCATTTGCGGCATATTTATCTTTACCAGCATAAGAAGTTGCATTGGTAATTTCACTTGACCAAGCACCATTACTATACAATCTATATTTTACATCAGGAACACTTACAGTAGTAGTAGTAGTAGTTGAAGTACTATTAGTATAAACAACATTGCCTTTCTCATCAAAAACGCTATAACCCGCCTTACAAGCTTTTTTAGCATTATCAAGAGAACTATAAGCCCCTATCTGAGAACTTGCATCTGCCCAAGTTTTACGAACTCTATAGGTTATTGTGGTAGATGTAGCTGTTGAGCTTGAAGTTGATGAACTTGAACTTGAACTTGTCGATGTTCCTTTAAGAGCATTAAGCGATTTTTCAACATTACTCTTAAAAGTAGACCAATGCGGCAAAATATAAATTGGACAATATTTCGCAAGTCCCTTTGTTGTACACATAGTATCAATTGTTCCTGATTTGCCCGCTTTTCTTGCAAGCCAGTATGTATGGCTTCTTACACCATCAGCAACATCAAGGTTATATTTGTTTAAAAGATAAGCCACAAGCTTAACCGCATTTGCTTCTGCGGCCGCCGAGTTGCCAATTACTTCAATTGCTACAGTAGTATTATTACCGCTATTAGCATCAGAAGTACCATCTGCACAAGACCAGTTTACATAGTCATCTGGTAAATTCTGCCAAGCACAAACATTATCAACATAATAATGTACTCGAACAGTCTTCATAGCATTGTTATATGTTGCTCTTGTATACTGTTCTGCCATTGTTGTACTTGAAGAAACATTAACTGCTTCTGTGTTATGGACAGTAATAGCTACTGTCTTCTTACGATTGCCGCTTGGCATATCAATTTTATTTGGATTATTCTTTGATTTAGTTAAAAGAAATTCTTTAACTGTTAATCCATTTGCTTTATAGGTTCTATCTGGTGTTAAAAAATTACTCATTTAAAATTCCTCCTTAATCATTTAAAATATTACTTAAACTTTCAATGATTCTAACTTCATTTTCAGTTAATTCATCTTCATTATTTTTCTCACTAATTTCTGAAATTGCTCCTAAGACAATTTTAATTTTGTTTTCGTGCTTAGATTTATTATAATAAAATCCTGTAGCCGCCGCACATTCTGTAAAAATAGAGGGAATTAGATAGCACAATGGCTCATATGTCTAAAAAACAACCATCATAATACAGCTAAATACTGTAATTCCTAAACTAATTAAAATAGCAAAGCAAAGCAAAAGTTTAGAGGTTTCTATTTTCTTCATCGGTCTCACCTCACAATGTTTGACTTTATAAAAAGACTATGATATAATTATTATAGAAAATCGGAAAAGAAAGGAATGATGAAAATGAGTTTACAGAATATAAAGTCATTGATTACTAATGTAATTCCAATACATATTTATATAAATGACGAGTTCATTACCACAATTCTCTCAGTTGAGGATAGTATATATGATACATATACTGTAGAAAATATCAATATTAAAAATCTTAGCACAATTGATATTACGATTAAAAATTAAAATAGTATTGGAATGGGAACAAGATTAAATCTTGTTCCCTTTTTTTATTTTAAAATACAGAATTTTGTAATGAGGCTTTTCTTCTTTGAAAAATAAATATCGTATTGTATCATCTAAGATTATAATTAATATACTAAGTAAAAACCAATAGAATGTAAATGGTAGACAAATCTATCCTAAGAAATTAAAGGGGACATTGCTATAATCCCATACATTCCACCCTAAAATTAAGTTAATAATTATTCCACTAATTAGCTCTAATAATGTTATAATCAACGACCCAAATAATGCCTAAAGTTCAAGTAATATATTCCAAGAAAAGATATTATTAATTAAACCAACACAAATAAAGCAAAGGCCGCCGACTATAAACATAGTCCAATGAGAATAACCCCTGTAAAGCAGCTCTGTCCCGACATAAGCAGAGCCGCCAACAAGAAAAAGGAACAAATATTTAACAATACTTTTTAGTTTACTGAGCATTGCTATTCACTATCAAATTAATGATACTCTGATATTCCTCCTTTAATTCCATTCCGTATACAACTGATTTAATTTCATCAATATTGTCCATTGCAAGAATTTGATTTTTTAAAAGATTATAATAAGTAGTGTGGTAAGTAATCCAGCTTGTTGCCGTCTGGACTAAGCCAATCATTTCTTCTGGAGTGTAAATTCTACAAACCTGACTATCTGCGTGATAAGGAACTGATTGACCAACCTGAGCAAGAGCATAGAGAGAAGTTAAATTAATCTGATCTGTGGTATTAAGACGATAATGTTCATCGTTATAGTCAATGCCGTTTGTAATTGTAGTTTGACAAATTGAACACATTTCATTAATTTTACGTTGCTGAATTTGTGATAATTCATCTATTTCATCAGTTTCACTTTCAAGATTATTAATATTGTCTCTAATTTCCTGACGTTTAGTAATCAAAGCAGAGTAATCATATGGAAGAGTTAAACCTAAAGAATAATTTTCTAAGCTCTTGATAACCTGATAATCAGTATTTTCAAGATTCTGTTTTAAATTTTTGATTTTCTTTTCTTTATTCTTAGCCTCTTCCTCTAACTGTGCGGCCTCGAGATATTTATTAAAAGTATCTATATCATCTAAAACGCTTATATCATCTAATTCAGTTATAAGAGAATACTCGTTATAGTAGAAATATCCATTTATTTTCTGCTCTATATTTGTTCTCAATTTAACCTTATAAATATTGTCCTTTATTAAAGCGGTTTCATAAGCTTCAACAGAAGTAGTAGACATCATTCTCATTCTAATTCACCTCTTTATATAAATATTAATCCTAAGTATTTAATCAATGCTTCATTGCCTGCCGCCTTTTCAGCACATTGTACTACTGGATAAAATGTTCCAACTGGTAAATTTTCTAACTGAGTAAAGCTATAAGCATTATTATTTACATTGGCTAATGTTATTGTTGTAGTAATGGTATAGTCAGAATTAGCTACTTTTTCCTGAGCTTCTGCAAACGAAGAAGCTTCAATAAGGGAAAGCGTGACGGTTGGATTAATCCAAGTTGATACATAATGCATTCTTTTTAAAAGAGCGGTACTCTTTTTAATTGTAATAGGAGTATCGTTTATAAATCCTGCACCAATAGATAATTTATTCATATTAATACCAGCACCATAGCTACTATTATAAATCACATTAGGAGTTGTATCATTATAATCATATGCTTGAATTGGAGTGAAATCATCTTTTGAGTCAGAGAAAACATAGATTGAATCACTATACTTATTCACAATATCATCAGTTGAAGTGCTATCAACAGAATCAAACAAAACAAGTTCAGAAGATTCTTCGCTTTCTCCGCCACTGCCTTCATAAGTACCAGTAATTCCAAAAATTGTTATTCCTGATTTAATATTATCAGCAACTAAATTCTCATCTCCCTCAATAATCTGGTCTCCAGCAAGATAAACGCCAGAATCAATTACAAGATTGGAAGTGGTTGGAGTGTAAATGGTCTCTTCTAAAGAAGCCATAGTACCAATAACCTTACCATCATTATTATAAGCAATTTTACCTTCTAAAATATCTGCGGAAGTTGCTGTTGCGTCAGTAATTTCAATACTAACTTCTGGAGAATAAGTACCCACAACATCAAAAATTTCGACCCCTTCTTTAATATTTTCTGCAAGAAGGTTTTCACTACCCTTTACTGTTATACCAGTCTGAACAAAAGTTCCTTCTTCAACATAAAAAGGATAAGTGGTTGGAGTTATAATTAATTCATCTTCAATTGTTAAAGCAGTACCAATAATTTTTTCTCCATTTGCATAACCAATTTTACCCTCTGGAATATCGTATTCTGTAATATTTCCATCAGAAGTAAAAGTACCATCTACGTCAAAAATGCTAACCCCTGCTTTGATATTTTCTGCAATTAAATCTTCGTCGCCTTTAATTGTCTGTTTGCCTGCTATGTAAATTCCTGAACTAATCGTTTTATCAATTGTAGAAGGAACAATGGTCTGTTCTTCCTGTGATAAAATTGTACCAGTTAGCTTTTCTCCATTTACATAAGCGGTTTTATTAAGTAAAATATCGTCTGCTGTGGCGGTTGCATCTGTTGTATCAATATCGTTTTCTCCTTTCTCAACCAAAGTACCAGTAATACCAAAGATTTCTACTCCTTCTTTAATATTTTCTGCTACTAAATCCTCATCGCCTGGGATTGCAATTCCATTATAAAATCCGCTAACAAGATAATGGTCATCTGTACTTGGAGTAATACTAACTTCTTGATTTATAGTATAAGCAGAACCAGTAATTTTCTCATTATTAACATAAGCCGTCAAGCCACTTTTTATGTCGGCGGCAGTTGCAGTTGCATCTGATGTATCAATGCCGCCTTCCCCTATAATAACAGTTTTATTATATGGTTGATGTATTAATACTGCCAATTTTATTCACCTCGCTTATGTTGTATAATTTCTAACGTAAGTCACTGAACCAGTAATTCTTACTTTATTGTTTTCTGAGAAATGAGATTTTAATAGAGTAGAAGTTAATCCGCCTGCTGACCAAATTATTTCTGAATCAAGTGGTGCCGTGACTGATTGGTCTATTCTAATAATATCAGATAAACCAGAAGAAGTAATAGTTCCATATGCAGGCTCAAAAAGACTTACATATCCACGAGTTGTTGATTTATCATCTATTTCATAATAACCAGTATCACTATTAGTAGTCTGGAGTAAGAAACTTACGTCTGTTGTTGGTAAATACTCTGAACCAATTGCAACATATTCTGAAAGATAAAGGTTGTTAAAAATAACCGTGACGACTGGACCATTAACAATTAAAGTTTCCTTTCCAGAAACAAGTTCAATAACCTGTGTTGAGGTCGAAAGAGCTAAAGTTCCCGACTCTGCTGGTAAATAGTTATTATAATTTGTTGTAGAAGAATTGTTAGTACTTAGTGAATTATAGCCTGAACTTGAACCATAAATAGCTATAGCACCTTCCGCATTGCCTGCTGTACCTGATTTAACGGAATTACCAACTATTATCTGAGATAAACCATTCTGTTTTGTAGTACCTGTTCTTGTTGCATATTTAAAGCCGCTATTATCTCTAAGTGTTGCTCCAGAAGTTCCAGTTGTAGTGGTTTCTGAACCCCAATATGGATAGTAGTATGAAATTGATGTTGGATTTGTTTCAACAACTTTTACGCCTGTTGCATAAGTTGATGTTGTCGAAGTAGAAGCATTGCCGTCCAAAGCTCCATAAAATGTTGTTGCATAGAGAGAGCCTGACTCTTCACCAATATAAACGTTAGTATCAAAGTATTGATAACCAGTATTCTGGGTTGTGCTACTTGTGCCTGTTAAATAAGCTTTAGTTGTGGTACTTGGAATATTCTTAACTTTTTCGTCTGCGGTTGAAGAATAGAGAGTGTAAGTTGTTCCATCTACTGTCAATTTACCAATTTCTTCGCCTGAGGTTGTTGTGCCAGCCCAAGAAACGGTTGAACCAGAGCCTTCAGAGCTTGAGGATAATTGGGTTATATCAATACCTACAAAGTTTCCAGAAGAATCGTTAACGTAGAGTTTGCTATCCCAACCTATTGCAAATAAATTACTACGATTTGAATTAGAAGAACCATTACCTATTATTAAAGCATAAGTATCGTTAGTATCTTCTACATTAAATTTACCCATTGTTGTCTAAGCATCGCTCGATGCAATTGTCCATTGGTTCTGAGAATGAGAATAATTTCCATCTGCTGTAGAGTTATATCCTTCTGCATGACTAAAAGCTCCATTGGCAGAAGGTTTACTTGTACCAGTTATGATTGGGCCGCCAAAAATTCCATCAGTATGTGCAGTTCCGTCCGCATTAAAAACTTCATAATAATCATAGCATTTGTCGCCATAATTAAAAACTTCGCCGACATGATTTCTGTGTACAATAGAATATGTAGTAGTAGGATTCTCTGGAGGAGTTGTCTCAAAAGTGTATGTATGCTTTTTACCAATTGCTGTAGAAATAGTAATCTCATTGTCATTACTTACTGCAATAGTACCATAATCTGTTTCGCCGCCGCTTACTTTTTCAACAACTTTTGTTTCTAACTGACTGCCTTCAATAACAACAGTAATTGGTATATCCTCAGTAGGAACATCGTCGTAAGCAGTCAAAGTAATATAGCCATCGCCTTGGTCTGTGGCTACAATTTTTCCTGCTAAGAAACTATCTATCTGAGTTTCTGTAATTGTCTGCTGTAGTCCAATGTCAACTAAGCTATCTGCATCAATTTCATTAGAAGTAATTTTATAAGTTCCGTCAGATGACCAATCACTTGCGGCAAGTACTGTATCAAATTTTACAGAGTATAAAGTATCGCCCTTATCACCCTTTTCGCCTTTTTCTCCTGTATTTCCTGTTCCAGAAGGAAAATCTATAAAAACTGCCATTTAATTAATCACCTCTTTTATTTTGTAATATCTTCGATTGAAATATAAATTGGTATGTCTGTTTCAGGAACAGGGCCATATGCTTTCAATACAATTTTATTATCTTCTTGCGACTGACAAATAATTTTTGCTTCGGCGGCAATGTCATAAAGTTCTTCGCTTATATCTTCCTGCGGCCCGATGTGAATTACGCTATCAGCCTTTATATTAGTATTTGTTATTGTATAAAGTCCTGCCTCATTCCATTTAGAAGCTTGAAGTACTGTTTCAATAACAATTAAGTTATTTCTAAGATAAGCAATGAATTCTTCTTCCGTACCCTCATTACCTAAACTAAGCCAAGTTTCATAAGCGTCTTTACCGTCAAGACCCTTAGAACCCCTAATACTCTCAGTTAAATATGATTTTATAGTATCGCCATCTTTATAAGTAATCTTAAGGAAATAACCAGATTCAGCTGTTTCATCATTATAAATAATCTGACCTGTTGCGTAATCACTACCAGTGGTTTTCAAAACAACCTTATCATAATTTTCAACTTCATATTTATATTCAACTTCCAGCTCCATATCAACGTCAAAAGTTTCTATAGCAACGTCATTCTTATAGAAAATTATTTGAACTGGATAAGTATCGTCTGAACCATTCTGCCACCAATTTATAAAACTAATAGTAGCAAGTCCTGTCAAATCAAATTCTGTTGGTTTTGTAGTAGTATCACCATCAATTTCAAAATAAGCTAATGGGGCTTTTGATTCATTAATTCTCCAAACGCCTGCCTGCTTAAATATTTCAATTGTTGGAGAATAACCGTCTTCTCCATCTTCACCTACTACCTTACCTAAATCTTCCGCAGTATCAGAATCATCATAAAGCACATATAAATGTCCATCATCTGAGATATAAATCTGTGAAACTCCACGACCTGCTGGGCCTTTGATAGCTCCAGCATCAACAAATTCGCCAGATTCGGCTTTAATTTGAAGATGTCCGTTTTCGTCTATATATCCATCGCCTGCATCTGTACATTCGTCTTCTGAAGCTTTTATTTTAACAGAAGTTCCATCTGCACCCTTAACTGTTCCTGCATTTGTAGTTGTTCCTGTTGAGAAAGTTATAATCAAATCGCCATCTGAATTAACTGTAGCACCTGTAATTGAGACACCATCTGCACCAGTTTCACCCTGTTCACCTTTTTCACCCTGTTCGCCTTTTAAAGAGCTAAGTGAGAAAAGAGTTTTCCAAGTGCTTCCATTATTATAGCTAACTTCAATGTTGTCGCCGTTTTCTCTCAGTAAAGGAGTTGTGCCGTCTACCCCTTGCTCACCGTCTTTTCCTTTTAAAGAATCAAGTGAGATGAGATTTGTCCAAGTTTTTCCTTCATCATAGGAAACTCTAAGGTATGTATCGAAATCATCAACACCTAAGAGAACAGAAGAATCATTACCATTTACAACTGTAAAAGTAGTCTTTGTTCCATCTGTCATCACAATTTCATAGGTATCTGCTGCTCCTGCTATTCCTGCTGTTGTGCCGCCAGTACTGGAAACGAAATTAATTGATGAAATTCCAACGCCATCTTCACCATTAGTACCGTTAGTACCATCTTTTCCATCTTTTCCGTTAGTACCGTCCTTACCATCAGCACCCTTTAAAGAAGCAAGCCATTCAGCCTGTGTGCCTGAAAATCCATTATCAACAGCAATCTCATAAGCAGATTTTCCATCTGCACCAGAGCTGCCGCCAGAAGAACCTCCAGAGCCACTTGAAGAGCCTACAAAAGGATTAAAGAAAGTCATATTATCACCTCTTGTTTATTAGATTATATAGTAAATATTACCAGTAAAAGCACTTGTAAAAATTAAAGAATTAATTCTCTCATGTCTTTCTGTAGTGTATGGAGTAATAAAATATCCACACTTAGGAATTTTTAAAGTATTATCTTTATTAATTGTAAATTCTGTACCTGTTGAACCTTCAAAACCTATAAAATCAAGATAGAATGGTTCTTGATTATAACCAATTTTCTTTAAATCTTCCTTGATTAATTCAACAACGTTTTTACCTGACGGTGCGCCGCCACTATACATTCTATAGTTCATTTATTTTATCCCTCCTTTATTTCTGCTATTTCAGAAATTATTTCTTTTATTTTACTTGTTTCCTCACTATCATCAAATCTTATTTCAATAATATCTCCTGTTCTTAACTGTAAAGATAATAGACCTAATAAACTTTTAGCATTAGCTAATCTATCATCACTTACTATAAAAATTGTACTTTTTAATTCATTTATTTTATAATTGAAATTGGTAGCTATACGATTAAATATATCAGTTGTAATTGTACATTTAATTGTTTTCCATTCCATTTTCTCATCATCTCCTATAATATTATTATAACACAATATTCTAAAAAAGTCAAGTAGATTAATATTATAATCGAAATACTTGACTTTCTTAAAAATTCATGTTATACTTATAATAAGAAATGATGAGGAGGTCTAAAGACTATGGATAATATAAAAAAAATTACTGAATGGAAATTAAGACATTATTGCTTAAATTTAGATTATCAAATTGATAGTATGAATTTAGAAGCTCAAACAAATCAAATTATAGCAAGTTTTATTAATAATTTTCTTGAAAAATATAATAAAGATATTGAAAATAAAATCTTTATTTTGGAATATCAAGATGATTTATTAAGTGTAATTACTTATAGGATTTTAAAAAATCTTGCTTCTTTAAGTAAAATGAATTTATTTTTATATGGAAAAAAGAGTAAGACTAAAAAATATTTAGAAAAAGGAGAAAAATTTATTCCTTTATCTAAAATAAAGAAATATATAAAAAATTGTGGTTATAAAATTGTTTATATATCTTGTTTTAATCCTATCTATAAAGTGTTTGCAAGTAATAAAGTTTTTAATAAATTCCCATGTGATATGCTATATCCAATGAAGAATTTTACCCCTGATGAAATTAGTATGGCCCAATTATTTTATCATATTGGTTATATTAAATATAGTAAGGATATTACTAAGAGATATAATAATGGAGATATTTTGGAAATTAAGAATAAGATTATTAATTTCTGTAATAAAATGGAACTCTCAGAAGAAATAAAAAGTTTCGGCTATACTTGGCATACAGAGAAAAAAATTTACGTTGTTTTTTGGGAAAATAATTTTGAGATTGATAAAAAAATTGCTCAAAAAGTGCAAGACTTAAATGATATGATATTCTATATGTGGTATGACAGTTTAGAAGAGCCAGAAATCATCAGTAAGAGCTATTTTCCTTTATATTTGAAGAATAAAACAAATATACCAAAATTGGAATATTACAATTATAATGATTTAAGCATACCTAAATATTTAGCCGAAAGATGGGGAAATGAAATTATAGAAGTTCATTGGAAAGATGATAAAGTCATTAAACGTCCTTATAAATATATAGATGGAAAATTTGTAGAATTAGAGGAGGAAATTTTTGAATGAAAGTATTTATAGTAAATTCAAAACCAACAACAGGAAAAACTCTTTTTGAGTCCTTTGTCAGAGAGGCAGCCGCCAATAATGGAGATGATGTGGGAGTTCTTTCTATTGTTGATAGTATTAAAGATGTAGCACTATTTGCTGGTTGGAATGGGAAAAAAGATGCTAATGATAGAAAAATGCTTGCAGACCTAAAAGATGTTTTAGAAGAATGGAATGATTACCCTTATAGAGAATTGATATCTAAAATAGAACAACATAGAAAATTAGGCTCTAAAGCGGTTTTTGTAGATTGTAGAGAAGATAAAGACATTGAAAGACTATCTAAAGACTATAATGCTTTAACTCTTACTATTAAAAGAGATGTAGAAGAACAATCCTATGGTAATAGAGCTGATGATAATGTTAGAGAAGGCGGCTATGATATTGAAATTGATAATACACAAGGCATTGAAGAATTAAAAGAAGAAGCTACAACATTTTATGAATTGTTTATTAAAGGTCAAAACTGAAAAAGTTTTGACTTTTTTTATAATTAATGTTATAATTATTATAGTAAGTTAAGAAAGGACAATAAAAATGATTGGTATTTATTGTATAGAAAATAAAACTACTCAAAAGAAGTATATTGGAAAATCAATTGATATTTTTCGTAGATGGAATGAGCATTTAGAACAAGGTAAATATTCTACTTCTATTGATGACGAATTCCATTTTAATCTTTATCACAATTCTAATAACTTTACTTTTTCTATTATAGAATTATGTGAAGAAGAAGAGCTAAGTGATAAAGAAAAATATTATATTGAAAAGTACGATACTATTAATAATGGCTATAATAAGATAGCGGCCGCCCAGAATATTTTTGACTCAAAAAAGGCTTTGCCGCCTTCCAAAAAAGAAATTATTAGAATGATAACTTCTTTACTTGAAAAGCCATTATTTAAAGAAGATAAAGACCAATTAAGTCAATTCTTTAAAATCAAAGATAAAAGAGGCAATATCTTAAAATGGAATACTGTCAAAAAAGAAATTATCTCTAAAGGCTTTGATGTAGTAGAATCAAAAAGATATGTAGATGGAAAAATGAGAAATTGTAGTATTATTAGGCTAAGATGGGAGGACTAAATGAGAATTTTATGTGATGTTGATAATGTAGTAGGAGACTTAACTACAGCAGTATTAGATGTTTATAATGAAGATAGTGAAGATAATCTTACTGTAGATAAAATTACTAAGTATAATATCGAAAATTTTGTCAAGCCGCAGTATAAGGAAACATTCTATCATTATTTTCTTGATAAAAGAACATGGAATAGAATGAAATTAGTACCAAATGTTCAGAAATATATGGCAAAATTATTTAATGATGGACACGAAATTTATTTTTGTACTAAAACAGAAATGAAGAATGCTCCTAAAAAAGAATCTTATCTCCAAAGAATTTTCCCTTATATGGATATAAGAAAGCATCTGATTGTTTGTTATGATAAAAGTATGGTCATTGGTGATGCTTTAATAGATGATTGCTTATCCAATTTTAGTACAACTCAACCATTAAAAATTTGTCTTGCTTATCCGTGGAATAAGAATGTTATTGACCCCTCTATTCATAGATGTAATGATTGGGAAGAAATCTATTCTGTAATTAAAACTGCTGCGGCCGCCAAGTCATTATACTAAACTACTTGACTTTTAAATAAAAATGTGTTATAATTATTATAATAAATGAGAAAAACTCATTTCTGGTTATTAAAACCTGATTATCTCCGTAAATTACGGCTAACAATTGAATAGAATGGAACTGATATAACAAAAGGATTATACCACTGTACATTCAAATTTAAGGTCAATGTTCAACTCTCTGTGGAGATTAAAGTTAGATTATACCTTAACGCAGTGATGACACTGTAAAAGACACTGCGATATCAAAAAGGGAAACAGGGACTGTCGAGATGATAGGCTCTGTTTTTCTACGTCTTTATGGTTTGGTAAGCCTTGCAGCGTAAATCTACTCGTTTAAGAATTTGAGAACAATTCTTACTCTGTATTTGAGGGTACATTTATTTTCTATTAAGATTAAATATTTAGTATGCCTAATAACTCGTAAGCGGTTATGAATCTCAACGTAATCTTAATCGTCAAAAAGGTAGTTAAAACCTATTATAAACGTATTATAATAAAAGTTGAGGTTGGGGCGATAGTTTTAGAAAATACTTTCCCTTAAAGGAGAACGCTATAAGGGCAACTGTTAATTGAACTGTTAAGTATCAGAGATTTCGTAAGAAACTAAATTAACGATAGTTGAAAGTGAAATAAAGAATTTCAATAATTCTTTTTTTTATTTCTTGTGATGGGTGAAATATCAAAAAATCAGTAGCCTATAGGGCATACAACATTTAATGCCGTCTTTTCAATACTGATGTGCCTACATTGATATGCCTACACAAAACGCCACAGGATGCACAACAAGTTGTGCATCGAGTGGCGGTGAACGCTACTCGCTCCGCTCGTAGCCGTTCACATAAGTTTTGGAGAAAAGAAATAGGTTGGTTGATATTGGTTATTATATATTATCATTAGTATATAATATATAATATAATTAATAATAATAATAATAATAAGGAGATAAGATAAAATATGAGTATGATAATTGATAATGTAGATTTTGAAGAACTTCCTGCAGAACGTTATTGGTCATTTGCTAAATCCTATAAAGGTAATAAAAAAGAAGAAACAAAACAAATGTTCCTCTCTAAACAGTACCTTGGAGCTCTAAAGAATGATGGCCACTATGCAAGATTTATAAAAGATAATAATGGAAACATGAGATTACAAGGCCGCTCTGAAAGTGTAGAAGGAGGATATTTAAATAAAATAGAATGGACACCTCAGTGCCAAGAATTCTTTGATAGTCTACCTAATGGAACTTGTTTACTTGGAGAATTATATCTTCCTGAACAAAGAGGAAGTCGTAAAGTAGGAACAATACTTGGGTGTTTACTTAATAAAGCTCTTGATAGACAAGAAAAAGGTGAGAAACTCCACTACTATGTGTTTGATGTCTGGGCTTATAATGGAAAAAGTCTACTCAATACTAAATTTGAAGATAGAATTAGAAAATATTTAGATACTTTTATAGCGGCCGCCAGTAAGGGAAAAGAATATATAGATATAGCTAAATATTTAGAAGGAGAAGAGGCTTGGAATGAATTAGGTGAAATTTTAAAACGTGGCGACGAAGGAATGGTACTTTACAAAAAGAACGGAATTGCTGAGCCAGGCAAGAGAACAAGTAGAAAAACTCTTAAAGTTAAAATGGAAATAGAACAGACAATAGACGCTTTTATTGATGGAGAATATAAGAGCCCTACTAAAGAATATAATGGCAAAGAAATTGAGAATTGGAATTACTGGATTAATGATAAAACAGGAGAAAAGATTAATAAAAATATGTACTATGATTATTACCAAGGTAGAGCTTTAACTCCAATTACAAAAGCTTATTATTATGGCTGGGCAAGTGCAATTTCGTTCTCAGTAATGAAAGATGGAAAACCAATTCGTATAGGCTGGATTTCTGGAATTACAGATGAAATGAAGCAAGGAATTGTTGAAAATCCTGAGAAATACCTTAATAAGGTCTATGAACTTACTTGCATGGAGCTTGAATATATATCAGGACACTATTCTTTAAGACATGGTAAAATAGTCCAAGAACGTCCTGATAAAGCGGCCGCCGACTGTGATTGGTCGCAAATTGAAAATAATTAAAATATTAGAACTTAAAAGAAGCCCTTTTACTTAACATAGAGAAGAGATTTTTCTCTTTATTTTATGTAAAGGGGTGATAGAATGAGAAATAATTGTTATTTAAAGCCAGCTAATAATGTGCCGCCAGAGCCTACGAAAGTTCAGCCAAAATGTTATTCTTGTAAGAAGTTTCCTATTTGTTCAATTCGTAAGGATTATTTAAAAGCGGCTTCATTAATTGAAAATTTGCTTGGTAATCCAAATAAGGATTTAGAGCTTAAATGGTACAAATCTAAGTATTTTCCAAGACCGCTGCCAAACTTTGAAGGATTTGATTTAGAAAACTATGCTGATTATTTTACCTTTGATATGGCCGCCACAATACAGGATAAGAAAGAATCTGGCTCAATAAAAGAAGTTAAATATCACAATAAAGACTTTATACAATTCCTCTGTGATTTTGAAGATTATTTAGCAATAATAACTGCTATTTGGAACGATAAGACAAATGAATATGATATTAGTGAAGGCAAGGAAATCTTTTATCATTTAAAATATACTTTAACCGATGAAACCGTAGAGAATTTCCAAATTAACTTATTAGTTTGGAGAGAAGATATGGAGAAAAAAGAAAAAGACGGAAAAGAGTTAGACCTTATTAACACAACCTACTTCACTGCTGAATTAGATTGTCAGTTCTACGAATTTAATAAAGAAAAGAAAAGACCAGAAGATTATCCACACCTTCATCATGTGGCAACATATCATATTGAGCCGCATAAAGTTAAGGAAATGGAACAACCAAAAGAAATCCCTACTGGTTTTCCTTGCGTTTTGCCGCCTTATCCAGTTCCTACAGAATTCAGAGAAAAGCCTATTAGAAGAGGAGATAGAGATGAGTATTAAGACTTCTAAAGGTGAACAAAAACTTATTGATATTTTTAATAAGAACGGAATAGCATTTAAAAGGGAAATATCATTTACTGATTTAGTAGGTAAAAAGCAAGTTCCATTAAGATTTGACTTTGCTGTTTATAAGAATAATAAAATATTATTTCTCCTTGAAGTAGATGGGATTCAACACTACAAATTTACAAAACATTTTCATAAGAACATTTTCGGTTTTAAAAAGCAACGAGAATGGGATAGACGTAAAAACAAATATTGCATACTACATAATATACCATTGATAAGAATTCCTTATTGGGATTTAGAAGGATTAACTTTGGGCAAAATAATAACAGAACCTTCTTATCGTGTGAGGGATATATATCATAATGATTATATTATATCACATGGAGGTTTTTGAAATGAGTTGGTTAGATTTTTTAGAAATACTAAAAACAATTGGCGGAGCGGCTGGAGCAATTATTACTTTAGCGGCATTATGGGGGATGGTTTTTAAAAAGCCAAGAGATTGGATTAAGAAAATAGCCAAAGAGGCCGCCGCAGAAGCGTATGAGGAAAGAGGAATTAAAGAAGGCGAGAATACTAATCAGATTAATAAGGATATGAGTGATATTAAGGCTGTTTTAGATGACATTAAGGGACAGCTAAATGCTCAGAATCAAAATGATTTGGTAATGTTAAGACACGAGATTACTACTCTGTATGTCGCTTATAAGGATGAAAAACGAATTCCAACACGAGCCAAATAGGACTGGCTTTCTTTATATGAAAGATATACCCGTCTTAATGGAAATTCTTATGTAAAAACAATAACACAAAATATGGAAGAATGGGAAGAATTTTAAAAAGATTAAGTCAAGAGTATCTCTTGACTTTTTCTATTATTTGTGATATAATTATAGTAAAGTAAATGAAAAGGAGGTTTTCAGAATGATAGTAATAAAGAAAACTGGAAAATTTGATTATGATGATACTAAAATTCAGCACGCAATAACTCAAGCTTGGAATCAGATTGGTTATCCAGACTTTAATAAAATTAATGATTTGGTTAATGTAGTTAACATTTTGGTACAGAAAGAAGCCAAAAATAATAAGAAGGATGAAATTGAAGTTGAAAGAATTGAAAATTTTGTTATGAGCGTTCTCTATAGTGAAGTTCCAGATGTAGCAAGAGAATATAGTGCTTATAAGATGGATAAGGAGAGAGCAATAAAGAACCCCACAGAAATTGAGAAAGTTCTTTATGTTAATCCAGAAATTGAGCATGAAAATGGTAATAAAAATCCTCATTTAGTTCATATTAAAAATGCCTATCTTGCGGAAATTCCAAGTAAAGAAATGATGAGAAAATTACTACCAAAAGATTGTTTAGATGCTCATGATAGATGCGTGGTTAAATTCCATGATTTTTCTTATAGTGCCCGAGCCATGTTTAACTGCTGCAATTGGAATTTAGAAGAGATGTTTAAAGGTTGTAATATTAATGGAATTTATATTGAAACTCCAAAATCTTTTAAAACAGCTTGTACAGTAGCAAGTCAGGCTCTGACCCATGCAACAAGCTCGCAATATGGAGGTATAACGATTAATTTACTTCATTTAGCAAAATTTGTTCGTGTTAGCAGAGAAAAAATTAAAAAAGAAGTCGCTGAAGAGTTAGAATCTGTTGGAATTGCTAATGAAAAAGATATTAATAGAATTACTGAAAAAAGACTAAAGAAAGAAATTAAAGATGGAATTCAAACATTCTTGTATCAAACAAATACTCTTTGTTCGGGAACTGGTCAGGCGGCCTTTTTAAGTGTTGGTTGTTGGCTTAGTGAAGATGAAGAATATTCTGAAGATTTAATTCTTGTTTTTGAAGAAATGATTAGACAAAGAATACAGGGAATGCGACAAGAAGATGGAACTTATTTAAATCCTAATTTTCCAAAAATTCTATATTTTCTTGATAAAAATACTATGGAAGGCGGAAAATATTATAATACTACTAAGCTTTGTGCAGAATGTAGCGCTAAAAGATTAGTTCCAGATTATTTAAGTGTTAAAAAACATAGAGAGCTTAAAAAAGTTCCAACTTGTCCAATGGGTAAGCGAATACTATAGCCCATTTAAAATCTTTTGAAAACGGTTAGGGCATTAATTGTTGAGACCGTGCCAATTAATAGGTGTATCGACTATCGGTGATGAATGTAGCCGAGTAGAGATTTTTCTCGAAGCAGAAGACTATCAAAAGTGATAGATAATATAGTCAGTACCTTTAGCGATAAAGGATAATACGTGTAGAAGTATGTTAAATCCATGGCAAGACGAAGATGGTAATTACGTGGTTTTTGGACGTGGAAACCTCGGCGTTCAGACATTAAATCTTCCGTATATTGCAATGGAAAATAATCCTAATAAAGACGAAAAAATATTATTTGAAAATTTATCTCATTATATTGACATTGCTCAAAGAGATATGTTATGGAGAGCTAATCATATAGCTAAAATAAAAGCAAAAGATAATCCTCTTCATTTTGTTTACGGCGGAATTCTAAGACTTGACCCAGAAGAGACTCTTGAAAAATATGTGTATAATCAATATTTTTCAATTTCTTTGGGCTATGCGGGCCTGCGAGAAGCTGTTTATTATATTTGTGATGAAGACCAATTCGGTGAAAAAGGTAATAAATTAGCTCATAAAATTATTGATTATATGAATCAGAGGAACGACGAGTTGACAGCCACAACAGGTCTTGCCGCAGGATTATATGGGACTCCTAGATATACATGGGGCATTAATGAGTAATTGTTAATGCGAACTCTACTAAACGGTCATAGCTGAATACTAATAATAAGCTGGTAAGAGAGCCTAAGTCCTTTGGATAGAGGTAATACCGTACTAAATTTATTTTACTTATTTATGATTAATAATACAAAAAAAAGAAGTAAAAATAAAATGACAAAATAGAATTTTAAAAGTATCAAGTAAATAAGTAAAATAATAAAAGTCTAACGACTAGGGAAAGGCAGTTATAAAACTGAACCGAGTAGGCTTAATAATAGGGCGAAATGTAGATGAGATAATATCAAAAAATCGAAATGTAGAGCTTCCTTTTTAAAGGAAGAAGATATAGTCTAATCCCCTTAATAAATATCGGGAAACCGAGGGTATTAAATGATGGAATCAACAACAGATGATTTTGCAGAAGCTTGTATTAAGAATTTTGGTCAAATTGGCGATGGAACTCAGAGTCATTTTCTTACTAATTCTTATCATCATCACGTAAGAGATAAAGTAGATGCTTTTACAAAACTTTTAGATGAAGAACAATTTAGCGATAAAACCACATCGGGTTCAATCTCATATGTGGAAGTTCCTAATATGAGCAATAATATCGAAGGAATTTTACAAATAATTAATTTTATTGGAGAAAATTGTTTATATTCAGAAATTAACTCAGAAATTTCTTCCTGCAAGACCTGTGGCTTTGAAGGGTATGATTTTAAGAAGATTTTGGTGGAAGATGGAACTATTCGCTGGCAATGTCCAAAATGTGGAGAAAAAGACCCAGAAAAAGTTAGAACAAGCTATAGAATATGTGGCTTAACTAATAGGTCACTTTAAATCGCTTAAACTGCGGGAAAGTCCTTAGAGCCTTAATAACTAAATTATAATAGTAATATTATAATGGCAATCAGTAATGGGATTGGTATAGTAAAATCATTAAGGATTGGATAACCAAACGCAGCGAAATCTCCTTTTTAAGAAAAGGAGAGACGTTCAACGACTATAATAGCGACATTATTATAATAATGAAGGTATAGTCTAAACCCTAATAAATATCGGGAAACTGAGGGTAGTAATGATATTAGTAATTACACGCCGAATAGAGGAAGGTCAGAAGACGTTTATTTTAGATGTAAACATTTAAATTTTGAGGAAAATTAAAAATGAAAGATAAAAAAATTGATATGATAGTAGACTTACTACTATCATATCATCATAATATTGGTTATAATTTAGCTATAGTCTGTAAAAATTTACAAAGAGTAAAACAAACTAAAAGTTATCTTGAAAAAGAATATGTTTTGACTCAACGTTGTGAACAAGTTTCACAATTTATTTATAAATATTCAGAAAATAGGCTTCAAATTCTTTCATATGAAGCTTTGAATGCAAGAGGATTTCGCAGCCACCTGATGCTATGGGATAATGAAATTGATGATGATGATTATTTCAAAGAAATAGCCATTCCGATGTGTAATGCAGGCGGACTTAGTAGACCAGAAATAATTAATTTAAAGGAATTAATTAGTAAAAGTCCAAAAGAAGTAAAAGGATATGAAGACTTTCAAATAGAGATTTAATAATATTTGACTTTTTATTAAAGTTATGATATAATATTAGTATAATAAAAACTAAGGAGGAAACTGAATTGTTGTATAATTATTTTGAATTTGATAGGATATTTAATGATATTCTTGAAGAGGAAAATGAACAAAAGAGAAAGGAACTAATAGAATTTTTGGGATATTATTTAACTTTTTCTCCAGTAAAATATTCTGATTATTTTACATCGCAAGAAGAAAGAGAGGATTATAGTAAAAAAAGTATAGTTCCTTATTTGAATAAAATTTTTTATGAGTCAAATTTAGGATTTGATAAAAGCAAGCCAGACTATTCTATTCTTCTTCAAACTGGCATAGGTTCTGAAGGAGAAATATTTGAAATTACAATGAAAAATACAGCACATTTATTTCTTTTTTTTAATAATCTTTTATTTTAATCAATAAAAAAGATAGTAAAAGATTATATATCTTTTACTTAATTTTTAAAAAAAAGATTTAAGGAATGTTAGTCCTACGTATATCACAATTCATAAAGACAGACAAAAGTAGAGTTTTTAATAAATTAAAAAATTATAAAGAGGAATATAATAAAATAACTTAATTTTTTATTTAAAATATGATATAATAAAATAAAAACTAAGGAGGAAATTAAAATGGAACAGCAGAAAAAGAAAGGCCCGAAGAAGCCAGTTAAGCGTGTTCGTAAGAACGTAATTAAAAATTTGGTAAAGGAAAACCAGCGAATTCATGATTATGATAGTCCATTTGGTGTAAAATTTTGGAACAAGATATTAAAGGATTCCAAGTACTTAGCAAAAAATCACAAGGTATTTGATAAAAATCTACCAGCAATTATTGAAAGAGATTATGAGTATTATAATCGTTGTTTAGAAGAAGAAACTGACCCAAATAAAATCTACATTTTAAAAAGAAAAATCTATCAGCTAGAATATTTTCTTGATGATAGATGGAGAACTTTATTTGATGATGATGCACGTCTTTATCCAGATAAAAGAGATATTTTATGGGCGGAAAACAATGAAAACATTTATGAAAGAAATAAGAAATTAAAGGTGAATAAGAATGAACTATCAAAAAATTAATTATTTTGATACTGCAAATGCCAGAGGACTATCAACAGTTCTTTGGATTAGCGGTTGTGAGCATCATTGTGAAGATTGTTTTAATAAGGAAACTTGGAGTTTTGATAGTGGGAAAGAATTAACACAAGATAAAATCCAAGAAATTATTGAATCTTTAAAAAACACTCATATTAAAAATTTTGTACTAAGCGGCGGCGACCCCTTGCATCCAAAAAATATAGACGATACTATTAAATTATGTAGACAGATTTATAAGAATGTTCCTGGCATTACTATAATTGTTTATACTGGATATACTTTAAAAGAAATTTGGGGTAAAGAAAAATATATGCATTTGTTATCAATTATAAGTATATTAATTGAGGGTAGATATGATAAAACAAAGCCGACTAAAGGATTAGACTATCGAGGCAGCACTAATCAGAAAGCCATTCACCCTATAATAAATGAAAGTAGAGATGTAATTGGCTATTTTAATATAAGTGATGAGTATTTCATAAGTGATGAGTATTTCAAGGAGAAAGGAGAAGATTAATGGCTAATGTGGGTTATATAAAAAGAGAAAGAACCAAAGAATCTGATGAACAATATACTCCTGCATATGCGGTTAAACCAATTATAGAATATATTAAGCCCAATTCTGTAATTTGGTGTCCTTTTGATATGGAGCAAAGTGAGTATGTTCAACTTTTAAGGGCAAAAGGATTTAAGGTTATTAATTCTCATATTGATAATGGACAAGATTTCTTTAAATATGAGCCCGAGGAGGAATATGACTGTATTATCTCTAATGCTCCGTTTTCTCTAAAAGATGAAGTGCTTAGAAGATTATATGAATTAAATAAGCCTTTCGCTATTTTATTGCCGCTTTCTTCATTACAAGGGAGAAAAAGGTTTAAATATTTAGAAGGCTGTCAAGCACTAATTTTTGATAAAAGAATTAACTTTTTTAACGATTGGGAAACTAAAGAGGTTTTAAAAGGAATTAGTTTTGCAAGTATTTATGTTTGTAAAGATTTTTTACCTAAAGATTTAATTTTTAAAGAATTAATAGAAGATTAAAATGGTCAAGATTAAAAATCTTGACTTTTTATTTAGATTGTGATATAATTATAATAGAAAATAAAAAAGGAGTGAAGTTAATTGAGTTATAATGCAGATAGTATTAGACATCTTGATACTCGTGAAGCAATGCGAGAAAAGATTCCTATGTATTTAGGCAGTGCAGATTTAGAAGGAATGTATCAAGCTTTAAAAGAAATTATTAATAACTCTACTGATGAAGCTTTGGCTGGATATGGAAATAAAATTGATATCCAGATTAATGAAAATAGCGGATATGTTAGCATAACAGATGAAGGACGTGGAATTCCATTCTCTTGCGAAAATGGACATAATACTCTTGTTGCTATTTTTACAGAAGCCCATACTGGCGGTAAATTTGATAAAAATTCTTATAAAAATAGTAGTGGTTTAAACGGTTAATACCATAGCCGTTATAAAAGATTTTTAATTGCTGGAACTCTTAAAAGAGAATCAGCAGCAAAGCCCCTGTAATAACAAGTTGGGGAATGTTCAACGACTATCGAAATGATATCAATAATATCAAAGTAGAGTAGAGTTAAATAACTCGAAAAAGAATCCACAGAAGATATAGTCTATTCTTATAGGAAACTATAAGCGGTTATTAACGAGCAATAAATTAATGAGTATTGCTGAATAGTAAGATTGGAGGAACAGCTGTTTGTATGTCTTCTTATGAGTTTACTGTTCAAAGTAGACGAGATGGGACGGCGGCGACAGCAAAATTTAAACAAGGTATACTAATGGAATATAAAGAAGAGTCAACAACTCTTCCAACTGGTACTACAATTACTTTTAAACCAGATAGTGAAGTCTTTATTAATACCACAGAGAATTTTTCTTTTGATAGAATTTGTGATGAAATTAAGAACATTGCTTATCTCAATAAAGGTATTTATTTTAATATTACTGCAGTTGATGATAATAATAAAGAAATAAAGAAAAAAGAATTCTATTCAGAACATGGAATTGCAGATTTCATAGTAGATATTGCAAAGAAGCCTTTAATGAAAAAGCCAATTATTTGTTCCGCTACTGATGGAATTGATGAAGTAGAAGTTGCTTTTCTTTGGACAGGTGGAACAGAAAATAGTTATGTTTTTGCAAATGGACTCTATTGTTGCTCTGGCGGCTCTCCTATAACTGCGGCAAAAAGAACTTTTACAAATTCAATTAAGAAAATTAGTAATCAATCTTTTTCTCCAGAATCAATAAGACGAGGATTGGTTTATGCTATTAATTGTAAGGTTAGAGAGCCTTCATTTTCTAATCAAACAAAAAATAATATTTTAAATCCTTCTTTAGGAACTCTAACGACTAAAGCTCTAAAAGAGGGCTTAGAAGAATTTTCAAGAATTCCAGAATGTAGTAATATTATTGAGATGATGAGTAGATTTGAGAAGGCTGAAAAAGCAGCGGATAGAGCAAGAGAAAATGCTTTAAAGCAAGATAGTGAAATCAGTAAAGAATTAAGAAAGAAGACTGTTTTAGCTGGTAAACTTGCTGACTGTAGATATCATGATGAAAAATCTCAACTAATCGTAGTGGAGGGATTGTCAGCCCTTGGAGGCATAGTAAAATCAAGAAATAGTGATTATACAGCCGCCTTTCCATTAACTGGTAAAATCCTTAATGTATTAAAAAGTACAGAAGATGAGCAATTCTCAAATGAAGTTTTAAAAAATCTTCATACTGCTATTGGAGCAGGCTTTAATCATAATTTTAATATGAAAAAAATGAGATATGGAAGAATTGTCTTTGTATGCGACGCAGACGAAGATGGTTACTCAATCATGTGTTTGCTACTGGCTTTTATGTATAAATATTATCCAGAATTATTAAGACAAAAAAAGATATTTTGGGGACAAACACCATTGTTTAAAGTCACCACTAAGCAGAATAAAATTTATTATGCGTATACAGAAAAAGAACTTGAATCATTGCCAGATGGTGATATTTTAAGAGCAAAAGGAATTGGTGAGCTTGAACCAGAAGATTTTAAGAATACACTTTTCTCAGAAAAAGGCAGATATATTCCTTTTAGTTTTGAAGATGCGGAAAAAGCAAATTATTATTTTGATGTATTGCTCGGAGAAAATATTGAAGAACGTAAAAAATATATTAGTAAAAATGCAGACTTTGATGCCCTTGATTAATATTTGACTTTTTGTTATAATTATGATATAATAAATATATAGTAAAAAAAAGGAGTGATTATATGAGAGAAATTGTTATAGATGGAGAATTAGAAGTATCTGATGCTCTTCCTAATTTTTATGTTCCTTATGCATCGTATGTAATTCAAACAAGAGCATTACCAGATGCAAGAGATGGATTAAAAACAGGAGCACGTTTTATTTTATACGCTCAGTATAAAAATAAGAATACTTTTAAGAACAAAAGAAGAAAAGCCACAGCTACAAAATCAGCAGCAATGATGTTCAGTCCACATGGTAAATAATATTGCCTGTTATACCTTTTCTCAGTAATGAGGGTGTAAAAGCTAACGGGGAAAGCTAAGGGTTTCTATGCTAATCCCGTGGGAATTAATTTATTTCTTTTTTGTACTAAAATAAAGGAGGTGAAAAAATGGTTGGAATTTATAAAATAACTAATCTTTTAAATAATATGGTTTACATAGGAAGCTCTTCTCATATAGAAGATAGAAAAGAATATCATTTTAGATTTGGTAAAACTTATAATGATAAAAGAATTAATAAATTATATAATGATATGTATACTTTTGGTATTGATAATTTTACTTTTGAAATTCTCTGTGAATGTAAACTTTCTGAACTGGAAGAAAAAGAGCAAGAGGAAATTAATAAATATGATAAAAATTTGTTATATAATACGGTGAAAAAAGTTTGCAAAGTTGCCAGAGGAGAAAAAGCTTCTCGGGCAAAGTTATCAGAAGAGCAAGTATTAGAAATATATAAATTATTAAAAGAAAATATTTTAAGTGATAGAGAGATAGCTAAAAGATATAATATTTGCTTTAATGCTATTTCTGAAATTAATCATGGTATTACTTATAAGCACGAGAATATGTCCTATCCAATTAGAGTTTTTAAGCAAAAAGGGGCTAGAAGAATATTCTCAGATGATGAAGTCAAGCAGTATCGAGAAGAGTATAACAATAATGGACATCAGTCAAAAATACTTTATGATAAATATAATATACAATGCTCTTATAGTGCTTTTAGGCAAATGCTAACAAGAAAAACCTATAAAGAAATAAATTAAAACCTGTACAGACTATCCTTGGAACGAAGGAGTAAGAGAACTATTTTCTCTGAAATGGGTATTTCTATTTTATAGATAAGATATAGTCGATACCTACAGAAATGTGGGAATAATATGGATGCAAGTATTTATGGAAATGCTGTAAGAATGAGTCAAGACTTTTCTTTGCGTTATCCTTTAATTGATACTCATGGAAATAATGGCAGTTTAATGCACAACAATGATTATGCAGCAGATAGATATCTTGAGATGAGAAGCGGCGAAATTGCAGATGAAATGACGAATTTGCTACAAAAGGAAACTATTGATAAATGGAAACTTAATTATACGGAAGAAGAAGAATATCCAACTTATTTCCCAACAACTTTTCCAAATAGTTTAGTGAATGGAAACTTTGGAATTGGAGTAAGTTTAGCTTCTTCTATTCCTTCTCATAATTTAAATGAGGTTTCAGATGCTTTAATAAAATTATTAAATAATCCTGAGATTGATTTTGATGAAATTTACTGTCCAATTGATTTTCCGACAGGAGGAACTATAATTAATTCCGAAGAAGTTAAAGAAAGTCATAAAAGAGGAACTGGAAAGGCTGCTATTATTAGAGCAGATATGGTATATGATGAAGATGCAAATGAATTAATAGCAACCAATCTTCCTTATATGGTATTTTCTTCTAATGCTACAGTTTCTATACAGAATGCAATAGATGAAGGGAAAATTTATGGTATTGAAAGCGTATTTGACGGAACAGACCTTGACGGAGTAAAAATAGTTATAAAATTATCAAAGAACGCTAATGTAAACAGAATTACTAAATTATTATATAAGCACACTTTACTACAGGGTAGCTATGGAATCAATATGAATATGCTCGCGGATGGGAAATATCCTAAGTGTTTTACATGGAAAGAAATGATGGAAACATACTTGGAACATCTTTGCAACGTCCTTAGAAAATCATATGAATTTGACTTAAAGAAATTAAAACAAAGACTTCATATTGTAGATGGATTGATTATCGCTATTCAGAATATTGAGGAAGTAGTTAAAATTATTAAGTCATCCCCTTCAACATCTCTTGCAAAAATAAAATTACAAGAAAATTTTAATTTATCAGAAGAGCAAAGTCAAGCAATTTTAAATTTAAAACTTTCAAGACTTGCTAATTTAGAATTACAAAAATTAATTGATGAAAGAGCTGAATTGAATAATAATATTAATGATATTAATATTATTCTTACAAATGAGAATAAATTTAAAAAAATTGTTATAGACGAAATTTTAAGAATTAAAAATAAATATGGAGATGAAAGAAAAACCAAATGCATAAATCTCGACTTTACTTCCGAAGAAGAAGATGCAGAACCAATTGAAAAGAAAGAGCTCTTAATCCACTATACAAATCTTGGTAATATCTACACCCAAGAAACTACAACTCTTTTAACTTCAAAACGTGGCGGCTCAGGTAAGAAAATTAAGTTAGCTAATAATGAAGCAATTATTAAAACAATTAGAGATGACAACTTTAATTCTCTATTAGTATTCTCCAATAAAGGTCAAATGTATCATCTTTCAATAGACGATTTGCCAATTAATGGTAGAATTAATATAAATCAATTATTTGACTTTAATGGTGATGAACGCCCAACTGCAATTACATCATTTAATAAGAAAGACTCTAAGAAATATTATGTATTCCTAACTAAAAAAGGCTTAATAAAGAAAACCGAGGCGAAAGAATATAATATTCGTAGAGGAAAGTCTATCAAAGCAATTAATCTCAAAGAAGATGATGAAGTTGTAAAAGTTCTATTTTTAGATAACGAACGAATGGGAATATTATCTAATAATGGCAACTATATAATAATTAACTCAACAGAAATTAATGCTATTGGCAGAGTGGCCGCTGGTGTAAAAGCAATGAATTTGGCTACGAACGATTTTATAATTGATGCTCATTTAGTTGAAGAAACAGACAAATATCTAATAACCCTCTCAAAAGAAGGAATAATTAAAAAAGCAAGTCTTAATGATTTTCCAACTTGTAATCGAGGAATTAAAGGTAAGCGAATATCTGATGTAAAAGACAATGATAAAATAATAAAGTGCTTGGCTATTTCAACAGATTGTGATATAATTATTATAGTAAATAAGAAATGCATTAAATTTTCAACTTCTGAATTAAGACCTTTATCAAGAACAGCCGTTGGAGTTAAGGGTATTGATTTAGGTGAGGGAGATTTTGCTATTGATTTAATAAAGGAGTGAACATTATTTTATGACGGTAGAAGAAAAAATATCTTTAATTAAAGAAAATAAAGATGCGGCTGTTGCCGCTTTTAATAGATATCTTGATAAAATTTATAATATGACAGATACTTTCTTTGATAAGGATAATAAATTAAAAGAAGGATTAAAACGAGATGAAAAACTTGAAACTTACCTTCTCGACCTTCGAGAAAAAGCAACTGGATTTGAAATTGTTAGACAGAAAATCTTATCAGATGACTTTAATTTATCTCTCGCTGAAATTGCAAGAATTGGTATTGTGTTCTATTATAGCAAACTCGAAATGCAGAAACAAGTAGAACAAATAACTAAAGCTTGCGAGGAAATTGAGGATATCACAGAAAAGTTAATGTCTGAAATACCAAAAGACTTGACTTTAGAATAAAATTATGTTATAATTATTATAGTAAATGAGATAAAGCTAATTTCCAGATTTTATTAAAAATTAACAAAAGTAAACTATTTGACTTTATCAATAATTTATGATATAATATTAATAGAAAATAAAACAATAGCAAAATTGATGAAATCTCATCACACCTGTTATTAGTTTTTATTTATAAAAAAATATTTTAAATTAATTAATTTTTTAAAGGAGTGATTGTTATTATGGCAAAAATTACAGAAAATTCAGCAAAGGTTTTAAATTACTTACAGGCAGCAGGTGCAGGAGTAAAGTTCACAGTTAAGGATGTTCAGACAGCACTTGGTTTTGAAAAGGCTGGTGCAGTCGTAGGTTCAGTAAGAGGTTTTGAAAAGAAAGGTCTTATTGAAAGATTCGTAGAATCTGTTGAAGATGAAAATGGTAAGATTAAGGAAGTTAAATATTTTGCACTTAACGAAGCAGGAGTATCTTACAATCCAGAAGATGCTGAGTAATTAAACTAATTTAGAGAGGGATTAACCCTCTCTTCTACTATTAATTAAAATTAAAATTAAAAGAAAAGTCGGAGGAAATTAATTTATGTTAGATATTAGAAAAGTAGAAAGTAAAAATGAAGTATATGTAAGCGGTATTTTGAATGAACTTGATATAGTAGAAGGAATTACAAAAGACGGCAGAAAATGGATAAGAGGAACAGCAAATGTTAAAATTGATCAGGAAATAAATGGTCAGATGACAGAAGATATTGTTCCTATTAAAATGTTTTCAATGAGAACTAAGAAAGATGGTTCAGATAATAAAATCTATGATATAATTGCAAGTTATAAGGATAGACTTACTTCTCTGGCGGCCGCTGATGACGAAAGTCAGGCATCGAGGGTAACGGTTTCCGCCAAGATTGAAGAGAATCCTTTTGTTTCAAAGGATGGACAGCTTGTTTCTACATGGCAGCTTACTTCTAACTTTATTAACAACAAAAGAGATTCAGATGAAGAGGCTGCGAAGTTCATTTTCTCTGGAGTAGTTGGAAAAATAATTCCAGAATATAATAGAGAAGGCGAGGAAACAGGTAGAGCAATTGTTCAGTTTATCGTTATTGGTTATAACGGCAAGGCAAATCGTATTGATTTGATAGCTGATGGTTCTAAGAGAGATTACATTGAAACTAACTGGAACGTTGGTGATACAGTTCAGGTCACTGGCAGAATTAACGTGACCAAGAAAATCGTCACTTGGACAGAAGAGCAGGGATTTGGAGAACCAATCACTCGTTCAAGAACAGAGTCAAGAAAGGAACTTCTTATCACAGGCGGTTCACCTTGCGGTCTTGAAGAATCTCTTTCATATGATGCAGATTCAGTTAAGCAGGTACTTAGCGAACGTTCTGCTCGTAATGAAGAGCTTATTGCAAAGAGTAAGACTTCAAGTAAGCCTCAGAGCAAATCAGTCAAAAGAGACTTAGGATTTTAATTAATCCTAAGTTTTACTTTTAGATTTTTTGTTTTTAGGAGGATTATTAAATGATAGATTTACTTAATTTAGAGCCACAGAAAATTAGTAGAGATTTAAGAGGGAAGTTTTCTCTTATTTATGGACAGCCTGGATGCGGAAAAACAACATTCGCATCGAAGTTCGACAAAGCACTTATATGCGGATTCGAGCAGGGTTAATTGGTAGCTCCCTTATATAGTAATATATATTGAATAACGTAATTAATTGCTGGAAAGCCTAAATTAATTAATATGGTAATCAGCAGCCAAATCACTTAACCAGTGAAAGGTTCAACGACTATTCCATTAGGAAGTAAAAATATTAATTATTTTGAAATATTACGCTTCATTAATAAAATGAAGAAGATATAGTCTACTCCGACCCTTAAGGGGTGTTAAAGTATTCCGAAAGGAACGGTAGAAAGGACAAACGCCTTAAATAATATCTATGTCCAGCCAGTTAAAACATGGCAGGATTGGCGACAGATGGCTTCTCAGTTAATTAAAAAGCCAGAATTGCAGGAAAAATTCAACGTATTAGTTATTGATACTGTTGATGAAGCTTTTAAGCTTTGTGAGAAATGGACTTGTTCTCAAGCAGGAGTTGAGCAAGTACGAGATATTGCGGCATATGGCGGTGGATATAAGATGCTTGATGATAATTTCATAACTCCTTTTAGAGATTTAACTTATGCTGGTTATGGTATAGTATTTATTTCTCATGAAACAGAAAAAACCTACACTGATGATAAAGGTCAGGAATACTCAAAAATAATTCCTGCTCTTCCGAATCGACCATTTAATTTAATTAATAAAATGGTTGATATAATTGGTTATATAAGAGAAATCTCAACTGAAATTGGAGATAAGATTGAAAGAAAACGTTATATGTTCTTTAGGGGAGATGAGCGTTTCCTTTGTAAATCTCGTTTTAAATATATAGCACCAAAAATTGAATTGGATTATGATGCTTTTGTTAATGCTATTCATGACGCAATTGATGAAGAAGTTGCTCATAGCGGCGGTGAAAGTTCAGAAGATAAAAATCCATATTTAGTTCAGGATTTTGACGAATTAATGACAGAAGCAAAAGAATTATGGAATAAAGCTGTTGTAAATGAAAAGATAGAGGAGGCTCAGAGAATTTTAGCAGAAGTTTTTGGAAAACCAACAAAGTTTTCAGAAATTAAGCCAGAAGATATTGACAAGCTAAAAGAAACTCTTATCTTGATAAAGGAATTATTCTAATTAAGGAGATAGGAGCAATCCTATCTCTTTTTTTATTTAAGGAGGGAATTAAAATAGAAACTTACGAAAATGCTGAGAATTATGTAATAGATACTTGTGTACTTTTAGAATATCCACAAATAGTTGAGAAGACAGATAATAAATTGATAATTGCAACAAGCGTATTAAGGGAATTAGATGGACTTAAAAAGAATATTAATCCTGAGACGGCGGCGGCCGCAAGAAAAGCAGCAGTTTATATTTCAAATAATTTGGATAATTTAACTTGGTTCTATGAATGTGAGAATGAAGATTGGCAGAAAATTCCAGTTGATGACCAGCTACTTAAAATAACAGAAAAAGTTAATGGGATTTTACTTACTAACGATGTTTACTTAAAGGTTAAAGCTATTATTCATGGAATTAGTACTAAGGGATATAGTATTAAGGAAAATTATACTGGAATTGAATACTTAATTCTGGAATTTGATGAGAATGGTTATAATGAAATATTGGATAATATTCTTCAAACAGGAGAAAAGCCTGAGGATATAGAGCTGTTTGAAAATCAATATTTAATTGTTAAAAATAAGAATTCTGTTATTAAGGATAAATATGGAATTGAAGATTATGAAGTAATGGCAACTTTCGTCTATCGAAATAAGAAACTTCATTATGTTGATAATCTTAAAATCAAGAATCAATGGATTAATTGTATTGTTCCAAGAAATACGGAACAGATGTGTTTATTTGAAGCTTTAAATAATAAAGAAATTTCAATTATCTGTGCTGGCGGCAAGCAAGGACGAGGAAAGTCCTTTATCCTAAACAATTATGCCCTCCAAGAATTAGAAAAAGAAAATATCCAGAAAATAGTCTACGTACCTAACAACTCTTATACAGAAGACTCTATGGATATAGGTGCTCTGCCTGGAGAAGCTTTAGATAAATTAGCTCCAATGTTTGGAACACTAACAGATTTAATTGGAATTGATTATGTCTCAAAATTAATTCAAGATGAAAAATTGGAAATATGTCCAATAGGATATATGAGAGGAAGAAGTTTTAATAATAGTATTATTATTGTAAATGAAGCTCAAAATTTAACAGAATCCCATATTAAGCTTTTAATAGCAAGATGCGGTGAAGGAACTCGTATATTCTTTGATGGAAGCCTCTATCAAATTGATAAGAAAACTTTTAAGAATAAAAATGGTTTGAAATCTCTTTTTAAATTAAGACTTTCAAAATTATATTCAAAAATCTTCGCTGCTGTTAATCTTGTTAAAACTGAACGCAGTTTTACTGCACAGGCAGCCGAGTGGTTAGAAGATTCTGAAATTCTTTAAATGGAGAGGCATAGCAATATGCCTCCCTTATAAATATTTGACTTTTTTCACAAATTATGATATAATTATTATAGTAAATGAGAAAGGGTGATAAAATTATGAAGATAAACGAAGAAAAGATTCAAGAAATGATTAAGCTTTATAATGAACTTGGTAGTAAGGCTAAAGTAGCTAAAGAAATGGGTATTTCAGCACAAACGGTGTCCAAATATTTGGCTCTATCAAATATCGACTCGCCGCGAAGCAAAGTAAGAATTGATGAAGAGACAATTAAATTGATTAATGAAAAATTTAAAGAATATGAGGAAATAACAATGGTTGCAAGGGAACTTGGCTGTGCGACATCAACAGTAAAAAAGCATCTTAACGAAGAAAGTTTAGAAATTTTGTCAAAACAAGGCGATGATAAAGAAGCTCTATATTATTACATTTGCGACTTATTTGGTGAATGTTCAAAAGAACAACCAGTAAGTTCTTGGAATTTAGTTCAAATGAACCGTTTTAAAAAACAAGGAATGCCATATAGAGGACAATTATTAGCTTTAAAATATTTTTTTGAGGTTAAGAAAAGCCCAATTGAAAAAGCTAACGGCTCAATCGGAATAATCCCATATATTTGGGATAAATCTAAACAGTATTATCAGAAAGAGGCAAAAAGAAAAGATGAAATTGATGCTGCGATTCAGAAGCAGTTAGAGAAAGGTAGACTTACTATTAGATATAACCCAAGTGGCAAGAGAAGTAATAAGAAGAAAAAACTAATCAATTTAAATGAGATAGGAGAGTGAGAATTTGATTAAAACTGATAGAAAAATAATAGTTCAAATTCTTGGCTGTCTAATGAAAAGACCACAAATCTTAAGCGATATTGATAAATATCAATTAGAAGTTAGCGATTTTACAAACCAATTAGATAAGTTTGTCTTCTCTGCAATTTATAACCTATATCAAGGCGGTGCAGAAAGTATACACACAATTGATATAGATATGTACCTACAATCAAATTCTTTAGCCAAAGATATCATGCAAAAAGAAAATGGAATTGGTTTTTTGCAGGATTGTGAAGCTTATTGCGAAATTGAAAATTTTAATTATTACTACTCAAAACTAAAGAAAATTAATTTATTAAGAGATTTGCAAAAAGCTGGAAGAGATATTAGCGAATTCTATTCTGAAAATCCGCTGGATGCTAATTATAATAAAATTAATGAGAAATTTGAAGTAATGACCACAGAAGATATAATTAATTCTTTAAAAGGAGAAATAGCAACTTTTGAAAATAAATATGTTTTAAATAGCGTAATTGAAGAAAGTAATGCTTATGATGGTGTTAAAGATTTAATTGAAGAATTAAAAACGATTCCAGAAGTTGGATGCCCTTTACAAGGTGATATTTTTAATACAATTATTAGGGGCGGCCGCAAGGGAAAAATGTATTTGAGGTCAGGCTCAACGAGTATAGGCAAGACCCGTTCAATGGTTGGTGATGCCTGCAACATTGCCTATCCAATTCGTTATGAGCCAAAAATTGGAAGATGGGTCGCAACAGGTCATTCAGAAAAAATTCTATACGTAATGACAGAACAAGACCCAGCAGAAATTCAAACGATGATTTTAGCCTATCTAACGGGCTATAATGAAGAAATGTTTCTCTATGGAACTTACACAGAAGAACATATGGGACGAATTAATAAAGCTATCCGTATAATGGAAACTTATAAAGATAATATGTTGTTTGCAAGAGTTCCAGACCCCTGTGCCTCAGTTATTAAAAATTTATTTAGAAAATATAGTTTTCAATATGGGGTTGAAAATTTTTTCTACGATTATATTTTCTCATCTCCAGCAATGCTTAATGAGTATAGAGATTTAAAATTGCCAGAACACGTTTGTTTACGTTTGTTTACAACAACGTTAAAGAATTTAGCAGTTGAATTAAATGCTTTTATTTTAACAAGTACTCAGATTAGCGGTGATGATGACGAAAATGGCGGATTTAGAGATTATAAAAGAATTCGAGGTTCACGTTCTATATCAGACCTTGTCGATTGCGGATGTATAATGTCAAGACCATCAAATGAAGAACTAAAAGAAATAGCAAATTTCCAAAAACGTTATAACTTCACCCCAAATTGTATAACCGATGTCTTTAAAAATAGACGCGGCCGCTGGAATATGGTGAGAATTTGGTCGAGAAAAGATTTGGGAACTTGTAGGACTTATGACTTATTTATCACAACGGCAGACAATAAACCAATTGAAGACTTCCAAATCGTTGATTTTGAATCAATAGATACGAAAAAGATAAGAGAATTAGAAGCTATTTACAATGATGGTGAAATTATCGCCGCTCCAGATTTTGATGAGAGTTTGACTATGGTTTCAGAAGAGCCGCCAGAAAGCTTATTAGAGTCAGTGGAGAAAGCATTTGGTGATGATGAAGATAATAAGAAACGATTACAAGATGTTGAGATAGGAGATTTATTATGATAGATTTAAAAGAATTAGAGCAAAGTCTTGATGATGAAAGAATTATCGAGTTGGTTATGGAGTTGGGCTCAGATGAGTATAAAGATACTCCAAATGCAATTATTTTTAAAACAATCTGTCATAATATTGACCCTGCGGAAGCGAGTTTAAAGCTTTATTATTATAAGAATAATAAACAATTCCATTGTTTCACTGAGTGCTCAGAAAATTTTAATATTTTTGAATTATTTAAAAAACGATATAAATTATTAGGAATTAAATATAATTTCTATCAGGATATTGTTTTGAAAATAGCTGGTAATAATTATCAGGAAAAAGGATTAGAATTTGTTCAAAAATATGAAACAGAATTTGATAGATATAAAAGACAGAAGATAGAAGTTAATATTCCTAAAATTAACCCTGCTCTTTTAAATATCTATGAATTCTATCCAACAATAGAATGGTTAAGTGATGGAATTAGCGAGCAGACAATGAGAGAATATCAAATCCGCTATTCTTCTCTTGAAAATAAGATTATAATTCCTCATTATGATTCAAATGGTTATTTAATTGGAATTAGAGGTCGTTCTCTTAATGAAGATGATATTGAAGTTGGTAAATATATGCCTGTTCAAATAGAAGGTAAACTCTATTCTCACCCATTAGGTTATAATTTATATGGGTTAAATTTTATTAAGGGTAATATTAAAAAATTTAAAACAGCAATTATAACAGAGGGTGAAAAAGGAGTTCTACAATTAAATACAATCTTAGGTCATGATAAAAATATTGCTGTGGCGGCCTGCGGAAGTTCGTTTCATAAATATCAACTTGAATTACTGCTGGCCGCTGGTGCAGAAAGAGTTATCTTAGCTTTTGATAAGGAAGGGGAAGATTGGAAGAAAAAAGAAAAATATTATAGTAAATTGAAGACAATTTGTAGTCGTTATAAAAACATTTGTAATATGGGTTTTATTTATGACTTCCAAAATCTATTGTCTTTAAAAGAAAGCCCGACTGACAAGGGAAAAGAAACATTTATGAAATTATATAATAATACGATATGGCTATAAGAGGAGAGATAATTTAAAATGAAGTATGTAAGAAAGACTAAGACAGAGATAAATAGCGACTTTCTTAGGAATTTATTAATTGATAGAGAAATCATTACCTCTTCTAATGAAAGTTATGAGAATTTTACAAATCCTAAGAAAAGTTTTTTATTAGAGCCAACTTTATTAGATAATATGGAAGAAGGCTTTAGTTTATTTAAAAAGCATTTAGATAATGATAGTACAATATATTTTGTTATTGATTGTGATTAATTCAGTCAAGGTTTCAATCATAAAATAAAATCCTTTAAATTGCGGGAACGTCCTTAGAGTCTTAATAACTAAACTATATTAGTAATAATATAGTGGCAAGGGTAATGACTAAGGTATAGTAAAATCATTAAGAATTGGATAATCCGCAGCAAAGCTAACTCTAATGAGTAGAATGTTCAACGACTATCGAAAGCAGAAAGTGTAAGTAGAGTAGAGTTTTTCTCGAAATAGAAGATTAAAAAGATATAGTCTAATCCCCTTTTTAAATATGCAGAAATGCAGGGTATAAATGGTTGACGGATTCACTTCTTCATCAATCTTTATTAACTATTTTAATGATAATCTAAAAGAAAAATATCCTAATGTAGAAATTAAATATCATATCCCAGAAGCAAAAGCCCATGGTCTTTCAACGATTATGAACGAATTTACTAATGGAAAAATATGTGATTTAATTGTCTGCCCCGATTCTTCCAGTAATGATTTTGAAGAGCATCAGATACTCAAAGATTTAGGATATGATATTTTAGTAGAAGACCACCATCTTACAACGCATTATAGTGAAAATGCAGTTGTAATTAATAATCAATTATCTGAGAACTATCCTAATAAAGAGCTAAGCGGTGTTGGAGTTGTTTATAAATTTCTTCAATATTGTGATGAGCAATTTAATTTGGGTAATGCCGCAGATAAGTATTTAGATTTAGTGGCATTAGGCATAAGAGTATTGTGCTAATACATCTTTACTTATTTTATTAATAAGAGTCATTTAAAATGGCTAACGGTGAAGGCTAAGTTGAAAAATATGCTAATACCGTGGGAATGAATGTTTTTTTCTCTTTTAAATGTACAAAAACATTTAACCTGTATCGACTATCCCTTAGGTTGGAAAGCTGGGGAGTAGGAATACTATTAATACGTATTTTAGTTTTAGGAAACGAAGCTAATGAGAACCGAAAGAGATGTACAATTATTAATTGTAAAATATAGTCAAAGCCCTAAAGAAATTTAGGGGTACTTGAATAAGCGATATGTGCTACTTAACAACGCTTGAAAATCGTTATATTTGCCAGTATGGTTTAAATCACATCAATAATCAATTCCTAAAAGATTTAATTGAAAAACAATCCTATTCATTAGGCACTGGGCCGCTAACACCAACAGGAGTGGCATTTTATCTAACCCCACTTATTAATGCTTTAATAAGAGTGGGAACAATGAATGAAAAAGAAAAACTTTTTGAATCTTTTATTAATGGCACAAAAGAAATTCCATCTACAAAAAGAGGAGAATCAGGACTACTTGAAACAGTTAGCGTCCAAAGTGTAAGAAATTGCGTAAATGCAAAATCAAAACAAAATCGAGAAAAAGAAAAAGCAATGGAATTACTTGATATTCAAATTCTTGAAAATTGCTTAGATGAAAATAAAATATTAATTCTCAATGCTGATGAATTAGATGTTCCTAATTCATTGACAGGATTAATAGCAATGGGAGTTAGTGCTAAATATAAGAAGCCAGTGCTGCTTGGCAGAACAAGTCCAGATGGATTTTTAAAAGGCTCAGGCCGCGGCCGCAATGGGAGCGAATTACAGGACTTTAGACAGTTTCTTTTAGATAGTGGCTATATGGATTTTGCAGAAGGACATTCTCAAGCTTTTGGGCAATCAGTTAAAATTTCTAATATTGATAAGTTAACTAATTATGCTAATTATGAATTGGCGGATATCAATTTCAATGAAGGATTCTATGAAGCTGATTTTGTTGTTAACGGAAACTATCCTGCATTATCCACTTTAATTGAGGAAATGGATAAAGGAAAAGCCCTATGGTCGCAAGGTAATGATGAGCCAATTATTATTATAAAAAACATTCAGATTAATAAAAATGAAATTTCTGTAATTGGTAAAAATCATGATACTATAAGACTTATTTACAATGGAATTACTTATATAAAATTTAAAGCAGAAGAAATAATTAAAATGCTTGATAATATTAGTGATGATTTAATGATTACGATTGCTGGTAGAGCAAATATAAATGAATGGGGCGGCCAGAGAAAGCCGCAGATATTAGCAGATGAGATGGAAATTATTGATGTTTCATTTTAATTTTATTCAAAAAATATTAAAATATATTATAAACAGATTTAAGGAGGATAATGAAAACTAGATTAACGTATATAGCTTTGATGATTCAAAGTTCTGTTCTTCAGAACTATGATAAGAAAAAAAAAGAGAATAAAATAAACAAAGATAATTTTTTTGATAATATTCATACAATTTTGTTAAAACAAGATTTTTATGATAATGATATTAGTAATAAAAAATTTGATATGTTAACAAGTACACCCGAAAATTTTGAAGATTTTTTAACAAAGATAAATAGTAATATTACGGCCATTTATTTTGGTAATCAAGATTGTCAAAAATTTTTATTAGATTTGTTTGAACAAACACAAAAGGAATATCAAAACAAAGAAAAAAGTCTTTTTTGTCGTCTTAAAAACAATCTTCTTTGCCACAAAACAAACAACAACAACAACAATGCGATTGTTTTTTGTTATAACGAAGAAAAAGATTATTGGGAAACTCCTGAAGAGATTCTTAGTAAAATGCCATTATAAAATATGCAAAATACTAAATAGAACGTAATTTTTTTATCTTAATCATAAGATTTTACATTTTAAATAAATTATGCTATAATTATTATAGTAAATAAGAAAAAAAGGAGAGAAAATATTATGGAAGAAATAATTTTAAAAAGAACAGAAGAATGGAGAACAAATTCTGAGGAAGAGGCAGAAGCCCTCATTAGGAAAGCAAAAGAAGACCCAGACAATGAAGGATATGAATTAACTTCATATTCTTCAACAAGAAAAGAAAAGAAAGACGACTTATATTATATTGTTAAGTTAGTTAAGGTATGGTAATATTATGAGGTTATTTGATAAGAGAATATTAGCAAGAGCAAAAAGATATGCAAAGAAAATTAATCAAATTGATAAGCTATTAAATCAGTTTGAGAAAAGAAAAGAATTATCACAAGATGCAAAAGAATTGATTCGTAAAATTGATGAGATTTTAGAATAAAAGAGAATAGTCAAGATTTTGTCTTGACTTTTCTTTTAAATTATGATATAGTATTAATAATAGATAAGAAAGGAAAATTTTAAAATGTTAAAAGAAATTATAGAAAAGAAGAGAAAAGAATTAATAAAAAATAATTTTTTAGAATTAAGAAAAAATCTATTTTCAGATGAATACCAACTTAAAGTTAAAAATTATTGTCAACTTTATGGATTTAATATTGACGATTTAAATAATCAAATTATGTGTAATGATTATGTTGCATCATATTTTATAAAGAACCCACTAAAGCAAAATTATATTGAAAAAATAGTAGCGGATTTATTAAATACAAAAACATTGCCTCAAAGCGGTAAAAACGCCATTAGATTTAATGATAATGGAGAAATAACTAATAAAAAAGAAATCAATACAACAAAATCAGCAGATTTTAAAATTAATAACACTTATATTACGCAAAAATATACAAAAGATTGTGGTGGGTCGCAGGATAATCAGTATAATGATGTTGTTTCTTTTTTAATCAAAGGAAGTATCAAGCATTATGTTGCGGCAATTTTAGATGGAGATTTTTGGGATAGTAAAAGAGATGAATTAAAACAATATTTTCAAAATAACAGTAAGGTAAAGATTTTTAGTGTAGATGAAATTCTTCAAGGAGGAATAGTATTTGACTGATATAGAAAAAACAAAACATTACTCGATAAATAGTCTATTATTAGATGGCTTATTAGATTTTATTCCTAATGATGCCTATATTATCGAACCTTTTTATGGAAGGGGCGATATGGTAAGGGATATAAAAATCAAAGAATACTACGATATTTCTTTTAGTAAGGAATCAGAGCATTATAGAGATACCTTATTAAATCCGCCAGATTATAGAAATAAATGGGTTATAACGAACCCACCTTATTTAGCCAAAAACAAAGCTAAAGATAAAAAATATTTTATTAATAATAATTTTGATGATTTATATAAAATAGCAATCAATACAATGTTAGAATGCTGTGGCGGCATCTTAATAATTCCAATCAATTTTTTTGCAGACGAAAAATCTAAAAATATCAGAAAACTTTTCTTTAAAAATTTTTCAGTACAAAGACTTAATATTTATTTCGATTCAATGTTTGAAAAAACTAATTACAATGTCTGTAGTTTTGTTTTTAAAAGAAGAGAAAATAATAATTCTAATCTTATAAAAACTTTTCTTTATGGAGATAACGAAATTAAAGAAACAATGCTGTCATTAGAAGAATTATACGATTATAGAATTGGCGGCGATTTTTTTTATGAATTAAATCAAACAGAGCCTATATTTTCAAGAGTAATAGAAAACAATAAAAGCCAAGCAACAAATATTAATGTTATGTGTATTGATAAAAGAAATGAAAAAATTAATTTTTATTATAGTACAAATACTATCATAGGCAAACAAACTGACAGAAATTTGGCTACAATTGCTTATAAAGAAAAACTTTCTGAAGATTTTCAAAAGGAATTAATTAAGGAAGCCAATCAAATTTTAAATGATTTTAGAAAATCAACTTATAATATCTGCTTAACAAATTATCGAGATAACAATAGAAAAAGAATTGGCTTTATAGAAGCCTATCAAATTTTAACAATGGCATATAATAAGTTAAATAATATTTGACTTTTCTTTTAAATTATGATATAATAAATATAGAAAATAAGGAAAAGGAGGAAATTATGAGTAATTTAAATTTAGTTCCTCGTTTTGATAATCATTGTCATAGTGAATATTCAAATATCCGTCTAATTGATGCAATCAATAAACTACCAGATATGCTCACTACAGCATATAATCTGGGTATGAAAGGTTTGACTCTTACAGACCATGAATGCCTTTGCGGCCATCTTAAAATGCTTCAAACAGAAGAACAATTAAAAAAAGAGAATAAACTTCCAGAAGATTTTAAAGTTGCTTTAGGAAATGAAATTTATTTAGTTGACGATAGGTATAATATTGAAAGATATTGGCACTATATTTTAATAGCTAAAAATAATCAGGGACATAGAGCTTTAAGGGAATTAAGTTCTAAAGCATGGTATTATAGTTATAATTCAAGGGGAATGACAAGAGTTCCTACTCAAAAGAATGAATTAGAAGAAATTATTAAAAAATATCCAAATTCATTAGTAGCTTCAAGTGCGTGCTTAGGGTCAGAATTAGATAATTTAGTTTTGCAATTAATCAAAGCGGAAGAAAAAGAGAATAATGAAGATGAAATTTACTCAATTAAATTAAAAATTGATGATTTTATTAAATGGAACATTAATTTATTTCATGATGATTTCTATCTTGAAATTGCTGCAGGAAGTTCAAAAGACCAAAGGCTTTTTAATCAAAGAATTAAATCAATTGCAAAAGCATATAATTTAAAAATAATAATAGGGTCTGATGCTCATTATTTAACAGCAAAAGAACGCCCAATTCATAAAGCTTATCTTAATTCAAAAGAGGGTGAAAGAGAGGTTGATGAATTTTATTGGGACGCTCATATGATGGATAATAATGAAGCATATGAAAACTTAAAAGACTTCTATTCTGAAAATGAATTCAAACAGATATGTAGTAATACAATGGAAATTTACGGCAAAATTGAGAGTTATAATTTATATCATAATCCAATTATTCCACAAGTTAGGGTTAAAGAATATCCAATTCAAATCCAATATCAAGATATAAATTTGTCAAAATATCCAATAATAACTTCTTTATTAAAAGGAAATAATCAAGAAAGATATTGGATTAATCAATGTTTAGAAGGTTTATATAATAAAAATTTAGTAAAAGATAATTATATAGAAAGAATTGAAATTGAAGCTGATGTAATAAAAACAGTTGGCGAAAAATTAGGTAATTGTCTTTTTGAGTATTTCAATACTTTTCAACATTATATAGATTTATTCTGGGATTGTGGCTCAATCGTTGGACCAGGAAGAGGAAGCTCTGTTTGCTATCTTTCAAATTATTTGTTAGGTATTACTCAATTAGACCCTATTGAATGGGAGCTACCTTACTTTAGATTTTTAAATAAAGAAAGAGTGGAATTGCCTGATATCGACATAGATTTAACGCCAACAAAACGCAAAAAAATCTTTGAAGAAATTAGAAAAGAGCGAGGAGAATTAAATGTAGTTCAAGTTGCTACATTTGGAACAGAAGGCACACGTAGTGCAATTGCGGCGGCAGGGAGAGGTTATCGAAGTAAAGAATTTCCAAATGGATTGGAAGTTGAAACAACTCAATATTTAAGTAGTTTAATTCCTGTTGAAAGAGGTTTTTTACGTTCAGTTCATGATTCAGTTTATGGAAATGAAGAAAAAGATTGGAAGCCAATTCAAGCTTTAGTCAACGAACTTGATAAATATCCTGGTCTTTTAGAAATAATAGAATCAATTGAAGGATTAGTCTGCCGCCGAGGTCAACACGCATCAGGAGTAATGATGTATAATAATTCTCCATTTGATACTAATGCCTTAATGAGAAGTCCAAACGGAGATTTAACTACTCAATTTGAACTCCATGATTCAGATAAAATGGGTGATACCAAGTTTGACTTTTTGGTGACGGAAGTTTGTAATAAAATTACAACTTGTATTGAGCTTTTACAAAAAGATAATTATTTTGAAAAAGAGTTAACATTAAGACAAATTTACAATAAATATCTTCACCCAGCAGTTTTAAACACAAAAGACGAAAAACTTTGGAACGCTTTGGCCGCAGGCTCTGTTTTAGATGTATTTCAATTTTCAACAGGAGTTGGCTTAGATACTGCAAAAAAAATTAAACCAATTAATCCAACTCAATTAACTTCTGCAAATTGCTTGATGAGATTAATGGGTGAAAAAGGAAAAGAACGTCCTCTCGACAGATATTGTAGATTAAAAAACAATATGGATTTATGGTATCAAGAAGTAAGAGATGCTGGATTAACAGAAGAAGAAATAAAGATATTAGAACCATATTATCTTCCTAATTTTGGTGTACCAGCTAGCCAAGAGGATTTGATGTTAATTTGTATGGATAAAAATGTAGCACATTTTACTTTAGCCGAATCAAATGTAGCCAGAAAAATTGTCTCCAAAAAACAAGTAAAAAAAGTTCCAGAATTAAGAAAAAAATTTATTTCTCAATGCCCGACTGTAGCGATGGGAGAATATGTTTGGGAAACAGTTATGATGCCTCAAATGTCATACGCGTTTGCAAAACCTTGTAATGGGGTTAATACACTTAATCATTTTATCAATGAGGTTATATAAAATATTTTATCTGAGGACTAAAGATAAATTATATGGCTAACGAGGGTAAAATCTCGTGATAAATTTAAGACAGACTAAATTTAACTAAGAAAAGGAGGTGAAATTATGCTTTATATATATAAATTTACTAATAAAATAAATTCCAAATCATATATAGGCCAAACTAACAATATTGAAAAAAGAAAAAGAGGCCATAAATCAGATAGTTATAATACTAAAAGTCATAGTTATAAACTCCCTTTTCATAATGCAATTAGAAAATATGGATGGGAAAATTTTAAATTTGAAATTATAGAAGAAATTCCTGATGAAATGGGTAGAGATTATTTAAATGAAAGAGAAATATTCTTTATAGATTATTTTAAGACATTAACCACACAAAATGGATATAATCTTACAGTTGGTGGTGATGGTTGCGCGAAGCCAAAGAAAACTTTTGAAGAATGTTGTAAAGCGTCAAAAATTTTAAATGAAGAACAAGTTAGAGACATTCAGAGAATGTTATGTGAAAAATATCAATATTTTGAAATTCAGAAAAAATATCCCTTTTTAAAAGATAGTTTTCTTCAAAATATCAATACTGGTTGGAATTTTAAAAGAGAAGACTTAAATTATCCTTTATTAAAAGGTTCAAAAAGTAGAAAATATAGTAAAGAATTAAAAGAAAAAATAATTGAAGAACTAAAGACTTCTCGTTCTTTAACTGAAATAGCAAAAGAATATCATATCTCACGAAGTTATTTATCTCAGATTAATAAAGGAGATAAATGGTTTAACCCAAATAATAATTATCCCTTATATGATAGGAGTAAAGATAGTTGGTCAAAAAAATGTAAATATGATATTATTTTTTCAAATATGACTTTATTAGAGATTTCTAAAAAATATAATATTTGTTATTCAACTATAAAAAAAATTAATAGTGGTAAAAGTAGGGTTGATAAAAATTTATATTATCCTCTAAACAAAAATAAAGAAAAAAATCAAAAAATCTTAGGTACTCTGTCTTAAAAATATTGTATCGACTATTCTCAGTGAGATGAGAAGTACAGTTATTATTGATACATAACTGGAAATAGTGTAAACGTTAATGAATTAGTCATCATTGTAAAACGTTTAAAAAATAGTCAGTAATGAAATTTTATATTTCATACGCATGGTTTGGCTTATTCGTTTGTAGGCATTCAAACCTTATACTTAGCAACAAATTTTCCTGAAATTTATTGGAATTGTGCTTGTTTAATAGTCAACGCAGGTGGTTCAGATTTATTAGAATCTGATTTTAATGATGAAGATAATGATGAAAAGAAAAGGAATAAAACTGTTAATTATGGCAAAATCGCCGCAGCAATAGGTGAATCAATCTCAAAAGGAATTAAAGTTCTCCCACCAGATATAAATAAATCAGATTTAATATTCATTCCTTCAATAAAAGATAATGCGATAATTTATGGAATGAAAGGTATCACAAGAATTGGGACTCAATTAGTTTATGAAATTTTTGATAACAGACCTTACACTTCTTTAGAAGACTTTCTATCCAAAGTAAAAATTAATAAAATCCAAATGATTAGTTTAATTAAGTCGGGAGCTTTTGATAATCTCTATAATGGCAATAGAGTTAAAATAATGGAGAAATATTTAGATACTGTTAGTGATAAAAAGAAAAGAATTACCTTACAAAATATGCAGATGTTAATTGATAAAAATCTTTTACCGCAAGAGTTTGATTATGAAAAAAGATTATTTAATTTTAATAAGTACTTAAAATCTTTTAAGAAAGGTCAATATTATATTCTAGATGAGATTGCTTTAAATTTCTTTAATGAAAATTATGATGATAGTTTATTAGAAGATGTTAATGTTGGCAATAATCAAAGTGCATCAATTAAGCAAAATATTTGGGATAATATCTATAAAAAAGGAATGGATAAAATAAGAGAATGGTTTAAGGATAATCAAGAAGAAATTCTCAACAAACTCAATTCTTCATTATTGGACGAAACCTATCAAAAGTATGCAGGCGGCTCAATATCCCAGTGGGAAATGGAAAGCCTTAGCTTTTACTATCACCCACATGAATTAGCAAAAATTAAATATAATGCCTATGGAATCTCAAATTTTAGCTGTTTAAATCCAGAGCCAGAAATTGAACGTTCATTTGAAACAAAAGAAGGAACTGAAATTAATATTTTCCAATTAAATAGAATAGCAGGAACGGTAATTGACAAAGATAAAAATAAAAGTCAAATTATTCTTCTTACAGTAGACGGTTCAGTTATCACAGTAAAAATTTGGAAGAATCAATACGCTGTTTGGGATAAACAAATTTCTCAAAGAGATAATAACGGAGTAAAACACGTTATTGAAAAGTCTTGGTTTACAAAAGGTACAAAATTAATTATAACAGGAATAAGACGTGGAGACACTTTTGTTCCAAAGAAATATAAAAATACAGAATGGCCGCTCTTTGAAAAAATAGAAGAGATTGACGAAAATGGCTATATTAAGTCAAGTGCAATAGAAAGAATAGAAATTGATGAATAAAAAGGAGGGAGTAAATGAGTTCATACGGTTTTTTAGATTTAGACCTATGGGGTGGCGGAAAGAACTACCCCAATTTAGAATTAATGAAGATTTATAATTATTGTTATTAGAATAATCATGTCGTGGCTATGCTTCGGCCGCAAGATAGTATTGAACGTTTTAATAAAGTATTTGTCTTCAAAGAGAAACCAAATACTTTAATTAATAAGAAAATTAAAATTGATTTAGGTGATAAAAAAGTCGATTGCTTAGGGTATAACTTCTATCATAAAAATCCAAATTTAATTCCTGAAATTGCGGCAATCCCTCCTTCATATCTCCCTTATGTAGCATTTACGGAAAGATTAGCAGATAAAAAACTTTTAGATAAAATGCAGAAAAATTCTTATATAAGAGTTGGAACAAATGATTTTAGCGGTTTTAAACCAGAGAGAAAAGATATTTATATTGCAGACTATAATTTTATAGAACAATCAAATGCATTAGACTTTTTAAGAGATTATCATGAAAATCACAAATTCATTTTCTTGTATCCTTTAATTTTCTCAGACCAACAACTATGCGAGGATTTTGCTTATTATTCTAAATCATTTAAGAATAGAGAATTAATAGCTGATTTTGATTATGATAGTTCATTCATTATCAATAATATTGATAAACCGATTAAAATTCTCTACAAAGGCGGCCATCCTATAAAAGATTTAAAAACAATAATTTATCTCAAAAAAATAGGCGGCCGCCAACAACTTAAATTATCTAAAGATTACAAAGTCCAAGATGAACTATCTAATAAAATTTTTAAATGGTATTACTCAGATTCGCAGTTATCTTACTATAATTTCTATAAAGAAGATAGCAAGGCTATTTCTCTAATGAATAAAAGCGATAGTGAAATTAGACTATTATTAAAGCAAAATCCATTAACTTTTGAAAGTAAAAGTATTGACTTTTAATACAAATTGTGTTATAATTATTATAGTAAATGAGAAAAAAGGAGGGAAATAAAATGGGTAGTGAAGATATTAAATCAGTTTATGATAAAACTTGCTTTGACCTTAAAGAAAGAAAAAATGAACTTGAAAAAATTAAGCTTGATATTTTTGTTTTAAATCCAAGATTAAGCGAACTCATTGACGAAATAGTATTCTTAGAAAAAGAAAAATCACATTTGGAGGATTTAATGAATGAATGAAGAACTAATTACAATTTATAATGATGATGGAACGATGAAAACAAAAGAAGAATTTCTACAAACAGTTGAGAATTTCTATGATAAAGCTTGTATGAGTTGCGGCGAAGATATTCTTGATGAACTAACAAATCCTGATAAACAAGTAGATGTAGAAGCTACGATAGGAACATTTGATTTCTATGAAAGACATCTTTATGTATCAGAAGAAATTACTTCTCTAATGGCAAATCAGATAACAGAATTAATTTATTTTTGGAATAGAATTGATAATATTAACAATATTCCAAAAGAAGCAAGAGTGCCAATTAAAATGTTTATTAACTCGCCAGGCGGAGAACTTGAAGCAGTATTCAGTATAATAGGAGCAATGGAAACGTCGACAACGCCAATTTATACAATAACAACTGGAACAAGTTATAGTGGCGGCTTCTTTATTGGAATTTGCGGAACTAAGAGATTTGCTTTTCCTTATAGTACTTTCCTCTTCCATGAGGGTTCTTCAGGAGATATGGGTGATGCTCATAAATTTCTCCAAAGAGTTGATTTTTATAGAGCACAACTTGATAGTTTAAAAAGCGTGACGATAAATCATACAAAGATTAGTGCAGAAGAATATGATAAGCATTTTAAAGACGACTGGTGTCTTAATTGCACAGAAGCTTTAAATTTTGGAGTCATTGATAAAGTTATTAATACAATTGATGATTTGTTTGAAGAAGAAAATGAAGAAATAATAATTGAAGAAAATAGGAGTGAAGATAATAATGAATAAAGAAATTAAAGAACAGATTAGTGAAATTTTAGAAAAGAATAGTAATGCAGATACAGCGGAACAGTTTACTCAGATTCTGGAACTACCTGATGAACAGTTTGATGCAATGTATCCTTCTTTTAAAGAAAAGATACTTGATGTGTTTAGCTCAAAAGCTTTTCAGGACGAAATACTTAAAACTCTTGAAACAAATCCAATTAAGAATTTTGAAGAAGAGTCAAAAGGAATTAAGGACTTCTTGGAAGAAATTAAAAAAGATGATAGTATTTCTGATAATAAAAAAGAATTTCTCAGCCTTATAATTGAAAATACAGTTCTTTCAATCTATGACCTTTATAAAAATCCAAGAGAAAAAGTTAAAATAAAAATTCAGAAGCTTAGTGAAGATGCTATAATTCCTAAGTACGCTCATGACAGTGATGCTGGTGCTGACGTATTTGCTTTGGAAACAACAACTCTTAAACCTCATACAACGCAGGTTATTAAAACAGGAATTAAGATTGCCATTCCAGTAGGCTATGAAATTCAGGTACGTCCTCGTTCAGGACTTTCACTTAAAACTTCTCTTAGAATTGCCAATTCTACGGGAACAATTGATAGTGCATACCGTGGAGAGGTTGGAATTATAATGGAAAATACTGGAAATCTTTCTCAGATAATTAATAAAGGAGACAGAATTGCCCAGTTAATTCTCGCTAAATCTCCAATGATTACTTGGGAAGAAGTTGAAGAACTTGATGATACTGATAGAGGAGAAGGCGGCTTTGGAAGTAGCGGAGAATAATCTTGGGAAAGAAAATTGATATAAAAGAGATAAGAGAAGAGGTAGAAAAAAACGGTTGGCAATTACTGTCAACCGAATATTCTAACTTAAAATCAGATTTGGAAATAAAATGCCCAGAAGGTCATATTTGTTTCTGTTCTTTAGAAAAATTTCGTAGAAAAAATTATCAGTGTCCAACTTGTAAAACCAATCCATACTTTCAAGGAGTTCATACTCCCTCTAAGAAAAATGGCTTTAGAATTCTTGCTTTTGACCAAGCTTCTATTACAAGCGGCTGGTCTTTGTTTGAAGACGGAAATTTAATTGGGCATGGTAAATGGAGTTCTAACGGAAGCCGCAGTACAGAAAGAATTGCTTAGACTAAATACTGGTTTATTTCTCAAATAGAAAAATATGGCCCTGATTTAGTTATACTTGAAGATATTCAACTTCAAAAATTTGGAGAGAATTCAGAAGGAGTTATTACTTTTAAAAAACTTGCTCATTTACAAGGAGTTCTTAAAAATTATCTTTATGAAATTGGAATGCCTTATAAAGTAGTTTCTTCAGCGACTTGGAGGGCTTATAATGAAATTAAAGGTAAAACAAGAAACGATAAGAAAGTAAATGCACAACTTAAAGTTAAAAAGTATTATGATATTAGCGTTGATAATGATACTGCAGATGCAATACTAATAGGAAGATGGGCAGTTTATGAGAATTCTTCACAACAAATAATTGAGTTCTAAAAAAGAGAGTAGAATTAATTTTCTACTCTCTTTTCTTTTACATTGATTTAAGTTTCTCGATGTGTCTTTTAATTATATTTTTCTCCTCCTTAGTTCCAGTATAATTATAAAGCTCATAAATTAACTTATCAATATAATCCATTATTTTATTAATATATTCATCATGAGTTTCTGTTAAGAAATGCTCCTCTTTTTCCTCACTTTCTACCCAATTCTCCATTTTCTTCGCCTTTAACTCATAATAACAGGCCTCTTTAATATCTTTATAAATATCAATTAGCTTAAAAGTGGTATCAAGATTTGTAGAAGTTAAACCTCTTTCTGCAATGTTTTCAAGTTCTTTAGAAACTCGTTCTTCTAACTTATGCATCTTCTTCATCTCCTTGCTCTGAATCTGTTATAGCCGTAGCCGCCTTTGTAATAGGAAGTGCCGCAATTGTAGAACCACACTGGGTACAATTAGCTCTTCCTATTAATTTGAATACTCCTGATTGGATATTTGTGTGGACTCTTACTGAGTATCTTGTACGACTGCTAATCTGGCACGCACTAACATTTGTACAATCATTATTAACTAATGGATAAGTAGTTGTTCCACTTCCTATTGTAATTACTACATTAGCGGCAATTGTTGTAGTAGCAGGAATTGATTGACCTACTATAATACAATATTTTTCGTCATCTTCATAACTTCCTGCAGGAATATTGATTACTAACTGATTATTAGTAAAGGCAACAGATTGAGAGATTACTAAATGCTCACATAATTTATTTGATGCTGAACAACTCATAATTTCTCATCTCTTTTTAGTTAGCAGCATCCGCCGCAATTATTACCATTTATTGGAAAAGCCCCTCCAAGTGGTACAGAGGTATATGGACTCTGTACTATATATGCTGGCTGAGGTACAGGCTGTAATGCGTTTACAATGTTGCTTGTCTGTGAAAGCTGTGATAACTGGAAATTAGCAGACTGTAATTGTGTTCTCAGAGTATCAATTTCTGACTGAACTAAGTGATTAATAATTCTATCAGTATTCTTATCTGCGTTTGTTATAATATCACAAGTTGATTGAGCAAGAGCATATTTTAATCCTTCCTGTCCATTCTGAACTCCACAGAAGCCCTGCTGCATTGAGTTCTGGATATTATTGGCATTAGCCTGATTGTTAAAGTTGGCCTGCATTATAGATTCTCTTGTTTCACAGCAGCAATCTTTCATATTATAATTTGTCTGTGCAATTGCTGACTGGAGTCCATTAAATCCACAATTTAAATTCTGATTAATTCCATTGGCATTCTGATTTATAGCTCCCTGTGTTTCATAGCTGGCTGCCTGCAACTGAGTTCCAAGTCCAGCAATTTCACCGCTTGTTGTATAGAAGCCCTGACACAATCCATTCTGAACTCCACGAATTCCATTATTTAAATTATTGAAATTAAATTCATCTACAACTCCCTGCTGAGTTGCTGGTGTGCAACAAGCATTATAACCATTATTACCACCTATATTTGCAGGAATTACTACAGTATTTGTTCCTTCGTTTCCATTTCCTCCTCTATTGCTTCCCCATCCAGCAAAAGCGAAGAAAAGAATTAAGATAATTACCCACCAAGCACCATTTGCACCAAAGGCATTACCATCATTTGAATTACTATCTTTGTTCTGCAGAGCCAAAGCATCTGCTACTGTTAAACCATTTTCTCCCATATAAAAAACCTCCTAATATGTTTTTTAATTCATTTATTTATCATAGACATAAAAGAGTTAAATTCCTGACCAAAATTTAACCCTTGCTGTCCGAAATAGTTTTCAGCTATTTTATTAATATTATTTAAATCTCCTTTTTCTGCATATCCGATTAGCTCATTAATCATGGGATTGTTGATATTACTATTTTTAACCATTTCCCTGACAAACTATTCTGGATTCCTGTTTTTAACCAAACTAATTAACTGCATTGGATTCATATTCATCATAATTGAAATTCCCCTCCTTTTTGATTTTTAAGATTGGTTTGAATTTCATCAATTTGTTTTTCAATTTTCAAGAAGCGTTCATCGTAATTAGGATATTGAGATGTTGCTTCTTCTTGTGCGGCCGCCTCATTTTTTGGAGAATCATTATAAGGCTCTATCTTATAAACCCAAAATAGAGGATTGCCGTTTTGCATTGATTTGATATACATTACTCCCTCATTTAAACATAAAGCTACTGAAATGCCAGCACCAACAGGAACATTTGCAACTTCAAGAGTTGAATTAATATTGTAAACATTACCTTGCGGCTGAGGAAATAATGGTTGAATATTTTGCTGCTGTTGGAACATTTGAGCATTATTATAATTTTGCTGAGGATTGTTCTGATTTTGCAGCAATTGGCTATTAGAATTATATGCATAAGCCATTTTCTCATCACCTCGTTTCATCTTACATTTTTAAAGTGGAAATTAAGCGAAAACTTAGTAAATAAAAAATGACGTATCGAAAAAATTCTCTGTTTTAAACAAAGACTTCGATACGTCATTTCTTTTATTTTATTTAGAATTAACAAATTATTTTATGAATGGGTTGAGAACTTCAAGTTCCTCGAAAGTTAGGTCTAATTCTTCTAATTCTTCTAAGGAGAAATAAATGTCTGGAAGTTGAACTTCACATTTATTTATTTCATCTAAAACAAGATAGCACTCATTCATTTTATTACTTTTTATCTTATAGCCGCCTTGCTCATTGATTATTGGAGAACCTTGCTCATCTGTTTCAAAATATTGAGAACAGTTAAGTTTTATTTGTTCTTGATAGATATTTTGTTCTTCTTCTAAAGCTTTTTTTATTTTAATTAATTTATATTGAGTATGAATGCTGAATTTTTTATTTTTTATTAAGTTAAAAAATTTTTGAACCTCTAAAGCCTTATCTCTTTTTAATAGCATTTAAATTCAACCTCCTTATTATGCTGGAGCTGTTCCATTTATGAAGCAATCCGCAGCATCTCTTCTTTCCTTCAAATTTTGATAGCTATATATTTTTCCATTGTAATACTTCTTCATATAATCCTATACCTTTGCACATAGAACGCTATCTGAGCCACCGACACATCTCTCTATCATTACTGCAAAAAGCTCTGCTTGTGCGGCCGCCTCTGTCATATTTTCTGTAGAAACCAATTTACCATTTTTTGCTTGACTCGGATAGTTAGAACTGCCATTCCAATTGCTCATTAAATAATTCATTGTTAAGTCAACGCATTTTTTCTTATGTTCATCTTTAGGAGTATCTGTTCCATTAAAATATTTTAATAAGCCATTATTGCTCATTATTTGAATAAAATTACTATCATTAGTTTGATATAATCCATAATAGCCTGACTGGCTCAAAGCAAAAGGATTTCCTTTGCTTTCTTGCCAAAAATTTCCTAAAATTCCAGCGATAATATTAGCATCTGTAAATTCATTACCCAATATATCTGCTGCTCGTTGGAGATAAGTATAAGTATCAATATCTTTATTAATATTTAAAACTCCATTGCCACCAGACATTTTTTGTGCTGGTGTTGCAAAGACTTCCCAGCAATAACCAAGATAATCATTTGCAGATGTTGCTTGCCCTTTCCAAAATTCAATAGCCTCGCTTTGTTCAGCTGTATAACTACTTAATTGTGGTCCTATAAAGTTTTTTTCCTCTTTCTGCATACTTGCATTTCTAAAGTCAACGTGCAAATGTTGTCCAGAGACATCATCGTCTCCAACATAAGCTATTAAATCACCCTGTTTAACTGTCTATCCTACTTCAAATTGATAATTCTCTGTGTGCCAGTAATGAATATATATTGGAGATACAGCATAGCCAGTTGCTTCAATAACAATTGCCTAATAGCCAGAATTCGCTTTTCCTGCGTGCGTCACGGTTCCATCTGTCATGCTATATACTGGGTCTCCTCGACTTGCGAGAAAATCTAATTTTCCAATGCCGTGCCCATCATAGGTCTTTGCTCCATTATAATAAGCACCAGATTTTCCTTGAACATAATTCTCCAATGGATAATAAAAATAAGCCATAAAATTCACCTCTATAAAAAATGGGCACAATATGTACCCATTTTATTTTTTAATTTATTAGCCTGCTGGGTCAGGAATATACCAGCCTGCAACAGTACTACTTGAATCAGAAGTAGTTCCACTACTAAGATTACTAAGATTGCTATTAATTTCATTAACTAAGTCTGTTAGTGAATAAAGTGTATATTGTCTTACTCCATCATCATCAACATAAGTATTATAGAATCTACTCCAATCACACCACATTTGTCCAGTATTGGACATTACAATTGAAGGATTAGCAATTCTTACTTCATCTGGCATATAGGATAAACTTGAAATGTTCAGCGGCTTTCCATAGTAATCTGTAATTGTTCCGCCCATATACAGTACTCCGTTCTTTAATACTGATAATACGTTATTGCATTGTAAAGCATTATCCACAACACCGCCAGTTGAAATCATGAAACTTCTTTCTGCACCAGCGAGAATCGTATTCATTTTTTCTGTAGCATCTGCGTCTGACGCAATGTTCTAATCACCTGTATCTGTTCTATCTTCATAGCCGCTTTCTCCTGCGTGGAGGGCTTTTTTATTATTAATATAAATGCCAATTTCAGAGGCATAGTAATCGCTATTTGAAGTAGTAGATGTAAGACCATAGTCAGAAGTTAAATTTTTCCAGTATGTTGTTTGATTGCCGCTTGTGTAGACATATAACTCTGTTGAAGTAGAAACTCCGTTTGCTAAATAGGTAATGGTTTTTGGAGTTAAATTGCTATTAGTAATATCTAATGTTGCCGATTCATAGATACCACTAAGAATTAAATTTTCTCCAGTAGTAGACACTGCCATTTTACCTAAATTATCGCCGCTCTGAACGCAATAGTTTCTTTTCTTACTACTTGAAGAACTATACGAAACATTAATTGAATCATCACTGGCTGTACCATTAATAATACCATAAACTTTTTCAGCACTAATTTTAGTCTCATCAGTAGCAGTAATTAATACGCCATTGTAATTATAAAGGAATATATAATCTACTTCTCCCTCAGCAACAGTATTAAATTTATATTTATAGTAAAGAGTATAAGTTGTTGTAGAACTACTATTTACTGTTATTTGTGAATATAGATTTCCTCCTCCATCAACTAAAACATAATCAGAGTCATTTTGCAACATATATTTCATTGCTTTTGTTTCGTCCACTTCTGAGTATGTATAAGTACTTTCATAATTCAGTATATATTGGCAACTTAACTGTGCAACAGTTGAACCACTTGAAGAACTTAAATCTGCACTATCTAAAACTTTATTCGTCACGAAAATTTCTCCAGTTAAAGATAATCTTGCAGTATAATCTGTATCTTCACTATCTGCATATGAAGAGCGTGTTTCTGTTTTAAAAATAGGCTGGCCGCTATCGTTATAAAGATAAAAACCAATATTTTGGTCTGATAAATCTAATTCTTTATCATAAGCCCCAGTAATATTATTTCCTGTAGCATTAGACCTATATTCATAACCTGCTCTTAAGCGAATATTATTATTCTCAATTAAGCTTAATCCATAGCGATTAAATCTTGCAAAATCAACTAATCCTTCTGTACTTGTTGACGGGTCTCGATAAGCATTAATTCCATCTTTATCCCAAAGAAAATAGATATAATCACTATCCATAATTTGAATTTTAGAAGAATCTAAAGAACCAAATTTAGCATAATCTAAATTAATGCCACCTGGCCCAACACCGTAATCCCATGTTGTGCCGCCGTCCGTTGAGAAGTAAAGTCCTTCTCCAGATAATTTATACTGACTTGAAGAATTATTAATGTTATTACCTTCCGCACCGTTTTCATCAAGCACAATATTATCTTTAGCTGTATCTAAAAGAGTTAAATCTCCTATATCTAAAGTATCTTGTAGACTATCTGTTTCAATATATTGTTTCGCTGTAAAATTAGAAGCCCTCTTATAAATATTCTCGTTGAAACTTAAAGATTGTACTGATGCTGTGATTGATGAGAATAAATCTTCAAATTGAGAGGTATAATTTTGTACAGTAATTGAATTATTTTTTGGTTGGTCTAAATCGTAATCAATAGCACTAATTAAAACTTTTTCTCTATTTGGTAATCCTGTTTTAGAATTAATTCCAAAGAAGTCTATATCTTCTATATAAGTCGTATCTGCTAATTCAAAAGTATAATCGTCGGCATACTCTTCTAAAGGACTTATATCAATTACAGAAATATTATAGCTAACTTGCGGTTTACAAGAATCATCGAGAACTTGTACTCCTGCCCAATAGTATTCATTATCAGTTAAATAGTTGCTATCACTAAATGTTCCTTCTTTAATATAAGGCTCGTACTTTTTATAGAATTGCTCGCTTAAGTCATTAATTTTATTCAATATTTTTGCTCGTTCTCTTTTCCAATATTGAACTTCATTATAAAGACTTTTATATTTACCCATTGTTCCATTTACTTCATAAAGTTTAGTATCAACTATTTTTTCTTTAAAGTCTTGCCAATTTGCAAATTGTAAATCTGTATCGCTATCTTCTTTATCAGTTCCATCATCAAACCCTTCTAAAACTAATCTCCAGAACATTTCTCCCTTACAATACTTACTCTTATAAGTTTTAAGTTCATGAGCAACCCATGTTAATCTATTACTACTTCCAACATTAGTAGAAATCATTTGGCAAGAATCATAATCAAAAGTATAGAACTTATAACTTGTTTTACCTTTGTTATCATAGAACTTAACAGGATATGAAAAGTAGTTATTAGAGAAAAATAAGGTCTCAATTAATCCCCAAAGTATTGTTGCTTGTTCTCGATATTTTATTACATAATTTTTATAAGTATCTGAGGTTGTATAAGAAGATAAATCTGTTAATGAACTTGCGGCGGCCGTCTGCTGTGCTTGAACTTTATACTGATACATTGTCTGAGCAACTTTCTGTCGTTCTTCCAAAGCACTTGTAATTCCAGCTACAGAAACTTCAATTTGTGCTTCCATATCAGTTAGCTCTTCGCCAGTCATAGTAATAATTAAATTAGAATAATCATCATACTAATCATTATATGCCCCGATTCTTGGTAAGAAAGCAAAGTCGCCAGATTCAATTCCATAGATATCTCTTTGAGTTTGTTCTGCATTCAACATTCCTTTTTCAGTATAATAAGAGAAGTCTAATATGTAAGATGTCTTTCCAAGATTATCTTCTGCAGTTTGTATTGAACACAAGCCTGTTGAAGAAGTAGAAGAATCATTACTTTCAACATATAATTTTGTTGTTATTGAAGATGAGTCTGTTGTCCTTGTAATACTTGATAAATTTTTCTCATATCTAAAACCAGAATATTTCTCACTACCTTTCTCAGTCATATAGAAAACGTGCTTTTTCATATTGCCGTTTTCATCTAACTTAATTTTACCATTCTTTTCGTGTTCAATATAGAAATAAGGATAGAATTCAAAAACTTTACAAAGCTCTTGAATTAAATTAAAGCGATTAGATTTTGATTGTGCTAATGTTCTAATTCGTCTTGGATGCTTTTCAGTTTCAAAACGATAAGGACAATAGCCGCTCTTCTAATAAATACATTCTGTGGAAACTTCTTCGCCGCCAGTCTTATAAGAGCAATCACACCATCTATTACTATAGTTTGCTTTTTCAGGCTGATAATATTCACATTGTGTTAAATCAATCTTAGAAGTTAAAACGGTTATATCATCGTCAGTGTACAAAGTGCCGTCAAGACCTTCATCAGAAATATAATCTGTTATTTTAAAGCTATCTTTATATAGATATTGTGGCTTGCTATTTGAATCCAATTTAATCGTTTTAATATCTGCGGTATCGTCTTCCCATTTAGGGTATTTTAAAGCCTCAATAAAATAGTTTCTAATTCCATAGCTTTCTCCTAGGGTCACGTCTGATTCTAATAATAAATCAGAGCTATGAATCAGTGCACAATAAACTGGGTCAGTTATTGATGTACCATTTGGTAATTGCTTTTTAAAGTTCTGAACATTACCATTGCCGCAGAAAATATCAATATCTCTTCCAGTATATTTATAAGTAAAGTAGTTATCATCAAAACTCATTATTTTTGAAGTTTCTGATGAATCATTCGGATTCATTTCTTCTGCACGAACAGTGGTATAATTTTCCTGAATAAAATCATGTCCTCTTGTATAAGCTTCAAAAATTTCCAAGCTATAGAGATTTAAAGATTTTCTTTCTTGCTCCAATGATAAAGATGCACTATAATCTCTCTATGTTAAATTTCTAATTTTAATTTGATTATCAGAAAGGAATTGAGAAAAAGTAATTCCAGATTTTAAAGTAGAATATGTTGTTCCATTAATTCCATAGTAATTAAAATTATATTTTCCCACATTAGAATCATCTTTAAAATAATCTGAAAGCGTTAATGATTTATTGCCGCTTTTTGATTCAATTTTTAGAATATAATTTAAGTATGTTCTACTATCTTTTTGATTTTTTAAATTTGATATTGAACTTGAAATTGCTTTATCTATTTGACCAAACATTTCCTCTTCATCAACAATAGTCGTTTCTGTCTTTACATAAGGGTATAAAATTTCGCTGGTTGTTCCAGAAACATTAAGAAAATCAATTCTTAAACCACTAACTTTTGCACTTTTATTATTGCAAGGAATAAAATGGATTTTATAATTAGAAAAATTAGATATATAACTACTGGAAACATTTGCCGCCTTACTATAAGGGTCAGATAGCACAACTGTATTTTGAGTGGTTGTTGGCGTAGATGTTGTTGCCCCTGTTTCTGTGTTTGTTGAACTATTTTTTAAACTACCAAATTTATCAACTTCTTGATAATATGCACCGCTGGTTTTTCCTGTTGCTCGCTTTAATAAATAAAATTTAGTCCAGCCGCCGCTTGAAATTGTAGATATCGTTTGAGTTATTGCACTGCAAGATAAATAAGTGCCAGTAGAATCAGAAGATTCTTTTGTTCCTATATAATAGGTCGTTTTATTTGTAAAACTTCTTGTTTTAGTAGAAGAATTATATACTTGATAACCTGAACCTGTATAGAAACCTGTTGACAATTCTAAGTTCCATAAATTACTATAAGATGAGGAAGTAGTATCAACAGTAGTATTATTTATTGTAAATTTATCTTCTCTAATTAAATCACTAAAACTATCGGCTGCAAAAAGAAAAGGAACTCCAAAAAGACAAACAACGCCCCATATCGTATATTGAGATGGTCTGTTTAAAAAGAATCGGTTATTTATAAAAGGAGTAATGCAGCTTCTAAAAGTCCAAACAAATTTTGATAATGCCTCGGCCGCAGTAGGAGATGGAGTTATTGCCAAAGCTTTATTATTTTCATGTGAATTTAAATATACTAAATTAGAATTAGCTGATGCTTGTACTAACGGCCATAAATTACTTTGATTAAAAACTGTTGGAACATTACCAGAAGTATATTTAGCTCCACTTTGTATAAAAAAGGCACACCAAGAACTATCACTACTAACTGTTAATGTTTTTACGTCTCCTGCAACATTACGATTATATGATAAATATTGGACACTTGTTATTTTACCATTGTTCTTATTTATTCTAATTGGTGGAGTTGTCGTGGTAGTAGTATAACTACCAATATTTGACTATTCAACAAGAATAATACTCATTTAATCTCACCTCCTTATTCTGTTCCTTCTAAGTAAATAATTCCTTGACATTCTCCATTTACAAAAACTAAATAGGCAATGCTACCAGAATTAGTTGTATTCTTAAGAAAAGTTCCATCAACCAATGGAGAAGTTGTAGAAGTCGTCCCTGTCCACGCTCCAGAAGAGCTTAAAAGATAATCATCATTCCATGAAAAACTTGTTGGAATACTTGTGAAAGTTTCTGTAGTGTAATCATAGTGAATTGCATTTCTAAAAGTTTCTGAAGTAGTATATGACGTAATAGGAACTAATTTAATCGAATCTCCGTCGCAATATTTAGGTTCTACTGCTGTTGTTGTTATACTTGTTGCAGTATTAATTTGAATACCATCTGTAATTGTAGATGAATAGGTATTCTGAGTAATTGAGTCAAAAACTATTTTAAGCGGGCCAGACTCAACTTTAATTCCGATATATGGATTAGCAATGTTTTGATTTGCTTTAAATAAGAAAAATGCTTCATCTTCTACAGAAGTTGCTCCTGCTTTTGTACTCCAAGTCCATTTACCATTTGATTTATTATGATACATAGGCTCAATAAAGGATTTTGAAGTATCAGAATCTTTTGAAGGAACATAGTAATAAGCTTCATTAAAAATGTCCTTAAATGAAATATACTGTCCACTCCCTTTGTTTATAGTATCACTACCACTGCTTTCAGTACCATCTACGCTATAATTTCCTTGTAAATCAATTGAACCTTCTCCAATAACAAGCTTATCTAAGTCCTCATTCAAACGCTTAACTAATTCTTTATTATAAGCAATATAAGTTGTTTTCCATTGCTTTACTATAGTTTTAGTTAATTGAGATACTGATGAAAGAGAATAAGCACTAACAGAAGCTGATGCCGCTGAAGATAGATGGGTATATAAATAATATTTTAGATAGTTAGTATCTGATTTTGTATAAGATATTGTTCCGTCAGAAGATGTCGTTGGTTTAACAGCAATGTTTGATAATTTTTGATAAACGTTCGTTTTGCTTGAATCATATGCTGGAATTAAGCCCTTTAGGCTTATTGAAGTTGTAGCAAGAGTGCTCCCACTGCTTGTAGAAGTGCTATTTACCCACATCTTTGCTGTGCCGCCAAATAAGATAGCTTTTAAAATAGAATCTACTAAATTTATCTTATTTGTCTTTTGAGTATCGCTATCCTTCGGCCATTTTGTAATTAAATCATAAAAGGCATTAATAGAATCCTCCATATCATCCTTATAAACACTACCCATATATGTTTTTGCTTCGGCCGCCGTTGACTTTGAAAAAGCAGTTATTATTGTATAATAATCGTCATAGGCAGTTTCATAATCATTAATAATAGTATCAAGATTTGTTGAATAACTTGATGAACCATTTCCTGCTCTTGAAGTAATCTTTACTCCAGTTGTTTCAGTGCTTCCAGTTCTCATTCTCATAGCATAGACTTTGCCTTTTTCAATGGAAGTCTCTTGGCTTACGAAACCGAAATTCAAAACATAATCTTTTTCAACTTGTCCTTCTAAAGAAAAATCTTCGCATTTATTAATACAAGGGCTAAGAATTTCAAGATAATAATCACTAACACTTTCATCATTTATAGTGCCTTCTAATTCATCTAAATCCTCAACTGTTGTACTACTTTCACTTGCATTAGTTTGCAAGGTACTCTTTAAATTAACTTCAAGTAATGAATAGTAAGAGCCTGTTCCAGTTGTAGTATCGCTATTTCTATTCTGTGTTTTTGCCTCCCAACCAGTAGTTTCAGTAATGCTTGTTCCATTATCAACAATGTTTCTTGCTAAAGTTGGAAGAATTTGTCTTGTATCTAACTTTGAGCAAACCCTAAACTCATTCGTATTATCAGAAATTTGTTCTGTTAATTCTTCTTCTGTATATAATTTCCTATAATCACTTGATTTATTATTATAAACAGTAATATAACTGTCTGCCTCTTTATTATATTCCGTTCTATCAGTAATTGATATTTTTCTTGCCTCTGAGACCTCAGTATCATTAATAGATTCTAAGAAGCCCTCATAATAAACTGGATACCAAATAAAGTCATCAATCGTTGAAGATTCTGGTCTTGCATCTGTAGTATAACCAATATTCTCTCCTTCAACTTCTTCAACCGTATATTTTGTAGTTAATTTGACCGCCTCTTCACCAGAAGAAGTCGTTGGCTTTGATTGTGTCCAGTAAATAAGGCCGCCTTTTGATGGAAGTTGAGCCTTTAATAAATCGTTCCAATCTTCAATCGGGATTACATAGTGATAATCATTGTCTGCTAAAACATTAGCCTCATCAATATGATACTCGTCTCCATCTTGGAGAAAAATAAACTAAACAAAATCTTTTGGATTGTCAGAGGAAGGCTGTAAAGCATAGCCTCTATCTGTATCTCCATATTTTCCATATTTTGCAAGTTCTTCTACTGCACTATAAGCATCTTCATAAATACTACCAGATATAGTAGAAAGGTCAGCCAAAGGAACATATATATAATCGCCGCTAAGAGCAACCTTTCTACTTTCATCTATAAGACTAACTCCGTTATCAGCATAATAAGCGTCCCAGAAAATTTCTCTTTCTCTTGCTAAGTCATCTCCTAACTGGAGCAATCTATCTTCATTAGTAAAAATATTATGAATTGTTAATAAATCATTTAATACAGTTTCTTTTTCTGCATCTGACATATTGTCCCAAACTAAGCCTTTTTCTTTTAAGTAATTGGTCAAATAAGTTTTTGGCTTTCCTTTTGAGTCTAACAACATATCTGTAGTAATTTCTAAATTAATTGGATAACCAATAATACTGCCGCCAAACTACGACAATGGTATTTTATAAAATCTCTATTCTGTATATTCTGTAAAATCTCCACTATTATATTGTGGTGTATAATCCCAAATACTATCTTCTAAAATATCTTCTGTAAAAGTGCCTGCTTCTTCAACGCTGTTATTTAAATCCTGAGAAAATTCTATTTCATAGCCTGTTCTCGATAATTCATCAATAAAGCTATCTTCACAAGAATATTCGTACATAATTGCTTTGAATTGCTTAGTTTCAGTTATTTTCTTTACAAAAAATTCAAACCAAGTGTCCATATAATACAACTTAATCTTAGTCTCATTAAAAATTATATCACAAAATTCATTGTGCACATATTCTCCAATTTTAGAATCAAAATATTTTGAAGGCATTTGAAAAGTAAGAGTGTTTGTTCCTTTAATCTCTCTTTTTAATTTAACGGAAGTTGCCTTTCCTAAAAAAGTCATGTCGTGTGCTCCAATAATTGGGCCGCGGCGTTCTTCTTTAATACCATTTTCATTAAGTGTTTCGCTCCAAACGCTTAACTCATATTCCTTTTTTACTACACTCATTTTCTCACCTCTTAATAAAATAGTGGAACATATTTAATTTGTAATCCGTTTAATAAATCTGCAAGTCCCCAATACAAAGGAGGGAAATTTGCCCACATATAGTTGCAAGCATAATACCACCAATCTGAGATATGAGCATTGATACATCTCTTAGGGCGGCCGCTATCGTCCAAATCTTCTCCATCTTCAAAAACGCCTTTTCCTGCAGTCCAAGAATAGTAAGGGGAAATTTTATTCCAAACTCGATATAATAATTTTAAGAAAGAGTATTCTGCTTGTGTTTCTCTTTTACAATAGAGCTGATAAGCAAACGTATCATTTTTTGACTTCGCTTGTTCCTTATAATAGAAGAACCAATTCCTAATCTTCATTCTATCTTCATCATCAAGTGTATTTATGTCTAACACTGGCTGATTATCATTATTAATATACGATTTTTCTGCTGGAGAATTCTTTCCACCGTTTAAATCAAAAAGTCCATTATTATAGCCTTTTGCCAACCATGTATTTACGTTATCTCGACTAAAAGCTTCTTCTTTATAATAAGTTCCCTCATCTTCTGAGTTTTTGAGAAATTTATTAACACAATAATCATATACGCCATCAAATAACTGTTGAACTTCTCGTGGATTCCGATTCTCATCACCGCCATAGCCCCAATCAAAAGGTCTTGCATCTAACCAACGTTTTCCACCCCAATATTCCTCATCAGAAATAGGTTCAATTGCTATTAAGCTCCAACCTGGCGGCAACTTAAACCATTTTCCTTTTTTAATAGAATCATTGTAAAGTATTTTAGTAGGTTTATATTTATAAAAGTCATCTGGATTTTGATTCTCAAAAAGAATTCTTTCTTCTGTGTCAAGGAAAAGTGCATCTGGCATATTTTCGGTTTTATTATAAGTTCTATAATCCTCATCATAAGCAAGTGCTGATGGGTCGATTTCTAAGTAATCTTCTGTAATCCATTGAGGATAATTATAGATATTTAAAGTATCTTGACCATAATCAAGTTCCTTATCTGTATCGACTGTAATAAATTCCATTGGGTGATATAAGAAGCTCTCTACAAAATCTTCATAAGTATAAGTTGAATCATAATATGTAGAAGTTTTCTCAGAAAAAACATTACAATCCTTGTATTTATCAAGAATGGCCATTTTCAAAGTTTCCCAATATAACTCATATTCTTCATCTTCATTTATACAAAGACTTCTTAACTCATCATATCTATTTGCAATCTTAATTCCATCTTCAAACTTTAACTGTGGATAAAGGTTTGCTAATTTTTTTGAGTTATCTTTAAACTGCTGTTCTGACTGCCAATAGAATAATTTGATATAGTGTCCAAGCTTTTGGCGAGGAATTGGCTCAGCAATATAAGTGTGATGAGGGTGGGCTGCTTTTAATAAACGATATTCGGTTTTTTCGTCAATAAAATTATATAATGAATCTTGATATTCTTTTAAATGTAAATTATATGCAATTTCTTTAGCGGCCGCCCCATTAGGAGTTGTGTAAGCAGTATTACCCTCTTTTCCATCTACTATCACGTCTGTAATAACTTCATTACCTTCTCTATCATAATAGCCATAATTATGAGTATCTCCTTCTTCCATAAGAATGTCTTCTTCCAACCAATTCTTATTAGTATACTCATCAATATTTTTTAAAAGCTCTGTATCATCTGGTTCGCTATCGTCTAACTTAAAATATCTATTACCATATTTATAAGGTTTATCATCTACTTGTTCTAATGTTGTTAATCCAGTCCAATCTACTGCTTGTTCAATAGATAATCTTTCAACATTAAAGCGACTAATTCTAAAACCATTGCCCATTCTTGAAGACCAGAAAGTTCTTTTATTCTCTTCCATTTTTAATTCAAATTCAATTGGTAAATCACCTGGATTATAAACTAAAATTCTACTACCCATCATATCATTTTCAGTATAATAACCAGTGTCCATATTAATAAACTTGCACTTTGAAAACTGCGGTGCAAAAATCAATTCTTGGTCATAATCAAGAGTAGGAGTTGTTAATAACTTTGCTGTTCCCTGCCATTCTGGGATATTCTTCCAATAATTACGCACATCAATAATCATTTTTTTCTCAGAATCTTCTGGGCCTTTAAAATAAAGTTCTCCCCATTGAACTTGTTCTATTGTAGGGTAGCCGCCCTTCCAAGGAGTTCTCATATTATATTCAACATTATAATGGTCTTTTATAATAGCAGGCCAAAACTTTGGCTTTTTCTTTTTTCTATATGGATTATCTTCAAGTTTGTTAATAATAATGTCTTTCGGCTGAGCACACTTATAGAAGTCTGCCGCTCTTACAACGTACTTATTAAAACCAAAAGCATAAGGAAAATAGCAAATAAATACTAAAGTTCCTTCTCCTTTATAAACTCGTTCTCCAGTATCTCTATCTGTAAAACAAATGAATTTAAAGTCTGGATTAGATTTAATTTTTGCTTTGTAAGTTTTAAAAGGCATTTCATCGAAGACTAAATCTTGAAGTTTATCATTAGCAAATAACTAAGAAATTTTTCTAAAGATTGGTTCACTTACTCTATCAAAAGCAACATTAACAGTAAAAGTTCTGTCTTTGTAGGTTTGTCCAAAGTAATAAGTTCCATCTGAACCTGGGATTTCAGTTGTATAATCTGTTGGGTCTGGAAGTAAATTCTTTTCATATCTATCACTGGAAGATACTACTAATAAATTAAGTTCACTTGAATGGACATTACCAAATCTAAAGCCAACAAAATCCTTTATCTGTCTCATCATTTCACCTCATCTATAGGAAGATGAGAGTCCTCATAGAGAACTCTCAATCTTCTCTTTATTTCGACAACATTACTTGTGTTCCTATTGGATTAGAAACATCTACAATGTCTTGTTTAACTCTATCAATCATTGAATCTACATCGTAATCTGATGAGATTTCTTCTATATTAATGTGAACTTCAATTGTTGTATCTCCAACATTTGTGGCAAGATTGGTTGCTGAAGTTGATGTTGAGTTGAGTATTGGAATATTAGCAAGAAGTTCTGCGGCTTCTCCTATACGTTGAGTGTCTGATGCTGAGAGGAAAGCTTCTGGCTTGGTTTTTGTACCATCTACCCATGCTGGACCAGTGTAGTCAACAAGGCCGCCTGATTTAAAAAAGTATGTAGGTTCATCGGTTCCTTTATGGGTCATAGCAAATTCTATATTAGCAAGATAGCCCTATTTTCTGCCGAGTTGTATAATTTGTTCTAACTCTGTTTGGGTGTCTGCACATAGAACTTGTCCGTATTCAGTCCATTCATTAGTTGTTCCTGTGTTTACAGAATACCACTGACCTTCTTTTACGGCATCTTCACTTGAAACTGTTGCTTTATTTATCAACGATAATCCTGAATTGTTATATGTTTCTTTGATTTGTTCAACAGTATAACCAGTTTTAGATATTAAATTACCAATTTGTGTTTGTGCATTAGCATTACCTTCATTAGCTAAATATTGTGTATATAATGCCTTGGCTTCTGTTAGTTTAGAAGTATCATCGTCATTATTCTAAATACTAGACGATTTATAAAAAAATCCATTAGAAAAATTATATCCATTATTTTTAGCTGTTGAAATTATAGCACTTTGAGCAGCTGGATTATTAGCATTTTTATCATATTGTTCCTTATAATATGCTGCTGTTTCGTCTGCAACGGTATCATTATCTTTATTATCGTTATTATCATTATCCGCTGTTTTTCCGTTTGCTATATCTGCAACATTTTCATCAATATTAGTTATTAATTCATTATAAGCTTCTTGCTTTTCTATTAATGTTTTTTGTGCCTCTTCTAAAGCCTTTTTAGCATCACTAATTTCTGTAGAAACAGTATCTATATCGTCTCCAATAGCAGTTGTTATCTGAGTTGTTGCTGTTTGGTCATAAGCTTCATATGTTTGTTCAATTTCTTCCGCGTCTGTCTTAGTCTGAGATAATAAATCTGTCTATAATATTTCATCTGCTGCTTGTTTTGCTAGGAATTCTTTTTCCCAAGATTCAACCATTTGCTGATATTTAGAATCAGACCAAGTTTCATACTCTGTTGAATTTTGAGTCATCCATAATATCATATCATCTGTTGTTTGCCAACTTGCGATAAGACTTACAGCTTCTTTTGTGATTGCTTCGTCGCTATGAAGATTTTCAAGAATTTCTATTTGAGTATCATTTTGTTCTTTCTGTGTTTCATATTGTTCTTTCATTGTTTCAAGAATATTATCGACAGTATCATCTAATAATGTTTGTCTATCATTATCAATTTCATCTTGTAAACTTTGAATATCAGATTGATTTGCCCCAGAAGTATCTCTTGAAATTAAAGACAGTTTCTTTTCTTTCTTAGCTAAGTCGTCCCAACTATCCTGTTCACTTCTTAAATCTCTTTCTTTCTGAATTGCATCTTGTAAAGCTTCAAGATATTCATCATTAGCATCTTCTAATGCTTGATATTTATCTTTAGCATTATCAATTTCTTCTTGATACTTTTGCTTTAAGGTTGAAATTACTTCATCTTCAAGAGCAACTTGATTGTTTAATGCTGTTTCTTGTAAATCTTCTAATTCCTACTCATATTTCTTTACATTTTCATTTATATCGTTTATTGAACTTAAATTACTATTTAACTGCTGAACTTGTGTTTCGATTTCTTTCTTAATGGTATCTGACATCTTGGCGGCGGCCAGTGCATTACTATTAACCATATAAGTTCCGCTATATTCATCATAAGTATAATAATCAGAAACATTTGTATCAATCTTATAATCACTATATTTTTCGCTAAGAGCCTGTAATTCTTTAGTTAAAGTATTGTCAAGTCCATCAATAATTGACTGATTAGCTTGTTCAAGAACTTTTTTCTCTGCTTCTGAAATTGTATTATATTTCTTAATATTCTCTAAATATCCATTTAAATTTTCAGTAATATTATCATCAGCACTTAAATCATCAAGAGTATCTTTAAAATCACTAATTTTATCAGCAACATAATCCAAAGCAGTAGTATAATTATACAGCTAATCCACTGCACTCTCATACCAAGCTGAGCCCTGATATGCTTCTTGAAGTTCTTTTGTTTTATCAATTACATCTTGCTCTGCTTCTTCAATAGCTTCTAAAGCGTCTTCAATATCTTCTGCGTCTTCTGCTTTTTCTACTCCATCATCCCAAGCCTCAGTATATGTACGTAAAAGGTCATTTAAATAAGGAGATATTATCTTTTCTGCTTCATCCTCAGTTAAGTTATTCTTTTTATTTTCCATATCTGTTTTTTGAGCCTACAGGGAATCAATTTGATCTTGTATTATTTTCTTTTGTTCAGTCGTTAACGAACTTTGTGCATCAGATAAACTTATATTATGATTTGTTAAATAAGTATCAACGTCTTGACCAGCCTATAATGCTAATTGTTCCGCATAAAGTCTATTGTTTCGAGCAATGGCTTCTCCCTTTGCATCTTCTGCATTAACTCCGTTGAGCATACTTTCAAGGATTTGAATTTGAATATCTAATTCATCAATACCGTTTTGTAAATCTTCTTTTGCCAATTCAACTAAGTTTTCTTTATCATTAAGTTGTTCTGCATAAGCATCTCTTAAAGCCTCTGCATTTAAACTATAATCTCCATTATCATTAACAGAAACATAATCATCTACATCTAAGTCTAAACTGCTTAATTGTTCTGCTAAAGTAGCATAATTGCTAACGGTAATGTATCCTTTTTCCGCCTAATTGGTAATTGCATCAGTAATAGAAGACATTGAATCTGTAATAGTTTTAGCCTATTCTTTTATATCATCAATTTCAGATTCAAAACCAACAACAGAAGTAATGCTAAAATCCGCCAAAGCTCCTGTTTCTAATTCATTAATATAGCCCTCTGCAAAAGCTTTTGCTTCTTTCTCTCCCAATGCCCCTTCGAGGTCTTCATTTGATACTAGTTCAATTATTGCCTCTTTTATTTCTTCTCTTGTTTGTCCATCAAAAGAAGAAACATCAATATTAAATAATGCATTTGCGACATCACTTGATAAATTTTGTCCTTGAATAAAATTAATATAATCTTGGAAAGAGTCTTGTGCATATGCATCTAAAGAACCGAAACGGTCTTGTAAGTTAGCTAAAGCAGATGCCATTGTAGTGTAATTACTAATGGTAAAATCCTACGTGTTATTATAGGCCTGTAAACTTTCTACGGCATTATCAATTGTAGTCTAATCAAAAAGAGCTCCCAAAACAGTATCTATATCAATATCATCATATTGGGTTAATGCCTCAGATAAAGTGTTTTTAGCATTTGCATATTCTTCTGCTGACATCTCGTTTACGTCAGTAAAAAGTTCATTTGCTACAGATAATGCATTACTATCTATTTCTACTTCTCCTAAAGCTTCTGTTATTTGTTCTGATAATAAAGGAATAAAATTACTATTCATATAAGCTAAAATATCATCATTACCCCAATCTTTTATACCAAGGTCAGCATATTCTTGTTCTGTGGTAATACCCAAAAGAGCTAATAATGACCTAGCAGAAGCATCGTTCTAAGCTAAAGTATTCGCTCCTTTCCACCCACTTTTAAGACTGGCATATGCTGATGTAAATTGGTTTTCAAACTAATCTAAATTTACAATCCCTGAATCTCCAAGAATTTCCGATACCTATGTCAATACGTCCTACATATCGGTACTATCAGAAATAACAATATCATTTAACTTGTCAATATATGCCGCGGCAATTGCCCCTCGTATATCCTGCTCAGATTCTGTCATATCAGAATAGTTTGTACTATAATAATCGGTAGCATAGCTATAGAGTTCCGCAAAGTCATTCTTTAATCCATCTATGATTTCTCTTTCTGATTCTGCTGCATTAGCTAATGCTTGTGCTCCTTCTTTATAATTGTCTGAAATACCTGAAAGATAAGCATAATCACCTGAGAAGGCATATTGTATTGCATTTATAACAGCGTTCCTATCTTCCGCTGACATTGAAACAACAGGTGTGCTTTTATTGAGATATTTATTATAAATATCTAATAAGCCTTCTTCATCAATCATACTTATAGTGTTAGTATTAAAAGAAGATTCTTTAAATATATTGTCATCTTCTGTCGCCCACGTCGCATCAAAGCCAAACTTAGAATAACCGCTTAGTATTTCATTTAACGTATCATATTGATTTTGCAATCCTTCTGTTTTATAATCCGCTGCTAACACTTGCTGAGATTCTAATTTTTGTAATGCCGAAACCTTTTCTATTTGTTCGTCTAATAAAGAGTTGGAAATTGTAATTTTATTATTTTGTTCATCATAGTAAGTAATTAATTCTGGATAACTCTCTTTTAAAGTCTCTACCATTGAATTATATTCTTCTTGCTCTTCTTCTGTTAAAATTAGCTTATTTTTTAGCTCATTATAAGTTTCTTTAATTTCTTCTAATGATTTTTTCTCTTCTGTTGTTTTTGATAAAGCCTCTTTTAACTTCGTCGCAGATTCTGTGGCATTATCAATATCTTCTTCAAGAGCACTAATGCGGCCACCAATAGAATTGGCTTCCATGGTTGATTGTAATTTTTTTATTCCAGCTACAACTGCAGCTATAGCAGCAGCAACAGCCACGACAATAATTGCATAAGGGCCCAATCCTGAATTAAAGGCTTTTGCAGCTGCTTGACCCAAACTCAAAGATTGTTTTGTCATTAACGTTTTTATTGTTTTAAAAATAATAGGCAAGAAAGCTACTGCCCCTGCCACTGCCGCAGAAAGCCCTGCTTTAATAGGATTTTCAGTTGCAAAAGCTACTGTAATACCAGTGGTAAATGCAGTAACGAAAGAATTTTTTGCAGTTTCAGCTAATTCTGTAGAATCTACAACTACAGAATCTTGTAGTTTTTGAGTCTTAAAACTTTGGTCTGCTTTTGCTTCAGCTAAATCCTTTTTTCCTTTTACAATAGCCTAATTTATTTTCTCTTGTTCTTGTTCTGTTGCTTGAAGATCTTCTCCTATTTGTTCTCCTATTTTTTGTTTTTCTTGTAAACTATTCTCAATTCTTTGTAGTACCTCATCACTGTCTCCACGCATGAGACTTATTAGTTGAGAATTTTTCAAATTTTTAACTTCTTCAAGATTTTTTACCTACTTTTGTTTCAGAGAATTTAAAAGACTATAATTTTCGGACCTTGCTGTTTTATTAGCTTCCAAATTAGATGTTGCTCTTTCTACCCAATTATTACTTTTTTCAAGTTCTTTTTGTAATTTTTCTTTTGAATTTTTACTAAATTCAGGAAAGGCTTGTAAAGTAAACTTTTCTGACATCATGGTTGTTATTTGTCCGACTCCTTTTAGAGTAGAACGAAATCCATTTAAAAAAGATTCTGCAGCAGTATTGCCAAGTGTAACAAATACAGTTCCCAATGCTGCAAAATCCGCAATACTAAAGCTATTTAATTTATCAACAAGTTTTGTAATACTTTCAATAGCTCCCTTAAATATATCTGAGCTAACAAATTTCTACCTTAATTTTTCCCAGGCAACGTTTAATTTATTAACTTTATTTTCGAGTGTATCTTGATATTTTGCAAATTGTTCAGAGGATTTACCAGTAGAATCTTGTGCTGTTTCAACAAGTTCCACTGTTCTATCGTAATCTTCCATTAACTTTTATTTTTAAAGCTATTCGCTAAATAACTTTCCAATATGGCTTATAGTTTCCTATAAGAAAAGGTCATATCTTATCTTTCCAGAAATTCTCCGCTTCGGAATGCTTATTCCTACGTAATGACCGTTGAACCTTCATCTTAACGATGCTTGGCTGCTGATTGTCCAATCCTAATAATTTTTAAACTATCACACTTAAAATTTCTTTTTATGTTGTAGTTTATTAGGCTCTAAGGAGTTTCCAGCAATTCAAATATTGTAGCCTTAAATTTTAAGCTAAGAATCTACTCTGCTGCAAGTAGATTATTTAATATGTTTTTTCCAATAGTAATTATGAGTTTTGTTTTTGTTTTTTATTGCCCTTCTTATTAGAGCAGGTTGGCATTTCATTTCTTTTGCGGCGGCAGCTATAGATGGGAAAATTTTAACAATATTTCCATTCTCATCAATTTGCTCTACCGCTATTTTATTTCTATGACCATTATTCATTGCATTAATCATATTTTCAGAATGAGATATATCTCTTAAATTGGTATAGTGATTATTTAGTTTATTACCATCTATATGGTCTATTTCATTATGAATTTCCTTATTAACAAAAGCTTTATAAACTAAAATATGAGCAGGAATTATTTTAATTTCATTATCAATAAAAATTGAATAGCGTAAATAGCCATCTTTCTTTGGTCTTAATTTTGCTTTCGTATTAGAATTATAAACATCTCCATACTCAGAAACATAATATTGAGTTTGTTCAATTTGTCTCCATTCTTTATTAGCTAATTCTTCTTCTGTAATATATTGTTTAGTAGCATGAGACGTTCTGCGGCCAGCCGCATAGGCTTCTATTGAATTTTCAGAAAAGCTAACCCATTCTAAATTATTTTTATAATTATTAAGACGATTACCGTCCTTATGATAAACATAAGGCAAATTATTTTTATTGTCTAAAAAATATTCCGCTACTAATCTATGAGCAAGCATATTATAGTATTTGCCCTTAACTGTTAGCTAATAAGTTCTATAACCAGTTGAACTAATGCTTCCTTTTAAATAATGATTTGTCTTTTTATTAAATAAACGCCCATCATCAAAAATTAAATATTCTGTTATCTACTCATTAATCATAATTGTTTTATACATATTAAATCACTTCCTTTTATTTTTCAATAAAGCTCGACTATATAATTTACTATTAGTAATTCTCTTTTAAGTCTGTGAACCTTCACCTTGGCGGTGCTTGGATGCTGATTGTCTATTTTATAGTATCCTATAAATCCCATTATTTTTTAGAACCTTCGCATTTAAGATTTCTCTTTGTGCTGTGGTATAATGGGCTTTAAGATGTCCCAGCATTTGAAAGAATTGTGTTTTTTTAGGCTGTACACTTCGCCAGCATTTTAACGAGAACCCTATATTTATTATATTAATAAATATTAGACTATATCTTCACTCTTTTAGAGTGTCTTCCACTTCGACTCTATAAAATCTACTCTACTTACAATTTGCTTTCGATAGTCGTTGAACGTTTTTTCTATTAGAAAAATTCGCTGCGGATTATAATATTTTGAAACTTTTTACTATACCTTTGGAATTACCCATCGCCGCTTCTGCTTAGTATTTCAAAATTTAATTATGTCCCCGCAATTCAAAAGATTTTATGCGACCCGTTTAAAGTCAAGCCGCAGTAGTTGCTATCAGTTTTTCTATTATCTTTCAATAATAGCTAGACTATATCATGAGTTAATAACTAACTCCCCACTACTTCGATTTCCAAAAATCTACTCTACTTATAATTTCGATAGTCGTTGAACGCTTTATTCACTAAAAAGTAAATAAGTTCGCTGCGGATTGTCCAAAATAACACGATATTACCATACCTTAGTCATTACCTTCGCCGCAATTCTTAGAATTGTTTGGTTGTGTTATTTTAAAGGAGATTCCCGCAATTCAATGGGTTACGTTACCTAGCTTTATTATTTTTTATTTAAGAATTCATCATATTCTGCTTTTGAAATTTCCCTCCAATAATAACCATGGCTAATGCCGCCAGTTTTCATCGCACGAGAGAGATTTGAACAATTGTTTAATCCAATATTTTTTGCAGCTTCTGAGGTACTAGGAAAAACTTGAATTAAATTCATCTCTAAATCATATTGTCCAGTTAGTTTTGTCTGTTTTGTTTTTGTTTGATAATAACTTTTTATAACATTCTCTCTTTGAGAAACATTCTCTAAATTACTTAATCTATTATTACCTCTATTAGAATCAATATGATTAATAACATTGATTTTTTCATCTGGGTGGAAAACCATATAAACAGCTCTATGAGCTTGAATTTCTTGTCGATTTCCATTTAAATCATTATATGTCCACCTAATATAGCCACTATTTTTATTCCTACTACCAAAAGTTATTTTTCCAGTTTGTAAATTTTTAATTCTACCCATATTTGATACTTCGTATTTACTATTTTGTAAAGGTCTCCATTCTTCTTCTTCTAATTCTTCTAATGTTAATTTTTCAGTTATTTTATGTTCAACTGGATTAATAATTTTATTAAGATTTTCTTCTTGGCTTACCCATTCTAAATTATCTAAGGTATTATTTCTTGGACACCCATCTTTATGATGAACAATAGGTTTGTTTTCAGGGTTTGGAATAAATAATTGAGCCATTAATTGATGTTTATAAATGCCTATAGTTTCTCCATCAATTTCAAGAGTAAATCTTATATACCCTTGATTTATTGCACCTTGTGCAATTCTATGCGTATTTTCATTATATAAATCTCCATTCTTAAATAAAAAATACTGTGTTTCCTTTCCATTAATTATAACTGGTTTTCCTTCAACCATTTTCATATCACTCCTAACTATAATATTTAGTAAAGATTTTCCTTTACTAATAATATTATATCACAAAATATTATTAAAGTCAATATTTTAAAAATGTTTTTCTTGTGATACAAACACATTTAAAAAATGGAATGGTATCCGATAACGCTGGGTATTACGGTCCAATGTACTCCATTTAGAGCTTAACTCTAAAAATACATCGTCCAAATCCCTAAATTGTCCTGTGGCATCTTTTAATGAGATACCTACAGATTTTAATGCCGTATCTACATCATTGTAGTCTAAGTCATCAAATTCAGAATCTTCTGCTGAGACGTTTTCAGACAATTCTGTAAAACGGGCTATTCCTTTCTACCCTCGGTTTCCCGATATTTACTAAGGGGAGTAGACTATATCTTCAGCATAAAGCTGTCTTCTATTTCAGATTAAAGTAATCTTACTTGGCTACATTCATCACCAATAGTCGTTGAACTTCTTCTTTAAAATTTTAGAAAAATTATTTCAAAACCTAAGAATTTAGCTGCTGATTATCCGCTTTATTATTTTTATATGTTTTATAAAATTTAATAAAAACTAAGGACTTCCCAGCAATTAAGAAGATTTATAGACCACTACCTTGAATGGTCTTCATTGCAGTCATTGATTTTCAACAAAAATCATTATTTTTTGTTAAGTAATTTTATTACTTCTTTACATTTCTATAAAGATAAGACTATATCTTCATTGTCATTAAACAATGTCTATTTTTTCGAGCCATTTAACTCTACTCCTATTAAGGATAGTCGTTGAACCTTTTATTATCCCAATAATTTGGCTGCGGATTGTCCAATCTTTTAATTTATTACTTATAAGTATTAAAAGTTCTAAGGATGTTCCCGTCAATTAAATAGATTTTACATTAGCCCTTTTGCAAACCAATGTTTTCCTTTCCATTCAGATGGTTCGTTATTCCATCCCGTTTATTAAACTGCTATAGGCTTTCCCTATAGAATAGACTATATCTTCTTCCTTTTCTCTAAAAAGGAAGTATAATACTTCGGTATCACTTGATACCTATCAGAGCCAATCCTGATAGTCGTTGGACGTTTTACTTAGAATTCTAAGCAACTTCGCTGCGAGTTATCCAATCTCTTACTTTTTTACTTTACCAAGCTGATTAGACTTGCCGCCGCCCTATCACTAAGACGGTTTAGTAGTAAGAGCTCTAAGGATTTTCTCGTCAATTCATTATATTCTACTATAATAATTGCTTATTATAGACCCTGAAATTTTATGAGTAAACGATTGAATATTGTTTATTCATTACTGTTCTCTGTTTTCGATTTAATGCTTGTCTTAAAATTCTTGGATTTATGTCTGTGTATAGTTTTGTTAAAATATTTATTTCATCATAATTAAAGTATAAAGTTTTTCCATTGCCAACAATTACGAATTCGCTGTCTCTTGGCAATTCAAATTTATTATCTATTTCTTTATTTAACTCTAATTTTCCTATCGTCTCTTCTTCTTTTGGTGCAGTTCCTTCTTTGTCAATTAATCTTTCTATTTCCTCACTATTTATTTCTTCCCAATTTAGCGTCAGTTCTTTATTGTCTTCTATATAATAACCATTAAATTTAAAATCTATATCTTTATTGTTGGCTAAATTATAATTACTTTTTAATTCTTCTTTGACTTCATCAATTTTTATATACTTTGTTTTATAATTAGTCTTATTTTTATAGTTAACAATCCAATTAATTCCATCTTCTGAAAGGGGATAATCTTTATACCAAAATATACAATCTTTATGTGTAATTCTCTGTCCAGAGATAACATTAAAAATGTTTCCTCTTATCATATTATGTTCCTTACAAAAAGCAGTAAAATTGTTAAAGATTGTTAAAGAGTCGTCTTTCAAATTATAACAAACAACATCTCTTAGATTTATTCCTTTTTGATTATTTTTATTATAATAATTTGACTGGCCGCTATTTGAAGTTGCAAGGTTTTTATTATAAAATTTCTCATTTGGAATCTTATAATACGTTAAATAGTATTTTTCTAATCTGGTTAATTCTTCACTACTTTGTGCGGCCGCCAGAAAATGAATAGAAAAATTCTTTGTACCGTATTCTTTTAGTGCTTTTTGTAAATCTGTTCCACTACCTTTATAATCATTTTCCCAGTGCAAGCTTCTTGTGGTAATCTTACCTATGTACATTTTGCCATTAATTTCATTCTTTGAATAATAAATATATCCAAAATCCATTTCGCAACACTCCTTTTTTCTAATAAAATATTAATAGAATTTCTTCTATTAATATAATTATATCATAAAGGAGGCTAAAAGTCAAGCATTTGAGTTTATTCATGAGACTGACTCATGAAAGGTTTCAAGGGGCCTCTTGCGTCGTTTCTATCATTTGTGTCAAGAACGCCGATGTTGTTTCAAAGCTCATACCAGCCGAGTTTGCAATCGCATTAAAAATGTCTATTTTTAGACATTTTAGACTATATCTTTTTCAAATATCACTTCAATATTACTTTTTAATATTTACTCTCTATTGAGATAGTCGTTGAGCTTTAGTTTAAGATAGTTTAGGTTTTTAATTTTATAAGGTTTTAATTTAGATTATATTGTTAGCTAGACAATACTTTTTTATTTACTTTTCTGCGGCATTTTGGACAACCTCTTCCAAGCTCAAAAATTCTTTTAGAAAAAATAAATCCACATTTGTGCTTTATTAAAGATTTATTCTTTGTTCCAGTAAACTATAGTAATTCATATTCACAATTTCCAACTTGATTCAAAAGTTCTTGACCTTCTGCAAAATCAAATTTATTATGAATTTTAAAACAATTAGGACATATTTTCCCATCAAAGTTTCCTCGAACTTTCTTCTCAAAAATGTTGCCGCATCTTTTACATTTGAATTTAGAATAGTTATTAACTCCTTTCCATTCTAACAATTCAAGATAACCTTTTTTTAATTCTTCTTGTACATGAGCATAGATTTTATTTTTATCTTTTTCACAATTGCCGCAAAAGAATTCTTTCCTTCCTATCATTACAGCTTCGATATTATTAATTACTTCAATCTTGCCGCACTTATTACATTTAATTTTACAAGGTTTTCTTTGGCCTTGATAATTTAATAGAGTAAAATCTGAGTTTGGAAATAATAGTTCTAATCGCTCTTGTAGTCTGTCTTTGTTCCATCTTGAATATGGTTTATAACACTTAGGGCATAATGTTATTTTAGTAAATAAATTTCTTGCATTTTTATAATTGTAGTTTTCGCCGCACTTAGTACATTTATATTTTATAGAAGATTTTTCTCCATTAAATTCTAAAATCTCTATATTATTTTTATTAAATACTCTTTTTAAAGTTTCTATAAAATCATACATAATTATTTCTCCTTTATCTTAAACTCTTAGCTGCTGATTATTCATTATTTAGTACTTAGGTTAGCAACTCCATATACCATACTATTACTTTTTTCTACTTTCATAACCATTAAGGTGTAATAGTCATTAGAACGTTCCAGCAATTCAATATTTTAAGCACCGATTGATGCTGTCTTACTCATAGCATACGCTATATCCTCAACAGAAGCCGCCGCATTAGCAGCAAGTTCAGAATAAACGTCAGTTACGTGAGAGCCTTCTTCCATTTCCATTTTAAAGCCGCGTAGCATTTCATTCCATTAGGTTCATTACTTCCTAATGAGTTATTTCATCTTTACATTTCTATAAAGTTTAGACTATATCTTTTTCATATCCGTTTCAATTTATTTAAATTTACTCTCTATTGAGATAGTCGTTGAACCTTGAGTTCAATATAATTAGAATTTTAAAAGTTTTATATTCCCAATGCGGAAAGATTTCTCTTATTCTTTCTTCATATTCTTCCATTTTCATGTTAAAATTTTCCATATTATATTTCCTCCTTGGCTGCTGATTGTCTATTTTTAGTATTTAGGTAAAATACCATGTACCACTTCAAAACTTATTTCTACTTTCGTTCTTTTTATTTTGAGGAAAAATAAAAAGCATTTGAATTTTAAGAGTTTCCAGCAATTAAAATATTTTTAAGCGACCTTACGCTTTATTAAGCCGCCGTCATTTCAGAAGTTGCAGTACTAAAATCAAGACCTGCTAAAGTAGCAAGTTTCATAGTGTCTTCTGTTAATGACAATACTTCATTGGTTTCCAAACCCTGCTGATAGAACAAAGCAGACGCTTCAACAACGTCTTTTGTTTTCTGTCCAAGCTCCTGAGCCATATCAGCATAAGTTCCATAACTGCTCCACATATCATTAACATCATAATCAGTTACCATTGCAATTGAAGCAAAAGCACTATCCAATTGCTTCGTTTCTTCATATGTTTTCTGCAGTTGTGTTCTGATAGTCTACATTGCATTTCCAAGAGAGAAGAAATACTGAATACGACTCTTTATGTCTTCTAGCTTTTGATTAAACTTCTCTTGCTTATCAATGTTTTCGTTAGTTTGAATGCCTTCTTCTTGTAATGCACCAGTTAAAGCCTGAACATTTTGTACTGCTTCGTCCACATCAACAGGAATTGTTGATGGCATTTGCAATTGAGTTCCTTGCTGAGCAGCTGCAGAAACTTTATTATTTCTATTTGTTTCTCCTTCTGCTATTTTTGCTGCAGCACCACTTACTATGGCATTAGTTGCAGAAGAACCTAAAGTTTTTTGGTCTTCTGTTAAATCTTCAATTCGCTTATCATAACTTTTAATTTCAGCTTCTGCATTTTTAATATCAGATGTTAAAGTTTTATATTTGGTCTGAACTTCATCAATACTTTGACCCATATGCTTTTCTATAGTGTTAGCATTAGCCATTGTGATATTATTTTCAGACAGGTATTTTTTGAATTTAACCATTGCCGTACCAGCATCTTTTGAATTATTTGCAATTCTTTTGTATTCTGCTGCGACAAGAGACATTTGGTCATCAGATATATTTTTTTCTTTTCCAGAAGCAGTTGTTGTTTTAAAGCTTCTCTTGCTTAACCCTTTCATCGAGCCAAGATTACTTCTTTCTGATTCTTTTTGAGATTTTTCACTTTCCGCTTGATTTTTTAATTCTTTCTGCTTGTCAATTTGACTTTGAATTTCATCAGTAATTTGTTCTTGAACCTTTTTAACATCTTTACCCTCATTTGCAGCATTAGTTAAAGTTTGAACATATTTTTTGCTGTTAGAGGAAAGATTTAAAGAACTTTTTATAACTTCTGATTGCTCGTTTTTTAAAGCTTTAAATTCTTTTTCTGCTTTTGTAATAGCTTTCTCTGCAGATTCTATCCCTTGTGTAATTGTTTTTGTGTCAATATCACCAAGATTAATTCCCAATTCAGAAGCTAATTGCTTCATTTTTTCAAGACTTTTTTGGAAACTATTTACATCAGAAGTGGAAGTAAATCCTTTTTGAACGGCTGCTTTTAATGCAGTTTGAAGCTGTTCAATTTTTTGGATTTGCTTATCAATGTTAAGGAGGTCAGATGTTGATGCTCCTTTTTGTTGCAGTTGTTGGCGAACTTGCTTAAATTTGTTGATGATGTCGCTAAAATCTGCTTTACCTTCGATATAGAAGGTTTTTTTATTACTTGCCATTTATTCCATTCACCTCTATAATTAATTTTTTATATTAAAACATTAATTTAATTGGCTAAATTAATTTTGATTGTAATAATCCTTATATTAAAATTCTTAAATCATTTATTAGAACATTGTGAAACTTACTTTGAAAAATTTTTTTACATATGAGTAAGAAATTCTTGCACCTTTTTATCTGCTGAAATAATATTTTTATTTATTTGGGTAAATATGCTATTTGTTGCCAGCCTATAACATAACTTAAAGAACCTTTTTAAAGAATTAAATACATTACTCACATCAAAATTATTTTTTTATAGAAAAATTTTATCTACCAATTAATTCACCTCGTTGTTTTATTCACAATTTTATCAAATTCCTTGCCAAAATTAACTTTTACTCCAGTAAAATTAATAGCAAGTCTATCATGATGCCAACTAACTAAATTGTCACTCTGGGGGGTTTTAAAGGAATCTCTAAAATTATAGTAAGAAGGTAAAAAATTTCTATTATTGTTTTTGTCTATTCCCTATTCATGCCTTGCGTTTCTTTCGGACTTGTTTTCATAAGCTGAAAAATAAAAATATTGTTCTCCTAAAGGAACTTTATCTTTTTCTATTGCGATACTTTTAGCCATCAAAAAAAATAGCATTGAAGAGGGAACAAACTTAAAATTAACTATATAGAAATTATTTTGTTCTATTCCAAAAGTATTTTGCTCCATTTGAGCCTCATCGTATCTCATGAAATATGGAATATGATAAGCTAAAATATTTCCAATTTTTTTTAATTCCTTGTCCTATTCATCCTTCGTTCCACCCTAAAAAAATACTTCATTATCCTAAGTAAGCTATTCTTGAATATATCCTAAAAAAGTATCCTATAAATATCTTTTCATAGTTGAGGTATCACTCAATAATTTGTTTGTTGTTCTATATAAAATTTCACTATTCTCTCCTGCAGAAGTATAGTTTTTAATTTGAAAACCAACAGAAGTTAATCTTTTCTTTTTTAAAACTTCTGAATCCAATTTGTCTGATGTGAACAGCTGACCACTATTTTCTAATGCTTTTACATCTACTATATTTAAATCTACAGCAGCTTCCCCGTTTCCATGGCTTGTCTGTCCAAGCATCTAAACAATTGGGTCGCCACTATTTTTCATTTTTCTCATCACTATAGCTCCAAAAACTGTTTCTCCTATCATACCTGCCACTTGTTTCTTATCTTTTTTACTTAATATTTCATAAATCTAAGTTGGATTATTAATAATTAATTGTTTAAGTGCTGAGGACATATCATTTTTGCCTTCTGTCCCCCACCACTTCTGAAATAATTCAGAATCTTCTGCACTACCTATCTCACCAATAACGGAACTAATAACCATAGAAAAAGCTGCTGAAACTTCTTCAGCATCTTTTTCTAATTTAGCAGAATCATCTATTCCTTTCTTTTTTTTATTAGTTATTACCTCTTTTTTATAGTTGTCTATATTAATAGAATTATCAATTTTATTAAAAAATAAATTTTTATCTTCTGCAATAATTTTTACACCACAAATTAATTGATTTTTCTCTCCGCTAACTTGTTCAGTTTTTAATTGCCGTGCAAGTTCGGTTTTAAAACTTCCAGAAAACAATGTTTTAAACATTTCTTCTCCACCGCGAAGTTTAATTGTATATTCTCCTTCCTTAAGAATTTCTTCTAAATTAGGAGAGCCAAAATTAAGTTCAAACATTTTAATCTCATTTTTTTTTCTGTAATTTTTATTATTACTACTTACAGCACCCTCAATAGAAATATTTGCTTTTCCATTCGTAAACATCCCTTCTATTAAATATCGAATAAGGAGTGCCATTTTTGTATTAATTTCAGTCTCACTCAAACTCTAAATAACATTTTCACGCAATAGAGTATCATTTAAAGCCCTTACTATATCATTAGCGACACTTTTTTTAGGATCATTTAAAATTTGAGAATATGTTGGCATGTCTTTGTTTTTAAGTAAGTTTCGACCTCCTTTAATTTTAAAAGCTTCATCTATAGTTTCTGGTAAGGGTTCTCCATAGCTTCCAAATAAGGCTTCACCTAAAGAAATTCCAATTTTATTGCCAAATTCAATATTTCTTGTAATATAATATCCTCTTCCTTTCTGCGTGACTTCTCCCGAAGTTTCTTTTAATCCTAATATAAAATTATTAATAGCGTTTAGTAAATTTGGAATAATTTCTTTGTTGCTAGGATTAAGGTTAACTCTTGATTTTACATTTCCTTCTTTTTCCATTATCTATTCAGCAATAAAAGTCTTTAATTCCTATGGCTTAATAGCCTTTTTTTTCTATTCAAATTTATCTTCTAAAGTTTTTCCTGAAATTTCAATGCTTTTTTCATCTTTATCTGTCCCAAATAAATAATAAATAGTTATACTTTTTTCTAAAGAGGTTTTTTCTCCAACTACTGTTATATCAGTCTATTCTCCTGACATAGCTATTGCATATGCTGCCAAATCTTTTTCAAGATTATTTAAAACAGAATCGACCGATGCTGCTTTTCCACTTAGAGCACTTATAAATTTTTCATCATAAAAATATTTTATAAAATGAGTGTCTTTTCCATACACAGTATCTGCAAGATTATCCTGATATTTTTTAAAAGAATCTTTATTTGTTAATTTTTCATACTCATCTACTAAAGATTGAGGCATATTCTCACTCTTTTCAATCCCCACTATTGAATAGAATTTTTTTTCCTGCTCAAAACTTTTCTTCGCAAGGCCTATAAAATAAGCTATTAATTTATCTTCTTTCGCTTCTTGAACTAAATTATTAGAAACTGGCATTTTCTCACCTCCATAAAACAAAAAAAGAACGGTCTTTGCCGTTCCCCATTAAATATAATCCCCTGTTAATTCCTTATCTAAAAAAGTTATATAAGCAACGCTCTGCTCCTCTCTTCTCCTACTCTCATCGACATAACCAGTAAAGTAAAAGTCGCTGACAGTAGAAGCATCATAACTTTTTCCAAGTCTTAACGATAAATTTGAAGATAATCTAATTTTCGGCATTTCCAATATCGCAGTGGACACTTCTCCACTATTTTCATCCTTTACACTCATTTTCCCATTTAACCTGAGAAATCCATTAAAAAGTCGATTACCGACTTCTATCACCTTAATTTTATCTTCATATGTAAATGTATAATCTACCATTACATTTCGATAGCCCTCATAGAAATAAATTCTATTCTGATAAATTTCAAAATCTCTAATTTTCTATCCTGTGTCAGCATCATAACAAAAAACCCATTTTGTCTTTGACGGTGGCAAAGGCTTTAATTTTATTTCCTCGTGCGGCCCTTTCTTAAATCCTTCGATTTTTGGTGCAGCACCAAGTTCAATATTGCAGTTATTAGGTCGATATTTTAAATCAACAAAGCAACATTTCTCATCTTCAATTGTATGTAATGTTTCATAAAATTGAACAGATTTAATATTAGGCTCATTTAATTTAGAATTACTTAATAATGCCCAACTTGTAGGAGATAAAACGCCATTAGTTAAAGCAAAACTCGCTTCTTTATCAATTTCCCAATTAACTAAAGCAGGATTATGATAACCTCCTCTTGCCTGAACAGATGATTTTGATTCTTGAAACTGAGCAATCTAAGCAGAAGCAAAAGACAGTACAGCTTCATTAATATCATATTTCTTTTTCCCAATCTCAATAGGACTATTAAGACGTAAGGTAATATCATACATTTCTTTCATTCCGCCAGAACTTTCCATAACTTCACCTCCTTTATTCTTATTCCTATAAAAAGTAAGATTCTATTAATTAAATTCTAAAAAAATAAGACGACCTAAGCGGCCGCCCTATTTTTAGCGAGATTAATAAATCTCTGGATTGTCGAATCCGACTGTATCTAAAAGTTCAGTTTGTGTTGCAGTATGAGTATAGATAGCCTTCTGAGGAACTATTCTTGTTCCGCCATGAATTGTATCTTCATCTACATCAAACTGTTTAAGTTCCATCATAATATCATTTGGAGGAGTTAAGACATCAATTGACATTGTGAATGTTGTTGGGTCTCCTTCTGCTTCCAAAGTAATGCTTGTGTCAGAATTAACTTGTGCTCTATGGATTATGAACTGATAACGCTGGTCTTTGCCAGTCTTCTGATTTCTAATGTAAGTTTCGCCAACTATTTTGTAAACACCTGGAAAAGTTTCTGCATCAATTACAAGAGTTCTTCCAAGAATTCCATCATCATCGCCCTGCTTATATTTTACCGTTCTTGTCCATTTGTAGTAAACAGTACCAAGTTTAAGTTTAAAACGGTCTGAGTCAGTTTTTAAATCAAAATCTTGGTCATAGTGGTCATCATTCTGATAGTTTGCCTCCCAGCCTTGAATGTAGCCATCATCTGTTAAGTTGAATAATGGCAACATTGTCTTTGCATCATAGTAAATAGTATAAGATGAAGTCTGGTCATCTTGATAATATTTAAATAAATTTTTCTTTTGTTCCTGAGTGCTGATTGTTAAGCCGTCCTTATTTCTAACAATACATTTTTCCATTCTGTCAATAACTTCAACATCATACATTTCTGTTTCAATTGAACCTATTTTCTTTATGTTAGTAATATAAGTCATAATCTTCTCAACAACTTTAGTAGGCATAGCATAATCAGTTGAAGACGCACTATATGTATAATCAGAACTTGATTGCCATAATCTCTTATAATAGCCTTTTCTCAAATTAGTTCTATTCTCTTCAATAGATTCCTCATCTGAATCATAATTTTCTTTCCAGTAAATTAAACCAGAATATTTGGAAGTATTTAAAACGCTATTATCTCCAATCCAAACCTTTGATTCAGTCGCCGCTTTAAACACAATTTCCCATTCCTCATCTGTTAAAGCAGGAGAAGGATAGGCCTTTGTAGAATAATGAAGCTGTCCATATTTGTTTGCTATATTAATTTTAACAATTGCTGATGTATAAGGAGCAAGTTTAGCTTGGAGTTCGCCGCCCCAAATCATGCTCATTGATGCAGGAGAGAATAAAGCGTCTTCAAGATTTAAAGTGATTTCTTTTCCGAAATTCCAAGTAATTAACTTTTTATTACCTTTACCACCTTCAGCACTTACATTCTCTGCTGACTTTTCTATAGTAGAAACCTTTAAAGTATCAAGGAGTAAAACTGGAGTGTAGATTTCTTCATCTCCAACAGTAGTTATAGTATAGAATACTACATCTGCAACTTCCTTAATACCATATTTTTGGAATAGATTCATTTAATTCACCTCTTTAATCTTCCGTAATTTGTAAAATGATTTTATCATCGGCGGCCGACAAAGCGATTTTACTTGTGTCAACCATTTCCGTTGATGTTCCTTGACTAACGATTCGAGTGTTTCCAGTAGTGGAGTCTTGAACTCCATTAATATATTTGTATTGAATTTGTTTTTGGTTAGTAGTGTAAGATACTTGAATAGATAAGTTTTGTTTACGAACTACTGTACTTTTTGTTAGCGTAATTATTGGAGCAGTGCCATAGGTTGGGTCTATACCTTCCTCATCTAAGTAATAAGTTTCTGAACTATTTGGACTTAATATTTTAATTCCAGTATAGACTTTTTCTGCTGTACCGCTATTCACCCATTGATAAGTAATTATATCTTCATCTTTATCTTAGTCAGACCCAACTAATTTAGAATAACTTGGGTCTTCAGGAACCACCTCATCACTGGCAACTACTTGTGTGCTTCCACTTGCATAGCTATCATATTTCTTTGTATCAACGTCATACTGAGTTAATTTCATCATTACGCCATCGTCTCTACGAAGAACTTTAAGATTCATAGTGTAAGTAGTAGGGTCGCCTGCGGCCTCCAGTGTTAGGCTTGTTTCGCTGCTCATTTTACATAATGGAATTTCAAATTGGAAACGTTGGTCTTTTCCATCTTTTCTACTTCTTGAATATGTTTCTCCCACAAGTCTATAAGTACCTGGGAAATGAACTGCATCTACAACAATCTGATATCCTAATGTTGTGTAGTCTGGAGCAATTGTTCTTGTCCATTTATAATAAACTTCATGCTGTTTGATAACTCTTAAATTACCAGAAACAACCTGTCCATTCTTTCTATAATATTCTGTTGCATTTGGCTCATAAGGTTTCATTGTTCTTGGGTCAATGAATACTGTCATTTCTGCCTGTGCATATTTTTCCATATAGCGATAATTTGCCATACGAAGATTATTATCAGCATTAATACAGAATGTCTGACTTGCCTTACATTTTTCCATTCTTTCTAATGTATGAACATTTTCAAGTCCGCTATTAATTGGATGGATTAAATCCTGCGGTGATTCATTAGTTAAGTTCCATTCTTTAATAATATAGAATGTACCGACCTTAACTCTTACGATATGAACTGTATCTTCATTTTCTTCAACACCTGGGGCTACCCACTTTACATTAATATAAAAATCAATTTTTGAGCCATAAGATTCTAAGAACCAACCATAGCTCTGATTTGCAGTGTTCTGTCTTGTTAAAGAATCTCTATTAAAAATTTCCTCTGCACCTGACTTTTCCCAAGTATCAGTTGCTGATTTATATTCTGTTTCATAAAGTCCTCTTCTTGCAACCATAACTTCTCTTGAATTACCATTTGCTGGAATTCTCATTCTTATGCTGGCATCATTAAGATAGTACATATCTTGGTCGCCCTCTAAAGAAATCATTTTTAAGTCAGTGTTATTCCAAATATAGCCATAAATGGCATCAGCATTTGTATCACAATAAATATTACTTGAATCTGTGGTGTCTGAGTAGAAGCACTTTGTTGAATCAGATGAATTAGCTACAAAATTATAGGTCTTATATTCAAAATCGCCATAAGCATCAATTATAAGCTGAGCTTGTTCTGGACGATAGCCTTCGTCATCATTATAATAGCTCCATCTTAATTTCTTTAATTCCGCTTCTGTGTATTCGTAAATTGGGTCTGAATCTTGATAAATATCTTTACCAAGAGGGCACTGTGCAATTTCGCCATCTAATTGGTCAGTATCAGAATTCTTAGGTAAAACATCTGCAGTTCTTACTCTAAGATATTTATATTGACCATCATTCTGTACATATCTGGCAATTTTCTTTTTACCAGTACATGGGCAAATATAAGAAGTATAAAGTTTCATTCCATTACCAGTATTTACGAATCCTTGAATTCTACGATATGAACTATTTGAAGCTTTAAACCAATATCCTTTGTATTTATTTAAAAGTTCTAATAAGTTATCCCAATATTTAATTTCTGTCGAATCTGCTCTATAATCATCTGCAGTATTAAACAGAGCTTTCAAGTCTTCTATCTGACTAATAAGCATATCATCTGCCCAAACATAATAATCTAAATCAGGGTCTTGAATAAGGTTTACATTAGTTAAAGTGTAGCCCCATGAATTATCATCAGTCATAGCACTATCATCAGTACTTCCTTTTTGTTTAACATAAACCTTAAAAGAACTATAGTTGCCGTTATCCTTAACTGGCATCATTAATTCATAAGAATCAACTTTATTTTTTGTGGTGATTGCATAATAGCCACCAGTCTGAAAGCCAAGCTTTCCTGCCTCTGTTGAATTTAAGTAAACAACATCTTCTTTCTTCAAATATTCGGTTCTTCCATTTTCATCTGTGCTATAAACGAATGGATTCCAGATACCATGAATTTTAGAATTCTTAGTACCAAATTTGCCACCCCACATTAAACTCTGACTTGCAGGGTTATATAAAGCATCTTCTAAAGATACTGAAATTTCTTTACCATAATCCCAAGTAATTAATTCTGGATTACCAAGGCCGCCCTTTGCAGAAGTTTGTTCTGCTGTCTGCTCAATTGAGGAAACCTTTAAAGTATCAAAATATAATACAGGAATATAAAGTTCATCATCATTCTTATCAAGTTCTATAGCATAAAGTGTGCAATCAGCAACTTCCTTAATACCATATTGCTCAAAAATATTCATTCTTTAATGCACCTCCTTTTTACTCGCTCAATACTTCTGTAGAGCCGTCTACCATTATAAGGTGTCCTTCTCCGTCATCTATCATTTTAGAAGCAACTTCATAAGAAGTTATCTCCATCATTATTCCACTAACAGGTCTTGCAACTTCAACATCCATAGAAAAAACTGTTGGGTCTCCATCTGCTTCAAGCGTTAATGATTGGTCTGATTTAATTTTACAAAGTGGGAATTTAAGCTGAACTCTTTCATCTTCGCCTGTTTCCCTTTCTCTTATTGAAGTTTCGCCTACAATCATGTACATACCTGGCCACTGGTCAGCCTTAACTTCAATTCTTTTTCCTTTAATTTTCTGATTATGAGGAGCAAAAGTTAATGATTTAATATAGTAAGGTTCTCCTTGATGGAACCAATAATCATCATCATAAGGCAACATTGTTTTTGGATTAACATATGCCCATAATTTTCCTTCTTTTGCTTTTGAATCACTATCTTCATTTATTTCTTCAATAGTAGTATCTTTATCGACTTTACCAGAGGCGATAAAAGGCTTAATTGTTAAAGGATTAATTTCTTGAATATCATCTTCATATTTTGTTAGTAAGAAATAAATCATTTCATTCATACTCTTAAATCTAAGCCACATATCAATTCCTTTGAACTGGCTTACATTTACTGCTGTTGCTGGTTTAAACCAGACTACAGTTTCAGAAGGTTCATCTTCTGAATCACTGGCATATTGTCCTACTAATGCCTTATACTCATTATTATTGTCTACGATAATTGCTAAATAATCTGCTTTTGAAATTGCTAATTCAGTATTAACGTTATCAACGCTACCAATAGTATCAAATCCAATCTGTTCTTTTAAATCTGTTGCTGCATGATTTTCATAATATGTTATTAAGTTTCCTGTTAAAACTTCAAGATTTAATTCTATAGTTGATTTTGTTGAATTATCAAGGTCGCTGTCTGCGGCAACCTCAAAAAGATATTCAGAATTATTAGAAAGAGAAAATACATAAGAAGTCTTATCTTCATTATATTCTCCCAATATTTTAGTATCAAGTCCTCTTAATGCAAAATACTTTTTGCCGTCCTTCTCAAGATGGAAATCAGTATAAATTTTAAAACCACTTTCAGATAAAAATTTACCTAAAGTAATTAATGATTCATCAAGAGTAATTGATTTAAGTTCTATTTCTTTTATTTCGCCTTGTGCGGCCATATTCTCATCAAAAATAATTTTTGGAATAGGCGGCGGCAAGCATCTTTTTTTATCATTAATCTTATAAATAACTGCATCTTTATAATTATCATATGTTGGTAAGTCTAAAGCTGATACCTTACGTTCAGTATCAATTGGATAAGAACGTCCTTTTATATCAAAAAATCTATCAGGAACTACAGCTATCGACTGAACAGCAGATTCAATTGCCATTTTCCACTGGTAGTTATGATTATTGCAAATGCCCATTCCAGAAATTCGAGTACCATCTACTACAGAAGAAATTTTCAGAACATTAAGTGCATTGTCAATAGCATCAGTTTTTAATTTAGGAAGTAAATTGCTAATTGTCGCCTTTGTTCCGTCATGTCTTGGATAAAAAGATTTTGTCATTCTTGATAGTTTCTGTACAGGACTTCTATTAAAGCAAATTCCATTGTCATAGCTTAATTCAGCATTTTTCCAATCTGAACTAAGTACGCCGCCCCAACAAAGACTAAGTGAAGCAGGAGTGCAAAGTGCATCTTCAAGAGTCAGATTAATTTCTTTACCATAATCCCAACAAATTAGCTTAGAATTGCCAAGGCCGCCTTGTGCCCAGACATTCTCAGCTGTTTTCTCTACAGTAGAAACTTTTAAAGTATCTAAGTAAAGAGCAGGAACATAGTAGAGTTCTCCAGAGCCATCTGTTTTTTTATGGATACTATAAATCGTCACGTCTGCAACTTCTTTTATACCATACTGTTCAAACAAGCCCATTAATACGTTCACCTCACTTAAAATTTTTATATTAAAAAAATTGGCTATTGAACTATTTAATTCAATAGCCAATTCAATTTAGCTTATATTAATATTCAGTTGCTCCGATGTATACGTCATCGTCTGTGCCTTCTGCACTAACCTTGAATAATTCTGCATCGTCAAGAAGGTTGAGGTTTTCTGTACCCTTAACCATTGTTGAACCGTCATTTTCTTCTTCGTTTTCAACAACATTGTACTGGATAAATTTAACCATTATGCCATCATCTGGACGGAGAACAGTTCCGTTGAGGTCAAACCAAATTTCTTACGTGATTTATTAAATCACTCTTTAACTTTCATTAAAGTTGAGACTATATCTTCATATTTCTATGATTGCTATTTCGATTTATTTTTTTTAAATCTACTCGGCTACATTCATCACCGATAGTCGTTGAACCAGAACCCAATTTATTTTAAATTCTGGCTGCTGATTGCCCAATCCAATTAATTTTTTAACATTCACGCTTATTATAAATTACGTTGTAGTTTAATTGGCTCTAAGGGGTTTCCAGCAATTAAGCAATTTTTACAGCGGCATTTGCTCTGAGACTGTTTACCGCTGGGTCTCCATCTGCTTCAAGTGTAATTGTATTTTCTGAACCAACCTTAAACTGAGGGATAACAAACTGGAATCTCTCATCTTCACCAGTTTCCTTAGAACGAACGAAAGTATCACCTACTATCTTATAAGTACCTGGGAACTTATCTGCTGAGATTTCAATTGTATGACCAATTGACTGTCCGTCATAAGCAATAGAACGAGTAAACTTGTAGAAAATTTCTCCTTCTGCAATCGGAGTACCATCTGCATATGGTTCCATTGTATTAGGGTCATAGAATACAGCCTGTGCTGTTTTATCTGCTTCTGTTGGAGTTCCATTACTATTACCAGCAGGAACAATGAAGCTTCTCTTGGCAGTCACTTTTTCCATTCTATCAATAGACTTTGTTTCCTTTACGCCCTTACGGAAGTCATTACCTTCGTAGCTACCAAACATAGCACTCATTGAAGCAGGAGTAAAGAGAGCATCTTCAAGACTTACTGTGATTTCCTTACCATAATCCCAACCAATAAGATTTGCATTGCCGCGGCCGCCTGTAGCATAAACTTCTTCAGCAGTCTGTTCAATTGTAGAAATCTTTAATGTGTCAAGGAAGAGAACTGGAATATAGTGGTTTGTTTTCTTAGTGACCCTATGAACACCGAGGCTCTTAACTGTACAAGTAGCTTCAAATGTTTCGTCATTTGCAGTTATATCTGTTGTATGGATAAGACCTTTCTTTACAAGTGTTGCTGTTCTTGTGTCTGAAACATAGCCATTTTCATTAATCATCCAAGCAATCTTCTTTGTATCACTCTTGCCATGTCTATTTACAACAAAGATAAGACCCTTGTTGCCAATTATAACGAGTGCAAGATATTCAATGCCCTTGAAGATTTTGTCCTGATAATAAAGTGTGTTGCCTTTCTTATCTTCAAATGAGAATACGCCTTCTGAATCAGAAGTGAGTTTCTTATAATTCTTATTATGAAGAAGATAGATATAAGCACCAGCGGCTGTATCAACAGAACCATCAACTTTAACATAGATTGCTCTATTAGACTGGATTTCTGTAGTAATATTCTTACTATTTACAGCGTCAACTCTAATATCCTTTCCAATTGCATTTTCGTCATAAGCAATTTCAGAAATTGCATCAATAACGTTGTCAAGTGGATATTTGTCAGAAGGGCTTGTCACGTCAAATGGAGCGTCTACCCCTTCTGCAGAATAGATATATTTTGCAGCATAATCTGTATCTTCTTTGCCTATTGCAGGAATAGCACCATTTTCATTATTGCTATCTACAACTTTATAGCCGCCGAAGATTGATTCAATGCCTGCTGCACCGTCTGCTTCGCCAACATCTATAATCTTTTTCTTCTGTTTAAGAGCATCTATAGCATCATTTATGCTATAATGTTCATCATTACCCCACATTTCTGCAGTAGCAATTGCTCTATCGACACCAGCATTTTTAACTGCCCAAGCCATATACTTTTCTTTAACAGTTTCTGTACCAATCTTTGCAGTAGCAACAAATGGGCTGATTGTCTTAGTGCTCTTATTATAATCCTTACCAAGGAAATATGGATTGAAATATCCCATTTCATCTTCAACAACAAGCTCTGCATAGTCGTTATAAACTACGTCATAAGCCTTTGCTTCAAATGTTTCTGTAAGGCTCTTAATTGTTTCAATAACTTCCGAAACATCATAAGTGCTTTCTGTAAATTTGCCATCTAAGCCAATTACAACAATTTTTTCTGTTGAATTTGGAGCGGCCGCAAAGCTGTCATTAAAGGAAATTTCACCAAAAATAGAATCTGCATTAGCAAACTGATAACGAACACCAGTCTTACTAATAATATTCTGTTTCTTAGCAAAAAGCATTAATACCTGCTCTTCGTAAGTATATTCATGAGTACCAACTTCTCTTGTTGCATCAGGAACTTTAGAATCATTAGAATCTTCATAAACACCTGTTGTCTTATCAGTCTTACTATCTGCTGTGAGACCACTAACATAAATAGTAATAGTGTAAGAATATTCATTTGTTGTTGTAGCGTCCTCATCACTTAAATCTGCTGTATCTAAATCCGAGTCAGATGAAGATGTTGAGTCTGTTGTTGTGCTAATAATCTCTTCATCAGAATATTTAATCTTAATTACTGCATTATCTGATTTAATTTCTTCATAATATGTTGAAAGAACTAAGTCAGAAATTTCTGCACCAGATTTTGCATCATAATATGTTGGTTCATCTAACTCAAAAGCTTCATCTGCTGTAATTTCGCTAAGAGTCTTTTCGCTAGTAATATACTTATCTGTAATTCTTTCTGTAGACTTAAAAGTACCTGTTATAACTTCTTTAATGTCAAGAACATCATCACAGTCATAGTTAGTTCCAGTTACGAGTTCTGCATCTGTAAACACATACGCCTCAAAACCATCTTCTGAACCTTTTCCTTTTTCTAAAGGATAAACTGTCTGAAGTTCCATAGCACCTTTTAAAATAGAAGATATAGTAATGGTTCTCTGAGATTCATATGTTTCTTCTTTCTTCTCTATACGATAAAAAGTAACGTCAGCGACTTCCTTAATACCATATTTATCAAAAAGGTTCTGTGTTGCCATATTTTAACTAACCTCCTTATTCTTTATCAAGGCTTTCGCCCCAGTATTTAGTTTTTATTTTCTTCGCATCTGCACCAGCACAAATCATAGATAAATCTTGCTCCCATTTTTCTTTGAGCTAATGTCTACGAATCAAACCGTAAAATGAGTACAAAGTACAGTTGGCACTATCAATACCAAAAACATCTGCTATTTCAAGTAAATCTGATAAATTTTGAGTTTCGCCATTCTTTTCAGCCTATTTTTTCTTGACGGCGGCAACCTTTTCTCTGAGTAATCTCATTTTTCGTTGCGTTGGCGTTTCATCTGCTGGCGGAGCTTCTACTACTTCTCTTCTATTCTGAATACGAAGAATGTCCTAAAGGTCGCCAAAATTTTCAGATGTTATTAATCTTTTTTTCTTGAAGTCTCCAACTACTATTGCATTCATTTTTGGAAGTATTAGTACTTCCTCTTTTAAAAAAGTAGAAAATACTTTTTTTAGCTCCAACAAAAAATTATCATCCATTGCCGCACTTTGAATTAAATATTCTAATGGATAGATATTTTCAATTGAAACTTCTTCACCTATTTTCTCTTTAATAATTTTCTATATATCAACTTCTGTTAGAAGTAATAAACCTAAATATCCTTGGTAGACGGATGTCCCCATTGAAATTATTTCTTTTAATTTTAATGGGTATACTTTACAAATATTGCTAAATGAGCTTGGCACTCCCATATAAGCCTATTGTTTTATTTCTTCAACTTGATTAGCTGAAAGCATTGATTGTAAACTCCATTGAATAACAACCTAACTCTTCTGTTAAAGTTGAAACACTAAAACCTAAATATTTTATTTCTCCCAAGCCATTTATTCTTTTATCTTGTAAAGATTTTCTAATTTCAGACATTATTGCAAATGGTCTTAAATTATTTCCTGTAATCTACCATTCTTTAAAAGGACAATATACATTTATCATTAAAGACATATTTTCATTATCCATATTACTACTGTTTATAGAGCCGTTAGTATAAAGTAAAACTATTTTTGATGTAATATTTTCTTCATCTGCGGTAATTAATGGAATAACACGAATGTTCTTTCCTAATAATGACAAACCGTCTACTACGTCTGGATGTTTTTCTTTATTTAAAGGGTCTAAATCTGTATTTATTAATAATTTCAAAAGATTTTGATTATCAATTAGTTTATGAGCAATTTTAATGAGATTCGGTCCATGCTCTTGACCATAGCGTACCTTAGATTCCATAATATCACCTACCGTTTAAAAAGAAATTAGTATCGCGGCCAACCAATATGTCCTCTGAACTTTTTAGTTCTGGCGGCACAAGCAACTTTTCACTAATAAAAGTATAACTAACATTAGGAATACTAATGGTATCTTTTCCCATAATTTCCCATCCTCTTTCTTGATATTCTAAATATCTTCCTTTTTGCAAAGCATCAAAATCAGCAGTAATAAAAGACCTATTAGCATTAGGCTCTCTATAACCCAAATTGCTCTAAGATATTGAAAATTGGTCTGTAATAAAGCTACTGGTTGCACTAACAAATTTAACTGGAATTACAATATCTGTATCTCCATATTCATTAGTTAAATTAATCTCACTATCTAAGCAAATTATCTTAAAAAGTTGATAGCCTTTAGTAAGATTATCTTCAACGAAAAATACAAGCCAAATTTTATCTTGTTCTTTATCCTTAATTCGTTGTTTTATCTATAAAATATCTCCTGTCTTTAGAGGTGCGGCTTTAGTTGACATTAAGAGATTACTTACTAACTTTGATTCATTCCAACTGTTGGGTTGAAGAGAACAAATATCGTTTCTATCCTCCCCATTAACAGAGCAAAGATGACATTGATATTCTGTTTTCTTTAAAAAAAGTCTATCGAATTCTTTTTCCTTTCTTGTTTTAACTCTATCTTGCTGAGTATGCCCGTCTATATTCATTCTTTTTAAATATACATCTTCAAAATAACCCATTAGCAATCAACTCTTATATAATCAAAAAGATTCATGCATTCAAAAATCGTTTTTCGATAGTATTTAAAAGATAAATATCTACAAGCGGCCAGCTTATGATAAAGAGTATAATATTCAATAGTCTTATTATTCTCAGAATAACCACCTAACTCAATTAAAATTGTATCTAAATATTTCTCCCATTCTCCATCTTTTTCTCTTTCTCTCAAAAGTCCATAGAGCTTTTTTTTCATCTTATCTCGATAAGCTTCTTGATATATTTCAGAACTGTTTACCATAGCCTTTCCTCTTGCCGCCAGCCAATCTGCCATAATGAAATGGCTTTTTATTAACTGAACGATAATATTTTCTTTCCATATTTTCAGCTTCTTCAATTACTTGGTCTTTGAGAGAAATAAAAGTTTTAAGCAAATTCGCCTGAGAAAAATCTTTTTCATCATATTGAGTTTTTATATTTTCCCAAGAGTCAATAGTTCTTTTAAGCCATTCCTATTTCATAAAAACGGCAAGAACCTGAACTTCTTCAGAATCCATATTTTCATCAGTAAAAGTTTGAGTTGTTTCGTCTATCTCCAGACTACAACGAGGAAATTTAAAGTATGGCAACGCAGAATCTAAGAATGCTCGCCAATCTTTAATAAACCATTCTAAGTCCTCTTTTGAATAGCAGTGAGACCAATCATCCTCATTAACTTTACTAAGAAAAGCTTCATACACTGTCATTAAAGATACCATTTATATCACCTTTTATCTGCGGCCCTCTACAGGAGCGGAGCGTTGTGCTTTTTCTGCTCTTTCAAGTGCTTCCATATCTTCTTTTCTTGATATTGCAAGAAGTATATCTCTTTTAGTTATCTGTTTAAGTAAACTACACTTATCAGTATCAACAATTTTCTTCTCAATCGCATAGTCAATAAGATTATCAATCTGAGTGTCTTTTAACTGTGAGATTTCTTTTTTAAATACTGTAAGCGGAGTATTTTTAAGTAAATTCTCCATCTGTAATTCTGTAAGAGCAATAATATTAGTTGGTTCGGTTGCATCTTCTGGTTCAAGCCCTAAATCTTTCTTAGTCTGTAAATCATCTATGTAAAGAATTCCATTATCAATCATATTTCTAAAGCCTGTTGTCCAGAGCAACTGTTCAACAACATCATAAGGAATAGCCTGTGTCTGTCCACGCTTTTCCCATCTTCTATTAACGCCATATTCTGATTTTCTTACACTTACAGTAGCATTAACCATACTCTTAATCAATACCATTCTTGTTTCTGCCATATTAATTTCCTCCTTTTAACTCAAAAAATGGTGGGTGAGATAGCCTCACTCACCAAATTTCATTTATATAAAATTTTATTTAATTGTTTATCTATTAGCCATTGAGTTCAAGGGCATATTTTGTATTTGTGTCATAATCAAGTTCTGTATTAACATAGAGACACCAGTTGTAAGTTGTGAGAATAGCTACGCCAACTTTACCATAAACTTCGATTTCAAAGCTTCTATCTCTGTGCTGCCAATCGTCAAGTCTCATATCTCCTTCAAAAACAATCTTAACTGGCTTAGCCTGACCGTTAGGGAAAATATAAGCTACTGCTGGGTTCATTACAGTTGTTTCATTTGTTTCATCTGTAAATGACTGTGGAATCTGAACAATTGGATTACCACGGAATGTCTTGATATAACCTGTATTAGCAATATCTTCAATATCTCTTGGTGAATATACTGGAGTAGCATAGCCATAGCCCTTACCAGCAGTTGTTGCTGATGGAGCATAAATTGGAAGACCAATTGCATCTGGGCCCATTGCTGCAACGAATTCTGGTGTAGCGAAGATTGTCACGCCGCCATTTCCATAAGAACCTGCTACTGCACAAAGCTGTGCCATAGCATCAGCATCAAAGCCTGCACCAATGTGCTTATTCTTTGTTGGTCTTTCAGCATCATTTACAGAAGCGAGAAGTGCTTTCTGAACTTCACCAAAAATAGCTTCCTGATAACCTTCAATAAGAATATCAGTTGATTCTGTGATATCTTCATCTCCTGAAATATATCTTTCAAAATCAATATATGCTGTACCGCCAATTGCCTTAGCACCAACTTCAAAAGTTCTCTTATCGAGACGGAAGCTCTCATAAACGCCTGAGAGTCCTACTTCTGTAATAAACTGCTTTGCACGTCTGCGGCCAGTGTTTACAACGAACTGAGCTTTCTGTCCGTTTGGAACTGTTTTAATTTCAGCAAAACTACCCATAAAGTCTTCAATCTGACGTGGAACGATTTCTGTATAAGCTTCCTGCATGATTTCAAAAAGGTCATACTTATTTCTACGATATGAATCGTAATCGTGGGCAATCTTATGAATCTCTTCTCTAAGAGTATTTTTTATATCTGCATTTGAGAATTTAGAAGGATCAGGGTTTGTGCCATAGAAAGAGCAAACAACTAAATCCTTTATTGCTTTCTTATCTGTCATTATTTTTCAACCTCCCTTAATCCTTATTCTGGTTTATTTACAAACATAATCTTAAATGATTTTGTATTGTCTGCATTGAAATAAGCTTCTGTTACGATAGCATATACATTACCAAGAGCATCTGCTGGCTTGCCGCCGATAACGAGTTTACCCTTAGAATCTTTAGTCACTACAGCATAGATTGGTGTATCTGTCTTTGTAGCAAGTGCTGTCTTAACATCGTTATACATAATATCAGAATCATCTGTAGGATTAGCAGTTGTGAAAATATCTGCTTCTGAATCCCAAGCTACTGCATTTGTGCAAATTCTCATGCCTGGTTCAACAAAACCAATTCTTGGAAGGAATTCACCGGCAATCATGCAGAAATTTCTGCGGCCAGGTGTAAACTGGTTGTAAATTTTTTCTGTTGAGTAATTAATACCCATCTTATAACCAAGTTTGCTCATGTCTTCATTAGGGATTGTAGCAATCTTATTCTGCTTATCAATCATTAAAAATGCACCATTTTCAGCATAGATTTTTTCATCTGTTGATTCTGTTGCTGTCATTGGAAAATGAGCGGCAAACTTATCTGGGTCAAGTGCACACTGTGATTCAGACATACCAGCACGAGTAAACCATACCTGACTTGGTTCAATCTGACCATAGCCTTTACAATCAAAAAATTTTATTGCCATTACTTATTACCTCCATTTTTATAACTATTTAATAATCTAATAAGGCTGTTTTCTCCTTTATTAGCTTCAATGTTTCCGCCTTTATAGAAAACCTGCGGCTCTTCCTTACTGAAAATAGATGGGTCAGATTCTACAGCAGCTGTGCAAACTTCTTTTTTGAAGTCTTCAACAGTGAATTTGTCCATATTGTCAGTAAAATTAGAAATAGCAGATTCTGTTAAATGAGATTCATACTTTGAAAGAATTTCTTTCTTCTGCTCTGTTTCAACATCCTTTTTAAAGGCTGATAACTTTTCTACCTCATTTGTTAAGTCATTTACTTCAGATTCAAGTCTAACTTTTTCAGATTCAAAATCAGAAACTTTTTCCTCAAGTTCAGAAATTATAGTATCCTTTTCAGAAACCAGAGCTTCATAGTCTACTGTAGATTCTACAGTTAATAAAATTCCTGCTATCTCTGCTGATTCTCCTGTTTCTGCTGATTCTCCTGATTCTGTAAGTGAAGCTTCAACCACTGGCTCAACATTTTCAACAGTTTCCGAAACCTCTACAGTCTCAACTGCCTCTTCTGTTTTTGCTGCGGCCGCAGAAACTTTAGCTTTAAGTTCATCAATCTTAGTACTAAAAGCTTCTTTTTCTACTTTAAGTTCCTCATAAGCGGACTGTGTTGCTTCAAAAGAACCGCCAACAGCTTTCATTGCTTCAAGAGCATTATATTCTGTTTCACTAACATCAACAATCTTAACATCAACGATATCTCCGATTACTACTGAATCTGTAGCATCGTCTTTTGTGTAATATACTCTTACATACTTGCGTGCCGCAACGTCAAAGCAAACACAATACTCATCATAAACGTCAAGAATTTCAAGAGAACATTCCCAATTTCCTTCTGCAGTAAAATTAGGATTAAGTAAGTCAAACAGAATATTTGCCTTCTCATGGTCTGAAAGTCTAAATAAACTCTTATCCATTATTACCTTCTCCTCCTTTTTTATACTAAAATTTTTTATATAATCTACCATTTCTTTTACATCTTTATATAAACTAAAGAATGCCGAACCTTCAAAACAAGGTTCAGTATCATCTCCCAAAGCTTGTAAACCAACTAAGCTTCCACTTATAAAATGATAGTATGGTTGATTATCAGTTTCGCAAATCCTCCACTCACCAACAAGCGTCTTTCTAAAGATTTCCATAGACTGGGATTTTCCTTTAATGAGTTGTGCTTCAGGATAAAGACCAGTAAACAATAGTACATCAGCACAAGCGTAGCTTCTTGTAATACCATCTATATCTTCATAATCTTCCCAAGCAAAGTTTGGGTCTGCCATAACAACTCCATAAATTCTTCCGTCCGTGTTGTCTTCCCCATGTCCTTCATAGTCAAGGGTATCTTTATCAAAAATACCCTTGATTGGAGTATAAGGTAATGAGGCAATAAGCTGATTTGCAAAGTCCTCTGATATATAGGTACGATTTCTATTCATTCCCTTATAAAAAATTCGTACCCTACATTTAGACAAAGTATCAGTTATTTTTTCTGTTTCTCCAAATAAAGACACATCAAGAGTGGTAGGAATCTTGGAAAAATCAACTTTGTCCATCTTCCTTCACCTCATCATTATTTTTATCTTTATCCTCTTTTTCAGAAGTAGAATCTGAATTATCTTCTTCAACAGTTTCATCACTGGAATTAGAATCTGGGGATTCTGCGGCCTTAGTGTCTGAATCACTAATTGGCTGTCCCTGAGATTTTCCAGACTGCGTGTAAGAAGATTGAAGAGGTTTAAGAATTTCGTCAAGATTAAGTAAGTCATTTTCAAGAGTTTTGAGTGCGGCCAAGTTAGTCTGGTCAATACCAGTTGATAAGACTGGAGTTAAGAAGCAATAGCCAAATGATGCAAGCTCTCTTGCTCTTGAAGTATAATCAGCACTATTATAATAACTAATAGGCAAAATTAACAATTTAAACTTAACCTTTTTATTTTCAAATTTATAATTTAGAAGTGCAGTAAAAAAATGAGCAAAACGTTGTCCTAATATCATCATCATTGCTAAGTCATTATTAAGAGAATACTGAATACCAGCATCTGTTGTTGCAGAGAATAATTCCTTAGAAACACCAGCAGATTGGTAAATTAAATCTTGTACATCTTCAACTTCTGTCTTTTCATCGTCATCACTGCTCATATCAAGTAAACTAACGTTTGTATAAGTAGTAAGTACATCAATATCAGAATTTCCAGCCATCATGTTAAGTGCACCTTCGTGCATTTCTTCTGCTTCGTCAGGCTCAAATACAAGTTTCATGCCATCATGCGGCACTTGTTGAACTAAGATTCTTTTTAAAGCTTGGAGATTTCTTTCCTTATCAATTTCTTTGTAATCATCAAGGTCATCAAGTAGCGGCAGTAAATCTAAGAAAAATGGTCTCTCATCAAAATAGCAGAAATAAATTCCCATTTCAGCAGGGAGAAATAACCATTTTGGGCCGTCATGATATTTAAATTTATAATAGCCTTTTTGTACAACTTTTGGATAAGTAGCAAGAATTTCTTTTCTTAATTGCTCATCTCTAATTGTATCAAAGAAAGCCATATTAAATTCAACAATATCAATATCTTGCTCGTTCTTAAAGCGACTGCGGCAATAGTCAAAAGGTAAATCTTGAATTACAATATTGTTGCCATTATCATGAAGTAATCCATAATAAGCTCCTTTAACAAGAATGTCTCTTGCAAATAACGCACATTTTCTATCAATTTGAAAATTAGTACAAAATTCCGAAGCGTCATAATAAGCGTCAGCAATTTTCTTTTCAGTAATCTTATATCGTCTATTTTTAACATATGGAACTAAAATCCAAGAATAAGTTAAGAAAGTAGCATAATGTAAAATGATACGTTTATAGAGTCCATTAGTAGCAAAGAAAAATTCTGATAAGGCCGCCCTGCTAATTGGGTCGCCATTTTGAACAATTCTATTAATTTCTTCCTTAGAATAATTTAAATGTCTTTCTCTAATGAATTTTGCATCTGTTTTTTGATAGGCCGCCTGTGAGGTTGCTATCATATCTTTAAAAGCTTTTTTAAATTCTGTAATTCGTTCCTCTTTTAATTCTTTTAATTTCTTTTGCTCTGAATCCGATAAGTTAATTTGCTCTATCATTTATGAACTTCACCTCCCTTTTCTATAGAAAGTTAATTTACGACCTAAACCTCGATTGCGGCGACTGGCCATGTGTTCATTTTCTAACTGAACCATTCTCCAAACGCCATATTCTAAAGCAGAAAATTTATCTTTTTGAATACGAGAATTAATTCTCTCTACTTTAATGGCATTATTTTCGCCTGCGGGCTTAACTCTTAAATTCATAATTTCATTAATAAGCATGGATGTCATCTCATGCGGCATTAATCTGGCGATTTTCTTTTCTGGACTCATTCTTTGTCCGACCTTAGTGCTCATTAATTTATTACTTGCATCAGATTCAGAAATAAGGAATCTAACGCAACCTGAATAAATTTTAGAATATAAAGCAGAATGGATTTCACTGTTTAAATTACCAGAGGCTTTCATTCCAAAAAGAATTTTTTGACAACCTTTCGGCTGTCTTTCTTCATATTCATCACGATTAAAGAAGCCATATGCAGGCAACATTATATTGTTTTCTGCATCCCATGTTTCTTTTATCATGTCGTCTGCTAATCCGATACCTAATCCATTGATATCTATCACGGCTTCTTTTGGATTAAAAGCTTGAATTAATCTCTTTAATTCTTTTGCTTGATTTGTAAAAACTTTTTCAGCACTTGTTTTTCCCAAACTATAAAGATTAACTAAATTGCAATAGTATTTGTCATTATTAGGAAAAACCTTCAAAACAGCTGCTATACTTTGACAATTTTCATGTCCAACATCCACTGAAATAATGTAATAAGACTCTATTCCTTCTCTAATAGTTTCCTTCATTTCTGGATTTACAATTTTTCTACAACTTAAAAATTTTTCATAATCAAACCAAGATTCATCAGAACTTCCAACAAAACGGCTCATATATTCTTTTGCAAAGCCTGCTTCTGAAAAAGTTGAAGACATTTTCATTTCATTTAAAAAGTCCTTAGATAACAATCCTGTTTTTACTGGAATTTTATAATCAAAGCCCCAAATAAAACAATTAGAAGGATTAATAATTGATAATTCTAACATTTCAATTGTTTTATCATAAGCAAAAGTATTTTTTTCTGAAGCAGATGAAATCCACATTTGAACTTGTTGAGGTTCATATGGATTCTTGTCTTGATTTACCATCGGTCTATCTACATTTAATAATGGCAATATAATTTCACTAATATCACTTGCATTATGATCTCTAAACTCGTCTATAATTCCTGCTGTAGCTCTATTACCACGAGTAGAATTTAAAGGTGTCATTACATCTAATAACGACTTATTTCTAAAAGTTAATTTAATATAATCACTACCCCAATTGCCTTCTCCCACCAGCTCTGCTTTTAATAAAGGTAGTAATTCAAATAGCTATTTAAATTTCTGCTAAGCAATTTTTGCTGATTGCTGTTTACCAGGCGAACAAATAAAGACATGGCTACCAGGTCTAAAAATACAAATTAAATATAAGGCCAATATACAAATAAAGCTCTTGCCCGACGCACGTGGGGCGATTGTCAAAATTCGTCCATGCCTCATACAAACTCTTAAAAATATGACCTAGAAAAAATTTAATTTAAATTTTGAGTCTATAGGAGTAATTATTTTTATATAGAGATCTGGATAAATACTCCACATATGACAAATTTTCTCATATAAACTTCTATTCTTGTTAATTCTTTTTGTTGAAATAATTGCATTTTTTTCAAGTTGAATTCCATCTCGATAAAATTCTGCAGATGTTTTCTGAACAACAAAATGAATGGTATTAAGTATTGTTTCTGGCATTATAATACTCATATTATTACAACTCCGCTTTAAATTCTTCCGCTTCAAGAGCGTGGTTTACTGACTCTTGCTGTTTCATGTAGTCTCTAAAATCGGTCTCATCGAATTTTTCTCCAGAAAGTTCAGCACTTAATTTCAGATTTTTAATTCTCTCTTCAATCTCTTCAGCAATACCTGTTTCATTAACATAAAGATATTGAAGCCAATACTTAATATCTTTTAGTGTTAAATCCACTTCATCTCTAATAACATCATCATAGTATTCATTAACCCAGCCTTTCTTTTCTAAATAAGCAAATATTTCTCCAACAGAATTAAAGTCATTAGCTTCTTTAACCACCTTTGGAGTCAAATTGGCAAGCTTAGAAAGATCATCATAAGCCTTTAAATCCTTAGAAAAATCAAGGCCGCTGCGTATTTTTTCTTCAATAATTAAAGAAATTTTACATAGCTTTAAAGCTTGGTCTTCATTTAAAGCACCAACAATATTTTGAGAACTAATCAATCCTTGGTGCAAATTTTCTAAGTACTCTAAATCCTGATCGTCATAATTCATTCCCCACTTTTGTCGTAGCTACTTTTTCCTATGTTCTGTTATAGTAGGTAAAGCATCTTCAACCCTTTCTTCATCTCTTATTTGTAAGTAAACTTCATTATACATTCCCCAATCTAACGTATTATAAGGTCGTTCTCTAAATATGGCCGCATACATTCCAAAAGCATCTTTTCCGTGAGCATCATACATTTTCTGCCATTCTTCTGGAACAAAAGGAATATCAGCCCATTGACAAATCTTGTCAACAATATTCCAATTTTTTTCTTCCGCCGCCTTCCCAATTTGCTCAGCTAAACACTGGCGGCAAATTGGTAATGAACCACCGTGAATAATTGAATTACTTGCTATATAATTAGCTAAAGTTTTTTCCTGTCCACAACGCTAACAAATTTTCTTTGCCATTTTATATCACCTCTTTTTCACTCGGCCGCAAGTCGAAAAATAAGTTAAAAAATAGAGTACCTTAAGGCTACCATTATTTTTTGGTAGCCCCCTCCTCCTTGGCCAATCCTTTTAAAATATCTTTGTTGGCGGCCGCCACATCTTTTGCAGTTTTAAGAAAAGCTCTACGTTTTAATTTGTCTTCTTTCTGAAACGCATCAAGAATTTCAGTAATATAATCCTCAAACTTTTCTTGTTCTTCAACTCCAAGGATATTTCCAAAAGCGAGAATATCAACTAAATTAAATTCTTTAAAATATTTCAAAAGTTTATTAATCTATCTATCCATTATCTCAACTCCTATTTCTACTTTTTTTCTCACAGCACTTACAAATATTAGAAAGTCCATCAGAAGCTTTTGATTTTCTAATGAAGTTTCGTTCATCTCTTAAAAATTCCTTGCCGCATCTAATACAATTTTTCCAAGCTTTATCATAATCCTTACTCAAAAATTCATCATAATTCAATTCTGCGGCGGCCGCTATCAACTTTAAGCTCTTATTCCAAATAGTACTCACATAGTTTTCCTGATGGTAAATTCCAAGTTCATCCATCAAATGTTTTGCAATATCCTTATTAGGAATTCTTAACTTCTTATCTCTAATAATAAGTAATTGTTGTTTACTTAAGTTAGCCTTTTCAATATAAAAATCCAATGTCTCCAAGATACCCCATAATGGAGAATCAGGTATTTCTCTAACACTTTCAGCAATATCCCAGTAATTCTGAATCAAATGATATAAATGATTCTTATTTCTAAAGTCAAGGTAAGGCTTTTTTTCTTTAATAATTACCTCTAAGTCTTCGTCCGAAATGAGGGCGGCCGCTGGTAAGGTTGATTTTCTCGGTTCTTTAAATTCAATATCGTTGCTTCCGTTCATATAACCTCTTGGCAGTACTAAATAATTAGTCTAACTTTCAATTGAGTCTCTAAAGAAACTTCCTTGGTTCTTTTTTGTAAATAGCGTCTAACTAACACTATCTGCTAAATAGTATTGCTGTGTCTTTAATTGAATTAGCTGATGTTTCAATTGATATAATTGTCGTTGACTTAATTTTTTTGTCCCTTCTTTAAAAGGCTTCTTCCCTAAATTCTGGTCAAGTAAATCCTAAAATTGCTCAATTGATTTCCACAGCTCCTTCATTCCAGGAATATCCTTAACTTTTTCCTTATCAATAGTAGGTTTAACTTTTTTATAAATATTTCTTTCTTTCTTAAAAATCGACTCATCAAAGGTTGGCGATTCCATTAATTCATCTAAACTAATAACTCTTTCTTTATTATAAGACGAATACTTTGTCTTAATCTAAACTTCACCCCTATCAACAACAGAAGTCCCATTACTATCCTTCCCATAAAGAATATAATTAGAAACTGTCTCCAACTCAGACTTATTTAAATCCTTAAGGGGAATATCTTGAATTGCGGCGAGGCGGCCTTCTGAACTATAGATATCATAGTCTAACTAAAATTTTTGCAAGATTTAATTCAGCTCCTTTTTAATTTATTTTTTTTATTACCCAATTTTAAAGTAAAATAGTTTTAATTATTTTTTTTAGATTACTAAAAAATTTTTAATCTAATTTAAATTCTTTTTTTTAAATTTTAAATTCTTTTTTTTTAAATTTTAAATTTTAAATTCCCAATCGAAAAACCAAAACCTAAAAACTTAATTTCTTCCGCTTTTCTTCGCTCTGCCTTGTGGGCGGCCGCTCGAAAAACAGAACGAAAAAAAAGTCAAGTGCTGAACTCAACGAATCGTGAAAAAGTGTGAAGTTGAGGAGGGAAGTTAATAGCTTAACAAGTTAAGCTATTAACTTCCTTCATTTTTAGGTTTTAGATTTAGTTTTTAGTTATTATTTTATTATATTAAGATTACTATAAGTAATATTATTTACTATAAGTAATATTGTCCTATTAATTATAGTAGAATTATAATTAATATTGTCCTATTAATTATAATTAAAATGATAGTACTAAAATAATAATAAAATATTATTATAATAATATTGTTATAATAATAATATTAAAAATAATAATATTATAATAATATTAAAATAATATTAATGTTCTTCCCGAACACTATAATAATTATACCATGAATTACAGAGAAAGTAAAGGAGTTTACTTTTAAAAAGTCTTCTTAAAATTTTTGTATCAAACACAATTAATTTTTCGTCCTTTTATTTTTTTTCTTTTGAAAATTTTGTACCAGGCGCCATATGTTAACATTCTGTGAACTTTTTTAATAAATTATTAACCCCCCACTAAGGCACACAATTTAAATATTAATAACCTGTGTCCTGCAAGTAAAATGAAGGGGTGGGTGGTGTCAAATTTTTGTAAAAGCGAGGCGGTGTGAGCATAAAATTTTTCAGTAGGTAGGGTAAAAGGTTAATGAATAAAATATTAACGGCAAGAAAAAAAATTAATAAAATCGCTGAAAAAATTCTGTAATTAAAAATTTTGGTGTTGTGCGATAAGCAGTATAATTTTTGGATTTGCAAATACTAAAAATTTTGGTGTTGTGCGATAAGCAGTATAATTTTTGGATTTGCAAATACTAAAAATTTTGGTGTTGTGCG